GATAGTGCAAGACCTAAGACTAATCCTAATTGGAAGAGTCAAGGGCAGTTGTCGTTGAACTGAGAATCCCCCACCCTTGTGGTGGGGGTACTTCAAATCGCACGCCCCATTCGGCTGTTCGAATGAAAGTGATTGATTTTATCGAGGAGTATTTTAACTCCGGAGAATCTTTGACTTTTGTCACTGGTAATAGCGAGCGTATGCAGCGCATCATCATCGCGGTAATTGATGAATATCGACTAGAGCATACGGTGGGCGATCCTTTTGATAGCAGCAACAAGGGATATATCAAGGTGCAAACATCGACTGCCTGAGTATCCCTGGCAAGGGCTATGAAACTAGAGTTTTGTCCATTTTGCGGGATCGACACGCAGTGTACGGAGCGACCAGAGAATCGATCCTATACGGTGCGAGGTAAACGCATTGAGCTGCGCGCCGTTCCCTTTTTGAAATGCTCGAAGTGCCAGGAGTCGTTCATTGACGACAGGTTCGGCGACCCGATTGAGAAGGCGCATGCCATAGCGACGAATTTGCGCGGCTCTTGACGAGACGACAACATCATATGGAGATCGATCAGATTGGGCGTGTAGAGCAATGTCTTCGAAACCGGCGATAATTATCACCAGAAATATCTTGAGGCTGTTGGCTTTTCTCCGGCGAATTTTCGACATAGGATATATTCCCTATGCTATCAGAGCGTGTAAAACAACTGTTTCGAGGAGCCTCCATACAGGCTCGCCTACACAGCGATCCTGGCGGATTCAATCTGGGGCCGGACGAGAAAAATATGGGAGATGTTTTGCGGCAGGCGAACGAGCAGGCAGAAGGCGCGATCCCCAATGGGACTCGTGTGGAGAAGATTAATTCAAATTCATCTGATGCTCATGTAGATGGCTCAGAAGGAATAATTGTGGCCTCGGTCGGGCCTATAGTGCATTTGGGAAGAATGACGATATCATACTTTGTATGCTGGGACGATGCCCCAGACTTCCCCGTTGGCATACTTGATAGTCGAGTCCGTCCATTAAACAAGTAACAGGAGCGTAGCCATGTCAGTATTCGTATCTTCTTGTTCTGGTCTAGGTAGGCAACTAACTGCCAGACTTTGGTCTAACACGCACATGTGTAAGTCCAAGAACAACAAGGAGCCATTATGCGACCTGACATGGATAAGCAAATCTGCGAGTGCTATCGCTCGGGCGCGATCCCCTATCGCGTCCATCGGGCCCGGTTGAAGTATAAACTTCGCTCAGCCGTCCTGCTTGACGACTTCGACGGACTGGTTCCTCGCGAATCAATTCGGAGTTGGGCTAATCTTAACTGGTCGAGAAAGGAATTTGGCGAGAACCTTAGTCCTCTTCGCCGCTTCATCCTTAGCTCCATTGGACGCCCCTGGAATGATATCCATTCCGAGATGTCCCGGCATATTCGCTTGGATTCAACAGTTCAGCGACATATCTGGGAGCATGTCCAATGGTATATCGAAGAGCATACGCTGCTCGATGAAAATGGCGAGGTTCGCTATTATCCGAATCGAGGATGGGATGATCTCGGTCCACCGCCGAAGATTGAAGAGTCGTTCGCTCTCGTTTACGTTTGTCCCGAAACCGGAGTTTTGAAGAAGGTACCGCGTGCCAGATATCGCTATCGCAGTAGCTTCGTTCCCTATAAAAAGGTCCGTGTTGAAATCGATAAGTGGACTCAGGCTCATAATCTCAAGGGGAATTGGTACCTATTGTACCTGGATCCAATTCCCAAGGCGTATTGGAAACCCTGGACTGATCGCGAAAAGAAGAGATGCGAAAGGAAAATCAACGAATATGTTGCCCTTGGAGAATCCGGTAGATTGGGGGATTCTGCCAGCCAGTATTGTCGAAACGCAGAAGGGCGATGGGTGATCCCTAAATATCGTGACTGCGCCATCGACGACATTATTGATGAATGGGATCGGTTCTTGCACACTGGAGGATATGATCCCGATCTGAATGAGCAGGTGTATGGGCGAATCGGGGTTTATGCGATACGTCGTAAGCAGATGAACAAACGAGAAATCCGTCGTTACAAGGTTCGAGAACATATGGCGATTCGTTAGCCGGATGGTCGAAATACCTTCAAGACGACTGCATGAGAGGTCATGGGCGTAGACCCAGAAGAGTCCTTCATCGCGACAGCCGTCCTTGATAGAATGCCCCATTCGCTTCGCAATGTGGACCAGGCGATGTCAAAAACTTTATCCAGGAAGAAATCCTCGCGATTATGGCGTAACATTATGGATTATTGCACCAAAGGCACGCCTATGATTAAGGGGAAGGATGCGTGGGTGCTGATCCTACTGTTGAAGAAGACGTTATCGGTTCCTGGCGATGTAGTTGAGATCGGATGTCATAAGGGCAGGACCACAGTTGCTTTTCAGTCGTTGTTGAACTATTTTGGAGTTTCTAAGCAGATATATGCCTATGATTCGTTTCAAGGATTGCCCCCAGAACGCCCGGATGAATCGTATGATCTTTCGTATTATGAAAAAACGGTAACGGACAAGAGTTGGACGAAAGGCTCTACGCAGGGATTGTGTCATGCGACCATAGGCGACTTTGAAAAGAATATGCTTCGAGCGGGTGTTGAAATGCCCATCGTTCGAGAGGGGTGGTTGGAGGATACGCTCGATAGTAGCATGCCGGATAGGATTAGCTTTGCTTTTTTCGATGTTGATATGTACTCGTCCACCAAGACAGCTCTGAATCGGCTGGTTCCCAGGATGAGCATAGGGGCGATAGGGTGCATACATGATTACTCATGGCATCCTTGGCGAGAAGGGGTTCGGAGGGCGTGCCAGGAGGAGTTAAGATATTTAGTTAGACCTATTGGAGCATATGGTGTGTTCCAAATAACGCAAGGAGCCAATCATGGCTAAGAAACGAAAACGAGATCGCAAGATTCATCACTTGGATAGGCGTCCCGTCGAGGGTAAAGCGCAGGAGTGTCTTTGACCCATCCATATCTCATGAACTGATTCTAGAGATTCAGTTCGGTACTGGTGGCGAAGACAGCAAGCTCTTTGTCGAAGACTTGGCCGCCGCCTACCTAAAATATGCCAATCGTTTAGGGTTGTCCGCTGAGCTGCTCGACAGCTTCGACGGTCATATTGCGCTCAAGATGAGCGGGAGAGGCGTCTGGAGGGCTTTCTGCCACGAGTCAGGCAAGCATGTCGTCCAGCGTGTGCCGCCCACAGAACGCAGCGGAAGGCGGCAAACGTCTGTTGTGGCGGTATCCATTTTGCCGATCTTTGAACAGAAGGCATCCCCTTTGCCTGATGCAGATATAGAGATTATGCCGTTTAGCAGCGGCGGGCCGGGCGGACAGCATCGCAACCGCAAGAAGAAAGCGATACGGATGCGGCATAAGCCTACGGGCATTCAGTCCATTGTAGCAACCAAGGATCGTCAATACAATCTTAAAGAGGCGCGCAAGATTCTGACTGCACGGGTGAATATGAGAAAGTTAGAATCTCATCGTAAGGATTACGATGAGTCCCGTAAGCAGCAATGGGGAGGCGGGGGACGAACAGGCAAGATCAGGACGTATAACTTTATCGAGTCGAGAGTTACTGATCACCGCACAGGGCGAAAAACCAGGGCCATTGATTTGGTCATGAGAGGACAGATTGATCTGATCCTGCCTGCCTAAAATGGTTTCACAGTCAGCATATCTGATAAAACCCATACTCGATAATTCGGGTATGGGTTTTATTGCGCCTGAGCCTATACACGAATATGACCATTGCTTCAGCCGGAAATACGCGCAGGGGCAACATCGCTACTACTTCAATGCCACAGAATTCTCCTGGCCTGGTTCGGCAAGCCTGGAATGTGACTGTTTGGATCGCTTGTCAATAGATGCGTTCTGCGCGTCAACACAGAATGGGCTAAATGCGAACCATTTGCGGGCGCTCGCCTACGGCAACGCCTTGGCTTCCTTTTGGCCAGGGGCCAACGTTTGCGGTTCGCTGGTGATGAGAGATGGAAGTGTTTCGAAAGAGATTGATCGTTTTTATAAGATGCTTGGATTTCTTGGATGCAAAATGAATGTTCATAAGGACGCAGAATTTGTTCACACTAGATTAGATGGAGAATATGCTCTCGACGGAAAAAGGCTTATAGAAAATGTGATTACCGTGGATGATCAAGGCAGACGAACCAGAGCAAGAGATATTCTGTCTTTCATGCGGCATAACCGCCCCAGTCATTACATTGTCAGCATAGATCATGCCGGAGAGTTGGCACGCGTCGGGCAGACTAATGTTCATTACTTGGCCGGCGTCGATGGGGGCGATGCAATAGGTATGTTCGATTTGCTCGATACAGTTGAAGAGTCATTTGCAGGCCGAGGCGAAGATGCCAAGAAAATTGCGTGGAATTCAATTGCATATGCTATGTTTGCCGAAAGAAGGGGAGAGGTATTGTCTTTGGATGTAAAGGATTCCCAGGGTTCGTATCTATACGACATACTAGAACGTGCTGATGGTTTATCCCGAGACATCTTAACTGGTGAAACCATAGAATTGCAGGATAAGGATGTGCAGATGTTAGGGTTTGCGGCGTACGAATACTATTACCGTTATTTGTCCGCTCAAAAGTTTGATCCGTATCCGTTGGCTAAATACGCTTTAATGTTGGCTAGGCGCTTGGATCAGTATTGCGAATCGGAAGAATATCATCGTCCAGCCTTTGAGTGGTCTATCATGGAAACAAAAATGGGGTTGATTAGTGCGATGATGTCCCTGGGACTATTCGTTCCCAAAGACACATGAATAGCGTTTTTGCTAAGGGAGAAAGAATATGCCCTATGATATTGAGTATATTCGGGAGTCTGTTGGTGAGCTAAAGCGGCAAACACAGAGTTGGATGCCCATCCTTAAGGGAACAGAGAAAATCATATGCTGCGCCGAAATGGCAGGAATTGATGTCTCAGAGATACGGGGACTCCGTCATACGGCTATTGCTGACTTGCGAATCATACTTCGTAAAATTGAATTCCTCGAAAAAGATATGCTTTTTGCAGACGAATGGGATGAGGATGATTTTCATCTCTTTGGGGAACGATTCATTGACTTCCAAGAATACGTTTGCTACGAAACGGATAGTTTCAAGAATCTTAGTGATAAAATGGATCAAATTCTCCAGCAATCGAGGGAAGAGTGATATACTCCGAGGAACAGGCTCAAATTTGGGATGAGATCATCGATGCCGACCCCAAGATTCCCAAATTCTTCAAAAACTCAGAGCATGGCAGGGAATTGTGTCGAGCCTGGATATTTATGGGACAAAACCTTATTGAACGCGCCGGATATACTAGGGCAGAGGTCGCGGCTTTCGGTCGCCGGTTCTGCATGAAACACTTGGCCAGGCGATCCCCGATAGACGAGATATGGGATGCTGCCGAATCCCATGTTGAAGAATTGTGCCAAACGCCAGACGAAGAATCGAATATAAGGGGTCAACATGAAATCTCGTAGTTGGCATTTTGTGGACAAATCCGCTTGGGGCGATGGCCCTTGGCAGGATGAGCCTGACAAGAAACAGTGGGTAGACCAAGAGACTCATCTGCCCTGTCTGATAGTGCGATCTAGGGTGACGGGATCGCTTTGCGGCTATGTGGGCGTTCCTGCTTCGCATCCGTGGTATGGCAAGTCTTATAATGACATTCACCAGGAATATGAGGTAACGGTTCATGGCGGGTTGACCTTTGCGGGGACATGCGATGGCGAGCCTCGTGGTGTCTGTCATATCGTGGAAGATGGGGAAGATGACAATGTTTGGTGGGTTGGATTTGATTGCGCTCATGCCTGGGACTTAACCCCGTCGTCTGTAGCGATCATGCGAGCGATATATGACGCCAAGGGCGAGTTCTATCATCGCCGAATAGATGACATATACCGAGACGAAACATACGTAGCTGACTGTATTCGGTTATTGGCTGCGCAAGCGAAAGGCGCAGAGAAGGAAGAGGAAGATCGAAGCGCCATGTACTAGGCATGGCGTTTAAGCATCTTATCCTTGCGCTCGGACGGTCTGGCAGTACCACGTTGATGGAAGCGGTAAACTGTCATCCGGATGCCTATCTTCTATCAGAGCCATTTAATAAACAGTGGGGCAAATTTTCGCATGTCAAATCTGTTTCAGGTATTGATGCCGCGATCCATAGTATGCAAGTATTCACTGGGTTTAAGCATACGATGGGAAATACCGCGTCATTTGATAGCGATGGCGTGATTTATCATCACATCTTGAATCATCATCCTCGCGTTATTTTACTGACGAGAGACAATATGTTGCGCCGGGCCGTATCCATGTCGATGTCTGCGCAAACTCAGGTATGGCATGTCAATCGGCAGCCCGATGCCAGAGAGAGGATATCTCAGTTTGAATTTCAACCTTTATGGGCGAATTATATCGAAAAGATTCTGCGAACGTCTGTTCTGTGGGTAGAGGCATGCGAAGCATATTTGAGGGAACATGGTATTATTTATCGCAAAATGACGTATGAAAATTTGATGGGCGAAGATGTTCTGGTGGGGTTGCGCATTAAGCGTTTTATGCGTGTTCTAAAGACCCTGGGATTGAGCAGGGATCATCCGAAATTCAATCCATCGAAGCTGGAAGTTATCTTGTCTCCAAAAAATAAGTTGAATTCCAGGGAAGTATATAGGAGAGTTCCTAATATAGACGAAATAGAAGAGGTGTTTGGTAGCCCCGAAAATGGCTACTTGTTCCGATAATTTGGAAGGACTGCCATGACTCCCGAAATGCAGCTGAATTGGGTGGGCGAGGTTTACAAGCAATACATGGCAGATGATACTGCAACTTACCACGAAATAGAAGTCAGGCTAAAGGGAGGCCAAGACGCGGATCAAGAAGAATACCACGGGCAATCGTATGAGTTATGGGAGGCTGGTCCATTCTGGTGGGCAAGAACGCCAGATGAATTCGAGGAGCTTGCCTGGACCCGAGAAGAGGCGGTCCGGCTGATTGAGAAACACATCGACCAAGCATGTCTCGTCAACTAGTCAAGATAGGAGCGGCTCGAATACCCCAGGGGCCAAGAACTGAAGAAGACGCCAAGGAAAATGTGCGCTTTGTCATAAGAACACTTTTTGCTGATCAGAAATACGAATTCCAATTATCTGATGATCCTGATTATGTCATCTATTTTGCGTCATTAGATGCCTGCCCGCCTGGGAAACATCCTTATGATCCGCAAAATGACCATATCAAAATCTTTGTCTCTTGGGAGCCTCCTACTCCAGATGATCTAAATCAATACGACTGGCTTTTTACCTGGGTGTATGACGATTTATTGGGCAACCCGCGACATTTGCGGGTTCCATATCACTATTACTTTGGATCGCAGTATAGATTGTCGCAACCCAGGGATTGGGATCGGGTTTTTTCGCAAAAGACCAAGTTCTGTAACTTCATCTATTCTCGAGATGTGGAAGTCCGCAATGAATTTATGCGGAGATTGAACCGATACAAGAGGGTTGACTCGCCTGGCAGGTGTTGCCGCAACATGGTCATGCCGCTGGCCCACGCCGGCAAATCTTACAAGCCGATAGACTTCTTGCGATCTTATAAGTTCACGATCTCATTTGAGAACTCGTCAATCGTGGGCTATACGACAGAGAAGATATGCGAATCCATGTATGCAGACTCGATACCGATTTATTGGGGGAACCCTTGGATCGGCAGGGACTTTAACGCCGACAGTTTTGTCCATGTCTACGACAAGTCTGCTTTGCAGCACCCGAGATTTGGCATGGATTATCAGGAGCCGGATTATTCGATTTCTCCGTCAGAGACTCTGTCTGAATCAATGGACGTTGTCATAGAGAGGATAATTCAACTGGATAATGACGATGCACTGTATGCGGGTATGCTGCGACAGCCCTGGCGGGCGGAATACGGCATCCCAGATATGCAAGATCGGCTATCGAAGCGATGCCGAGAGATATTTGGATAGGAGACGGTATGTGGGGACTTCAGGCGTACGATGAAGACAACGACCGATGGGTAACAATCTTTGAGAACGCGGACGATTACGTCGTTCTAGATGAATATGAGAAAATGAGAAGTTCACCAGAAGCTCGCACAGGACTTCGGGTTCTGGATAGCGGAAGTCGAACATCTCGCCTATGCCATGCATGAATGCTCAAAGGAGAATTGAGATATGGCTAAAGATATCATGGAAATGTTGGACGATCAATCATTGGATCGGCTGACAGGGGAAATCATGGATGCAATTCGAGAACAACCCGAAGGCTCTCGTTGGGATTCCGAATTCGGCATTTCCAAGGGAAAAATGCAAAGCTCAGGGACGAATACGTGGTTCATGTTTGATGTGGAAGATCAATCGTATTTGCGAGAATTCATTGCGGCCCTTTATGGACGAGAGATGGAGGAAGACGAGAATCAGAAGATCAGCGAATTTGTGAATAGACTCTCTTATAATATAATAGATGATATCGTCATGCTTCGAGAACAAATTCGCCAGTCGGTGATGCCGGATTCTGATGTCAAAATTTTCCCTCTAGACAAAATTGTCATTGATGTTATTGATATTGTTGATTTCTCATCGGTGCCAGAAGACGGCAAGTATTTGACCAGATGGCGCAAGATTCCTGGGTTCTCAGTGGACATGCCTCGGGTCATGGAATTTGTGGCAGATGTACAGGAAACCGACCACGATTTGACAGTTCAAGACATAGTGGAGAGAGAGCAGCTTAAGGGGAATCAGCTGTTTGATGGCGTGATTTCTGCGGATCGCGGAACTAAGTATCTGTATGATGTTACGCTTTCGTTCTTTGTAGACTACTCTCCGGCGTCTCCTGAGGAAATTCTGGCGGCGATAGAAGGAGAAAAGAACAAAAAGAACGAATAATGCAATGGCTTACTCCTTCTAACCAACAGGCAATCCATTGAGACTGATTAGGGTCACTGCGCATGAATATATGGCGATGGGACAGGATGGATTGCTTTGGTTTCGAATCAAGATGCCGCATTTGGACGAACAGTCTGGCAAATTGCTGGCAGGGCAAACATTCGCTAATCTTCAAGAATTATTGATGAAGGAAAAAGGTGGCATCCACGAAGAAGGAGGAAAAGGAAAAGAATGGATAGCATCAGAAGATGTAATTATTCAATAAGCAATTGCCCTTGACCCAAGGAGATAGATAATGGCAATTACAGTATCACCAGTTCAACAGCCTATCATTACTCTGAATAATGCGCCATTGGACTTGGATGTCGTGTCATCAGGATTAAGCGTGACGAAGGCAGGCGTGACTACCGCTAATGCTCCTGCGGTACTCCGTATTACGGCAGGCGCAGGCGCAACCATCCGCTATACGCTGAATGGCCGCAACCCCAACCTGGGCTCCACCGTTTACGATGGTCCCATTACGCTTCGCGAAAACACTAATGGTTTTTCGTCCTCCCGAACCATTGTCAAAGCGAAGGCATATGTTAATGGCGACTCCTCCGTAATCACTAGAGCAGAAATCAAGATTCATGCGGTGAATACCTGATCCCGACAACCCGCTATAATGGCGGGATGAACGTTTTCGAGAATTTTCGCAGCTCGATTGGCATTATCCCAGTCGGGCTGTGTCTATTTGGGGACCACTTCTAGCCAAACTCCGGCACATTTGAGGGTCTTGTTATTCATAAATGGATCGAACCTCGGTAACAACGCCGCGAGTTCATGTAGCAGGAATCGAACCCTTGTCACCTTTTTGAAAGGAATAAATCATGGGTGAAGCAGTAACGTCCTCCCTATCACAGGTGTTCAGCATTTTGCCGTTCTTCGGGCTCCTGTTCGTCGCTCTTTACCTGGGCAAGCTCGTCTACGACAAGACAACCTCATATCACTTTGATGATGAGCTGACCAACAAAGACAACCCCGCATTTGGCGCTCACTTGGCGCTCTATATGGTGGGACTGGCCATTGCCCTGACAGGCGTACTGTTCGGCGCAAGCACGGATGTCGAAAATCTTGGCAGGGAATTCGGTTCGATGGCGATCTATGCCGCGCTCGCCATCATCCTGGTGCGGCTGAGCGTTTGGGTCAATGATCGCTGCATTCTGAATAAGTTCTCGATCGAGAAAGAGATGATTCAGGATCGCAATGTTGGAACCGCGTTTGTCGTTGGCGGCAGCTGCGTGGCCACAGGTCTGATTATCAACGGCGCAATGACAGGGTTTTCCGAAGGTATCCTGCAAGGTATTCGAGATGTTGTCATTTATTTCGCCGTTGGACAAGTCATCCTGATTGCCGGTTCGCATGTCTTTCAAGCCATTACCTCATACGATGTCCATCAGGTCATCGAGCATGACAATAACGTGGCGGCAGGAATCAGCTTTGGGGGGTTTCTGGTTGCACTGGGCATCATCACGCGAGCGTCGCTAGTCGGAGCATCGAGCGATATACTGGCGGAGATTGTGACAACGCTTATTATTGCGGCTATTGGGATAGTCATTCTGGTCGCTGCTCGCGTTATTGCGGATAGAGTGATCCTGCCGAAGTCGCCGTTGTCCAAAGAGGTTGCCGTTGATAAGAATGCAGGCGCAGCAGCGGTTGCGGCAAGCGTCTTCATTTGCTTGGCGCTCGTGTTCTCTGCGGCGATCACCATCTGATCTGGTCTGTTTGAATTCCCACCACAAAAAAGGAACCAAAAGATGAAGCACAAATTCAAGACATTCCTATTCGCGATGCTCGCGATTTTATCGGTTGCATTGGTTGTCCCCGAAGATGCTCTCGCTCGTCGCTCAGGCGGCGGGTTCAGCAGCGGCGGTAGCCGAAGCAGCAGCAGCAACAGCAACAGCCGAAGCAACAGCTGGAGTTCCAAGCGGCCATCCAGCGACACTGCCCGCGCCCCTTCCTCCACCCAAAAGACTACCACGCCTACGCGCTCGGCGGCGGACCAAAAGGCTTACGCTGCGGCGAAGAAGTCTGGAACGGCATATCAGAGCAAATCGCAGGCGCAGGACGCTTTCAAGACCAAGCATGCCAGCCAATACAAGCAGACGCCTACGCCTGGTTCGTCCGAGCCTGCTAAGAGGCCAGCCCATATCCCCGGCACGACCAGCGGCGCTGATGGCGCTACATACAATGTGACTTACAACGTAGAACGAGGCGGGTATGGGTACATGTCTAGCGGGCGGTGGGTCATGTATGATGCTTTGGCGGATGCTGCGATGTTGAGCGTTCTCATGGGACAGCGGGGCTATTACTATCCCGGCGTTGCCGGTACACAGGGAACTGTGCAGACCTCAGCAGGCGCAGGAACGATTCTGTTAATCATCGGCATCGTGTTCATCGTCCTGCTGGTCATTGGCGCTGGTGTCGCGGCTGCAACGAGATAACGACCGTCGTTCAGGGGTGTGTTTCAGCCTATTTAACGAAGGTCAAAAAAAATGCCATCACTAAACATAGCCGACTGGCGAAAAACCAAAAAGGGAGACATCGTCGTCCTCAAGGATGAGCAGACGCTTTCGGACTTGCTTGCGGACAAGAACCCGGATGCTCTGCGCGGGCTGGAACTGACAGTGGTCAGTCAGCAGTCGATCCGCCAAGAGCAAGGTATTGTTGAATGGCTGCTCTATGAGCTCAAGGGCTATGAAATCCCGTTGTTTTTTATGATCAAGATCGTTGAAGATGAGGTAGACATTCGCATCTACTACGTCCCGGACGATTTTGAAGCAGGCTCCAGAAAAGATCAGATAAATGCTGGAAGATTTTGGCTGTTCCAGGAGCCAGATGATCCCGACAACTTCGTGCCATGCGACTTGGAATTCCAGGACCAATTCGAGCAGGACGTAGATGGCGGTAAAAGAACCATCCGATATCCCGCGAAAGGCCCGCCTCTCTATGGCGAGAGCAAGTCTCCTGGAGATAATTCCCCGACTTTTACAACTGTCATTGAATACTTGGCGAATCAACCCTGCGAAAACCCTGAATGCCTCATCGTGGAGTATGGGGGCATGGACGCCAAAGGTAATGCCATCCCCGAAGGCGGACACGTGACGTTTATGCAAGGGGCGAACATAAATGTCCATGACATTGAAATACTGCCAGTGTAACCCTGCTGTGTCACCACTGCATTATAAAGGAGCCAATCATGGCAAATGCGTCGAATATCCAAACCCTTGACGATGTAGTCGAGGCGCTGAGCAAGCTGGGATACTCAGCGAAGAAAACCGAGGACGGAAGCGCCGTTCTTACGGCGGTCGGCGGCCCGAAGCAGCCATTCAGTACCGTGATTACTCAAGACGAAAATCAAACGCATCTGACGATCAATTGCCAGGTTGCCGCTTCTGGTCAAATCAACGAGGATGCCAAGGATGATTTCTTGGTATCTGCGCTGGATGCCAATACTCGTCTTGCTCCTTTCTCGATAGCGCTGATTACGGCGAGCGATGGGCATGAGGGAGATGACGACTTCCCTATAGTCCTGACAAATCGTATCCCTGTTGGCGATTTGTCCATTGGGGAATTGGAAGCCGCCATGAATAGTCTCCTTCGCGCCATCATGGGTGCCCGCGAGACATTGGAGGTTGGACTGGGCAAAGCCGTTACTGCTTAATCAGCAGTGGGCATGTCCATTGCTGATCATGGATCATTTATCACTAAAACAAAGGAATACACTATGGCCAGTCTTTTTAAGGCAATCAAAAACTGGATACGAGGTAAGCGCGACGACGCGGCTAGCGCCATTGGCGATCCAGTCCGGGATGGCAAGTTTGCAATCGAGGACTCGAAGAAGCAGATCGCGGAGTATCGGTCGCAGATCGCGAAAGCGATGGCTGCAACCAAGCAGATCGAGCGTGAGCGAGAATCTGCCCAGAACGATGTCAAAAAGTATGGCAACATTGCCAAGCAAGCGGCGTCGATGGGATCGGAGAAGGATGTCCGCGAAGCCGTGACACAGAAGAATCGCGCCAAGGCGCGCGTCGATCAGCTGAAGGTGGATATCGACCGGAACAACAAGATCACCGATAACCTTCGGATGCATCTGCTGCGAGCAGAAGCCAAGATTGCAGATGCAGAAAACAACCATACCATTCTCGCTGCTCGGTCAGAGGGCGCAAAGGCTCGCAAGGCGCTTGCTCAGGCGCATACGGAGTTTACCACTGGCGACAATCCGCTGTCGGCTCTCGATGAGCTGGAGAATGCCGTGAACGCTGATGAGGCGGAAGCGGAAGCTATAGAGGAATTGGTTGGTTTGGACGAGGACGGGATGACGCTGGAAGAGCGCTACGGCAGCAGCGGCGATTCGAATGTCGATGCTGAAGTCGAAAAGCTCATGGCATCTGCCAAGTAAGGCTTCGGAGCGACGCTGTTCCTTATGGCTGCTAGGGCACAAATGCCCTTGCAGCCTTTTCGGATGGGAAACCATGAGGTACTGCCCAATTATTCTTGTTCTTCTGCTCATCAGCCCTGCGCTGGCTCAAAAAAAGCTAGTAGTCAATGTCCACGAGTTTGAGCCGATGGTCATCAAGCATGGCGATACCTGGACTGGATTCGATATCGAACTCTGGGATGCCATTGCCAAGACAAATGGCTGGGAATATGAGATTCAAGAAACGGCGTTCCCTGACATCTTTGTCAATCTTCGTGACGGGAAGGCGGACGCTGGTTTGTCGGGAATAACCATCAACAAGAAACGAGAGGAATCGATTGACTTCTCTCATTCTTACTATGACAGCGGACTCAAGATTGCTATTCGCAAGGGAGACGCCGAATATGATTTGAGAGATATGCATTATCTTAAGCTGTTTGTGACTTCTCTGTTGAATCCTGCTCTTCTGGAGATAGGATTGTTCCTGGTCTTGTTCATATTGGTTGCGGCTCATGTTGTTTGGGCTGCGGAGAGAGGAACGGCGCACCTTGAGGGCGCATCTATTAATGATAACTACTGGACCGGCATTTGGCAATCGATTTATTTCTGCACGGTCACGACTTCTACGGTAGGTTATGGCGATTTTACAGCGCGGAGAATTGCTGGACGTATTGTGGTTCTTATGCTGATTATCTTCGGCATCGCGGTGTTTGCCAACTTTACCGCGATCTTGTCAGCAGACTATACGTTTGATAAGCTCAGTTACAACGTCAACAGCCTTGAGGACTTGAGAGGGAAGACGGTCGCTACGCGAGCCGAGACGACGAGCGTCCCTGTGATTGAGGAGGCGGGGGGGGAGGTTTTCGCGACGGAGACGCTGCGTGAGGCGTTTTTGAGTCTAGAGGCGGGTCGCGTAGATGCTGTCGTGTTCGACGCTCCAGCGGTCGATTTCTATGTCAAGAATGGCGATAACCTCGTCGTGGTGCCGGGCGTATTCAAGCCACAGGACTATGGGATTGCGTTGCAGACCAATAGCGATTTGCGAGAGAGTATCAACCAGTCATTGTTGGAGATTCAAGAGAGCGGACGTTATAAAGAACTGCGCGAACGCTGGTTTGGAGCACAATAATGGTATGGATTTTTTCAATAACAGCCAGCGTCATTGCTATTGGCATCGGCATTTTGATATGGGGAGGCGGGTGAAGCTCCTCCAAGGAGGGCAAGTATTGCTCTACCAAAAAAAGCAAATCGATTAAAAAGGACATTTGATGGCTCAGTTTTTTTCTATGCCCTATCATGTCGGCTGGGATTTCTTCTCTCCCGATCCTGGCAAAGAAGAATCCATGAATTGTCGCGCTTGCGGCGAGATTATGGATGTGACGCGGAATGTCGATGGGCCGAGGGGTTGGGCGTCGGCCATGTCCGGTCGCAAGTCATTGCATGACGCTTTTGTTTGTCCTCATGCCGGAAGAGGATGGCATGATCAATTGATTGAATTGCTGAAATTGATTCGCGATACTCCCAGCCAGAAAATTGCAGACATGCTTCAAGAGGAAGTGGATCAAGTTAAGCAAACAAAACGCTCATCTCGCAAAAAGTTTGAAGACTGAACTCATTTCTACGCGGATGAACTGCCTACCACTTTAGGTAGTGGCCCCTCAAGAATATGCCACTCAAGTCATAACCAGATCAGACTTTCGTCGGCTTGAGTGAGAAGCATGTCTGTATTATCTGTTGCATGATCAACCCCGATTTTATCACGAACTATGAGCGCACTGTGGCTGAGCTTCAGGAGTTTCTCATGTTCTGTATTGTCGTGGCCGGGAAGCAGGCATGGGTTATGTCCAGGAAGCTGGACGGATTTATGATCGACTTGTTTATGGCTAGTGGTATCGAATTGCCTTTTGAAGCAATGGATGATGTGGATGATAACGGCTTATTGATGCAACTTCTGGTGTCTAATAAGTTGGGGAATTATAGAAAACTCTATCGGTGTTTTAAGGAGATCATTAGGGCAGACCTCGATTTGAGAGGCTGTACCGTTGAAGAACTGGAAGAGATTCACGGGATCGGCCCCAAAACTGCTCGTTATTTTGTTCTGCACTCCAGAGAGGAGGCAGAAGTTGCCTGTCTAGACACGCATATCTTGAGATGGCTGCGATGGCAGGGACATGATGCGCCTTTCTCGACGCCAACTGGTAAAAAGTATCAGGAGCTAGAAAGACAATTTATCCAGGAAGCTGCGAAGCGGGATATGACGATAGCAGAGTTAGACCTTAAGATTTGGGTGGAGAGCAGGCGTCCTACGCCAAAGCCCTGGATTAAGCATGGAGCTGGAGTGGAATAGATTGTATTGCGGTGATAATATGCCCATCTTGGAGGAGATGGTGAGACAAAAATTATCATTCAATCTTATTCTTACTGATCCGCCATATTCGATTGGCAAGGACTTCGGCAATAATACGGATTCCCTGGAATTGCAAGAGTTCTTGAACGGGGTAGAAAAGCGTCTAGCACTGATGGATAATCTGCTATCTAACAATGGCAGCATTGTTTGGTTTTGCACTCATCGATATGTAGGTCATATTCAAATGCTTATGTATCAATTCTTCAAATATCGCCGTCTGATGATCTGGCATTATAAGAATGGGATGTCTCGCCAGGTTAAAGAGCCTGTCACTGAATACGATCCTTTCCTCTGGTTTAGCAAGACTGATCGTTTCGTCTATAACCTTGACGATGTTCGTGTTCCATACAAAACGACCAGAGTCAAGAACCCTGTTTACAAGAAAGACAAGGATGGGAATAAGCGGGCTTGGTTGCCAAATCCCAAGGGAGCGAAGCGGGGAGATGTTTGGGAATATCCTACTTTGGCAGGGAAAAGATACGAAGATGAGAGGACGGGGCATCCTACACAGAAGCCACAGGAATTCATGATTGATCTGATTAAATCATTTTGCCCGAAGAATGCCGATGGAAAGTATGAGGGGCGTGTTCTGGACCCTTATATTGGCTCTGGCACAACTGCTGTTTGTTGCGAGCATATCAACAAGATGGGAGATCACAAGATTCGCTGGATGGGCATAGAGATGGAGCGGCAATGGATAGATGAAGGGAATAGACGAATAGAGGAAGAGAGGGATCGTGTGGTGATTGATGTGGACTTATTTGGAGCCTGAAATGAAAGATATCCATGAATTAGAAAATGCTCAATTGGAGGCTGTTCAAGAGCAGATGAAGGCAAAGGATGAGATACGGTCAGCTATGAATAGATTTTTTGATGCCAGTCGAAAGAGAACAGAGACAGAAGTAAATCTTAGAGTAGCGGAAGAAATGCACCAAAGATTACAGGAGAAATAAAAATGGAACCTACTAGACGGGAATTTTTGCAAGCAACATCAGCCGTAGCCGCAGGGTTGGCTCTGCCAGTAGCAACAGCGGATGGTAAGGTTGAGGCAAAAACAGGTCAGAATGTCATTACTATTAATGGGCACGAAGTTTATGTTTTTGACATTCCGTACCCAGTAGAAGCGGTCAAGTATAATACCAAAGAGCTAGTGGCTCCTAATTATAATTATGCTACATATACAGATTTTTATCTCATTCAGATGCAATATGTTTTCCCTCAAACTCCAAAAATACCCGAGAGAGCTAAGCAGCTAGAGAGACTAGAGTGGGCAAAAAAGAATTATGAGGATGAATATCACAGATCAAAAGGGACAAAACCCTCAGATCGGAAGCACTTTGTTGCTAAACCCAAGAAGATGCCACCTGTTGTCTATAGCTCTCCTATGAATTTTGCCATGAAGAAAGACTTGAAGAAAAGACTGTTGAAACGAGAGGCTATGATCCCTGATTGGAGTGATGTTAAGAATATTTGGGAATCATGCCTAATGTCACAACGCTTTGCGGATGAAAACAAGATTCATGTATTATGTTTGTGCAAGTCTGATCCAGGCTTGGTTGGGGTACACTGTTTTCCTAAAGAGCATCTGGTTGCTGGGTATGGTTCTTGGGAATTGGTAAAAGATGCTGCTCTTTTAAGGAGTCAGGAAATGAATAAATGGAGAGATGATCAAGAATACCAAAAAAAGTCCCAAGAGGCATGGAAGCTGAAGAATCGTCATACTCTGCATAATGGGGGCAATCAGCTTAGTGGTAAGGAATTGGATGCCGAGATTGACGCTAAGCAGACTAGGGAGCTTGCTGGGCATAGAGATTATATACTAAAAAAATGGAAAAAAGATGTCACTTAAAGTAACTGAATCTGCCGCGAAGGAAGTTAAGAATATCATGGCGGAAAATGGCATGGACGCCGCCACGACATACCTGCGACTGGGAGTTCGCGGCGGCGGTTGCTCTGGATTCGAATACACGCTCGATTTAACACCAGATATCAATGAAAGTGACGAAACCTTTGAGATAGAGGGGGTCAAGATCGCATGCGATCCAAAAAGTTACCTTTATTTAGAAGGAACTATAGTGGACTTCAAGGACGGTATAATGGGACGCGGTTTTGCGTTCGATAACCCTGGCGCAACCGGCAGCTGCGGTTGTGGAAAATCTTTTTCCACCTAATAGCATAAGGAGCAGGACATGGCGGACTCTCGCCCTCCCAACGAAAGAGAACTGTATCTACTCAAAGATAAGCTTGAGGTCTTAGCGATGAAAGAAAGAGATAGCAAAATATACCATGCCTATTGGGCGGCGGCTTCCGCAATTGGCAATCTCAAGTGTTCGCTAGAAGATCGGGAAATGCAATCTAGCGGAGACCCACATCAATTGCCCCTATTTCCAGAGACTTAATCTTGCTACGGAGTAGCAAATGGATAAACCCAAATATCGATCTAGATGCGTAGCCAGAGTTCTTGGTATGTCTCAGGATGAGGCGGAACAAGAACTGAAAGCCGATGGATATGACATTCGCTTTTTGGATGCCAAGTTACGCGGGCAACCAATTGACTTGAATGTCCGATCACGGGTGACTATGTTCATCCGCGATGGGTATATCATTTCGTATATGATTGGATAGCCTTGCATAGTGAAATAGTTGATGCTATCATTTCCTAACTTTATAGGAGCATCTCTATGCGTTATGCGATCATTATCACTTGTTTTTGTCTCACTTCCTGCATCAACCAGCCTGAACCAGAAAAGATTGATCTCGCTCATCCGCGCCAAGAAGCGATGGCTTCTTTGGTAGACTACGCCCAGCAGACCGCAGGCATGCCGCAGAAAGATGTCTATAACCTGGTGGCGAATATTCGGATGAAACTGGACCAAGACAATCCTCCCTTCTGTCCGCACGCAGGTTCGCACCAGGGCCGCGACTCTTATCACGACCGTTACAGCTATCATTATCAGAATCGCAATCGTAGTCCTGAGCCATTCGAGGCAGAAGGATATCGCCTGGAAGACGCTATTGCGGATGTGAGTCTCAATGGAGACTATGCTAAAGCGAGGATGGCATATGAGAAGCACCTGGATAAGCATGTTGACGACTATAAGATCATGGATGAGATTGATCTTCGTAATCGAGAGAAGAATTATCAGGAGTCGATACGACAGGCCACAGAATTGATGAGGATACGGCATGAGGTCTTGGATTTAGAGGCTATTCGCGAGGCTCGCGCACAAATCGATGCGAAAACCAGGACGGCTGGCAAGAAGTAAATTCCATCGATTTTAGCAACATCGCCGTCAGCGGCCCGGCGTTGACGGCGTTTTTGTTGGTCGATAAACTCCGGCGCTTTATGCATCGTTTTTTGTACAGTGGACTGCTGTAAGGGTTGGCTATGATTTCTGAACAAAAACTGATGTTTTGGATCGAAAAGGGTTACAATGTTTTGTTTAGTGGTGCCCACGGGGTCGGGAAGTCGTCGGTAGTCATTGAGGTTTTTAAGAAAGCTCGTCTGAAATGGGCGTATTTTTCTGGCGCGACAATGGACCCGTTTATTGATTTCGTCGGAGTCCCTGTCAAGGTGGATGATGAAGACGGTAGCCATATCAAGCTCATCCTGCCAGAGCATATTCGACCGAATGAGATTGAGGCGATTTTTATTGACGAGTACAACAGGTGTTTGTCAGGGGATACAAAGATTTCCCTATTAGATGGGCGATCTGTTCCTATTAAAGAGCTAGAATCAGAACCAGAATTCTTTGTATATTCCTTTGACTCAAAGAGCGGAAAAATCGTAGCGGGCAGAGGGCATAGTTGCCGAAAAACCGGGGTTAGACAAAAAATGGTGGAAGTTGAATTAGATAATGGAGAATCAGTAAAATGCACTCCAGATCATCCCTTTTTACTATCCAATGGAGACTATGTTCTTGCTTTTAACCTGAGGGCAGGTGACATTCTAATGTCATTATATCGTCGTCTGTCTGAATGTGTAAAGAAAAACAAGTATGTCATGGAGGGTTATGAAGAAGTATATCAGCCATTGGATGATGTATGGGAGTATACTCATGTATTATCCGATGATTACAATCTAAGAGTTGGAAAATACCGGAATTTCAAAGGCAGGATGAATCATACGGTCATATCTGTTAAAGAGTCTGAAAACGAAGATGTTTATGATATTACTGTTGATGATTATCATAATTTCGCTATCGAATCTGGGGTTTTTGTTCACAACTCCCACAAGAAGGTTCGCAACGCCACAATGGAATTGATTCAGTTTCGATCCATCAATGGGCGTCCGTTCCCTAATCTGAAGCTCATTTGGGCGGCAATCAATCCCGATAACGAAGCCGATGATCTGCCCAGTTACGATGTCGAGACGATGGACCCGGCGCAACGCGACCGCTTTCATGTCCATGTCACGATCCCTTACAAACCCATCCCCTCTTACTTCACCAGTAAGTATGGAGATGAGATTGGCAAGGCTGGCCTGCAATGGTGGGATGAGCTGCCTGATAAGGCAAAAGAAGAAGTTTCGCCGAGACGACTAGATTATGCTTTACAGATGTTTCAGGATGGTGGAGATATCCATGATGTTTTGCCGCGCATCTCAAATCCGGCTCTACTGAAATTGCTGCTGCATACGGGACCAGCCGAAGAAAAACTTGATAATTTCATGAAGAATAAAGATGAAACTGGCGCAAAGTCGTGGTTGGCAGCGGACAATAATTTTGAATATGTCAAGACGACCATCTTCAAATTTGCCAAGTATCGTCGTTGGTTTGTCCCGCTCATGCTGACGGAACGTGTTTCGCAGTATATGGCATCTGATGCTCGTCTGAAATGGGAGATACTGGACGACATGATAAAGAAGGGCGTTTCCTCTGCTTACATCGATATGCTGAGGGAAATTGTACAATCGGATGTCGATGCCAAGCTTTGCGAGGATATTAGGAAGAAAATGGAAGCCGCTGGCCTGGACGTTCCAGCGATAAAGGCGATTCCTGTGTATCAGACTGGCAGCCCGCCAGCAGATTTCTCCGATAGACTGGGAAAATTGGCCACCTACTCAACGTCCAGTGCCAGGACCAAGACCTATCAACGGCGGGCGATGTATCAGCGGTTGCTCAAACTGGTGCCGCCGAGCATGACCGCGGCGCAGGCGTGGCAGGTCTTGGATATTTGTAACGGAATTATTGGGCCGTCTTACCATCATACCATTGATAAGTTTTTCCCCAAGGTAATTGCCATATCCAATGCGGCTATTATTCAACTGATCGAGCATCGAGAGCCGTTGAAAAATATAGAAGATAGACTGTCGGTCTTGAAGCGGATTAGGCTTTTACGTAAACGCAAGTGTGCGCCAGGGCTGACGGACATAGTTCGGTATTGTAAGTCTCGCAAACAAGCGCCGTAAACGACCACCACTGCAACGGCGCAGGGCGTATATCATCAATGGCAAAAGAAGTAGCGCCAACCAAACCGCTCCCCTCGCTAACGACCGAAGAGTATTTCGCGATCAGCCGCCAATTGGAGCAGTATCATGCTGTCTTCTATCGTGTCTGGGAGATGGGCAAGCCCATGTTCACCTACAGCATCGAACGCGCAGCAGTCGTGTTCGACAAGAAGGGCAATCTGCTTAGCTTCATCTTCAATCCCGATTTTTGGGAATCACTATCTCCCACTGAACGACTGTTTGTGATCTGTCATGAAGCATTGCATATCGTCCTGGAGCATGGCAAGAGGGCGAAGGATGCAGACGATAGCATGCGTAGCGCCCTCAATGTCGCGATGGACTTGGTGATAAATCATGCCTTGATCAATCGATTCGGTTTCTCTCGCAAAGAGATCGATCCATATGGACAGTATTGCTGGATCGATACGGTTTTCAAAGATCGGAATCCAGACAACATCCCGGACGATGAGTCTTTTTTCTACTACTATAACCGTCTTGATGTTGGGGCGATTACTACCGGCGTTACCGGCGGGATACTCGTAGATGAGCATATGTTTAGCGAGTCCATGAGCGACCTGATTCCCCTTCTGAATGACGAATTGACACCGGAAGAAAAGTCTGGCCTGCAAGGCTTGATCGAAAAGAATACGCCGCAGAATCAAACCGACGCCTCCGAAGGCAAGTCCAGAGGGACAGAAGCGGGTAATAGCTGGACGTTTGTGGATAATGAACCCGTCAAGAAGAAGCGAAAATGGGAAACGGTCATCAAGGTTTGGAGTCGCAAATTTCTTAAGCAGGAATTCGATACGTTTGAGCATTGGGCGCAAGTTAATCGACGATGGGTGCTGCTGCCCTCGGATGTTATTCTACCTACTGAAATGGAGTTGCAAGAGAAAGAAGATCATGGCAAGGTGCAGGTCTATTTCTTCCTTGATACGTCTGGCTCATGCGCAGGTCTGTCAGCCCGCTTCTGGAATGCCACCAAGTCGTTACCCGAGCAGCGGTTTGACAAGCGACTGTTCTGCTTCGATACGCAAGTTTATGATGTAGACGAGAAGATCGGAAAGCTCTACGGTTTTGGCGGGACAAGGTTTGATGTTCTTGAACATCGCATCCAACAGATCATGAAATATGAACAGACCAAATACCCCGAAGCCGTTTTTGTTTTGACCGATGGTTATGGCAACCAGGTTCAGCCGCAACGGGTTGAAAGATGGCATTGGTTCTTGACGGAGCGTAGTGCCACGCATTGCATACCCAAAGGCTGCCATGTCCATCCTCTCAAGGATTACGAGTGATTAAGAGTGATTATTCTCCGCAAAGTTGTGTCTGGTGGACAAACCGGCGCAGATCGAGCTGGGCTGATTGTTGCCAGAGAGTTCGGTTTGGAAACTGGAGGCTGGTTGCCCAAGGGCTGCCAGACGGCAGCAGGTCCACGGCCTGATCTCATAGAAAAATACGGAATGCAAGAGCACCCGTCGCCCAATTATGCCGCCAGAACATACGCCAATGCTAAGGATTCGGATGCCACGATCCGTTTGGCGATGGATTTCGGGTCCAGAGGCGAAATTTGCACGCTTAATGCGATCAAACGCTACCACAAGCCTTGGACCGACATAGACCTAGCCAAGCCAAGGCCGCCGGTCGAGGTCGCAGAATGGCTCACAGAGCATCAGGTGGGTATCTTGAATGTGGCAGGTAACAGCGAAAAGACATTCTCCGGGACTTTCGATCTTTGCACCATATATTTGAGGTCGGTGCTGTCCGCATTGGGGCTGGATTCAAGAGTAGGGAACCAATGGGACGATATTTTGGAAGGAATTTGATTCCAGAGGTTGAATGGTGAGGATATGCATGCTAGGGTAGACATCATGAACGTCAACGGCCTTCACAACCAGTATTTCACTTCGTATTGCTCTAGTAGCAGTTGCTCATGTAGCAACGGCTATTATTCGAGCTAAGACCTATTTACAACTTGGCTTCGAATACTCGGCCTGCTATCCGCCTGGGGCGGGGTCCGTCTGCAAAACGGATGCAATAAGGGTTCGAATCCCTGGTGGGTCTATGAAACTCCAGCGATCTTTGACAAGTAAATATTCTAGTTATGACAGATGCCCGGCTGCCCGAGTCTGGACAAAGGGAGCGGACTGCAACTCCGCTAATCGTGGGTTCAAATCCCACGCCGGGCTATATGAAAGCGCACAGGAAAGAGTTCGGCGTATCATCTGGATACATTCGACAATGTAACGCTACTGATCGAAGCATTTGATGATCTGGATGACGCCGTAGACTTCGTGGTTCATAACAGATACAAGGATCGCATCTCCGCGAGGGACTGATTAGGTGTATCTCGTTGATCGGGACGGAAACATCGTTAAGAAGTATTCGGTGAAATAGCGGAGAGCAAATCGTCGAGGCGACGACCCCGCTTCGAAAACGGGTGGAGCCTAACAAGGCTTGCGGGTCAGGACCGCTGCTCTCCTTTTGATGGAAGATAGGCGACTGTTGGTTCGTCGCGATAGTTTTGAAAACTGTTCCGCATGAAAGATGGCGGCAAGGGTTCGATTCCCTTATCTTCCTGTCCCCAGTTTGGAATTGATGATATTTATGATGATGTCTAGGAACTTTTGTGCTTTTTGAGGCTTGAAATACTTCATGCTAGAAATGTCGATGATGCAGAGTTCGATTTGGTTTTCTAGACATGCTTGGAATTTGCGATGGTCATTGTTGCGAACTTGAGACAGTTTTTCTTTCCAAAAATAGGTTCATAATGGAAGATGCCATTAAGCTCAAAGGCCAGGAACATGCTGGGAATGAATATGTCTAACTCGGAGTTAATATGTTCTTTTTCGTTGAAACGAATATCGAGGTTTGGGTATTTGGCTTTTAGTTTCTCTTCTATCCATGCCTCGATCTTGGACCGTCGATGACCATGCTTGCGGTTACGGTTGTTATAACTGCCTGAGCAAGACCTGCTGCAAAAATGGTTTCCGCTTTTGGACTTGGCGAGCTTAGATGGTGTGCGATCAAAAGATTTGCTGCATTCAGTGCATGAGACTGTTACTCTATTTTGCCGAAACTTATCTCTGCATTTAATAGAGCAAAAGCGGTTGGAAGCGTTTTGAGATTTTGGATTGTTGTCACAGGACAGATTTACAGTGAAATGGTTATTACAATAGGAGCAGGTTCGGGTAATCATGGTTGGCATACATAGCAATTCGACCAGTATGCTTAAAAACCTTTTTCGATTCCCTTATCTTCCTTTGGACAGGTAGCGATCCCCGCGGGAGGCTGTAACCCTCTTGCCATGATAATTAGCGGGGTGGTCGGCATAGGGGTTCGATTCCTCCGCTGCCTATTATGGGTGCTAAATTATGAGTGAAGACCAAAACAAATATGCTGTGCCTATTAAGGCCGACGATATCCTTTGGAACATCCACGCCAAGCCTGTCAAGGTTGGCACCACCCCGCCCATCGGCGTAAAGCTCGAATGGGGCTGGACAGCAGGCAAGACAGAGGAAGAACTGGCAAGCTATGCCCATGATGCGCCAACGGGCAGCGCGTCAGTCACAACAACGCTAGACTTGGCGATTGAGTTGAGAAATAAACTGAACAAGATCATCAAGGAGTATAATGTAGAGCCGGTTGACCAATGCGATAGATGTAAGGAAGAGATTTTCCCTTACGAAGAATCGGAAGATACCGCAGGGGGGACGGTTCACACAGACCAGGAGAGATGCGATCAGTTGAAGAAACTGAATGAGTCGAGCGCGAAACTGCAAAAGTTGTTTGAAGAACATCCAGAACTGTTGAATCTACAACCAGAGATAGGGACAGAAGAGGAAGAGGAGAGTCCGTTTGATTGACATAGGACATAGAACAAAGGAAGCAGTCATGATTCCAGCAATTGGCAAAAGCACTTTGCTCGGTTTTCGGTATCAACTGGTTGGCTTTCTTTTCATGGACAACCCGATGAATTGTCACGGCAAGGTCGAAGTTACTTTTTTTAAGCAAGACAGTAGCAGTGACTTGTACTTGATTTGCCTTAGTGAAGTCACGAAAGATCAAGCCAAGACATATGCGGAGATTCTGAAAAATAAGTTGGGAGAGATGGTTGCGGCCGAAGAAGTAATTCCGTATGTTCAGCGCAGTTTGGGAGACGTGGAGTATGAGGCTTTTCAGGGCTTGATGGAAGCATCTTTCGCTTTGAAAATAGAATGGAGTAGCCCGACTGCCAGCAAAGATAGGTAATGTTGAAAACATAGCAGCCTATTGACGAGCAGGCATCGTTTTCTCTGTATGCTAAAGCATTGGGAAGGCTTTCTCGATGACGACGTTCCAGATTAACGGGCAAACGATTGAGTTCGATGAGACTCTTTCTTATGCCGATTTTTGGGTCGATGGATCAAGTTATGTGTTTGCTTGGATTCAATGGGACAAAATACTCACGGCATTATCAGAGGGCAGAGAATGGGACGCAGGAATACGCAGGTTTGTTAAATTGCTTTCCAGATGGGTTCACGAGGCTCCCAGGAAGCGTGTCTATCGCGGCTTGAAGATGTCTGGCGTAACGGTGGTGAGCTCTGAATTTTTCTTTGAGCAGCAGGGAGGGGATGAGATGATTAACTCACTGGAAAACACTGGCAAATTTGCGGTTAGGCTCCTGGAGGTTTACGACGAGAGTCCAATGGAACCGATAAAACATGAAGGGAGAAACCCGATTCGCGTAGATCAATTAAAGATAGAATAGGACAGGTGGCCGAGTGGCTGAAGGCAACGGTTTGCTAAACCGTCGTAGGGGGTATTCCTCCTACCGCGGGTTCGAATCCCGCCCTGTCCGTTGTCCAGGAAGCGCATAATATTTTCATGCCAGAAAAAGAAAGGCAACCTCCCCTGAACGACGGCGACCTGTTCCGAGTGTCAGCTCGGCGCAATGGGAAATGGAATGCATACGTTGGTCGCGTTATTAGCAAAGCAGAGCAGACATTTGAGACTGTTTGGATGACTGACTTCGTCTATGATACGGAAGCAGAAGCCGAGCAGGCTATAGAAGACGCAGTCAACAAGGCGCGGGCGAAAGAATGGGGTTGGAATGACAATATAACCGGGAAGGTTGATCAAGACGGAGAGTAAACTAGCGAGGCGCTAGCTCCGGTTGGAAGCCGGATGGAGCTGAAATACGCTTACGGATCGTGACCGTTGCTCTCCTTTTTCATTACTTTTGGACAGGATATGGCCATGATGAAAGAAGAAGATATCCAAACCGCTGACGATCTTCTGTCCTACATTCTTGAGTTTCAGGATGTGATATATGTGCGAGAGCAAGTCAATGGGAAATGGGGATCGTTTAGCCTGGAAGAGCTGCCTGATGATTTGCGTCAGAATCATGTGAATAGATTTTTGGACGAAGGGCGCATTCCTTTTCGGCTCAAGCGAGACGCTGAGCAATCAGGCGATTAATACTCCGGCATTCTGTTGAGCGGCATATATACTGACATGATTGTTCAAGAACTAGAACAAGAGGGTCACGGTTGCCCAACGTCCTGGAATTTCTTCACGGACGGCGGGCGTGCTGCATATATTCGATATCGTGGCGGTCAATTCAATCTCAACGTTCGCGCCATCGAGGGCGATCCTCAGCCCGAAGACGGCGAAAGCCTAGATTGGTTTCACATTTACAATGCCACTATCGGCGGCTGTTTTGACGGCTTCCTAGATTGGAATGTTGCTTACGAGCATATCAAAGACCTGGATGTCAAGAAAGAAATTGCTCTCGCTGTGGTAGCAATAGATGAGCATAGTCGGAAGATGCATGGGAGCGCCGAGTATCGCAGGAATTACTGGTACAAATGGATGCGAGGCATCTGGGAGGGTATGGCGAAAACTACCAGAGAAATGAATGAGTTGAATAAACCTGGTTCGGGCGGTCATAATTATGTGCCACCCGAGGATCAGATCGAAGAGGAAGCCATTAAACATGCCGATAAGAAAGAGGCTCAGTGGCAAGTCGAACACGATGGAAATTGAAGTCATACAATTCTCCCTCCCGTATGGCAGGCAAAAATTAGTTATATTTGATGCCCCAGATGCTTTGGAGCCCAAGTACTTATCTATACAACGTTGTGGCTGTCGCTTGACTGCCGAGGCATTGACGACAGGACTTATCTCTTTGACCATTGAAGAGCCTAATCTGGGCGACTATATGATTCAGTTGGTGCAGAGAGTTGAGGAAATTGAGCAAACGTTCGCGGAGATGTTGGATAAATTTGATGAAAGAATGTTTGATCGCTGGGTTTCGGTGCAAGAATGGAACGAATAGACAGGAATATACAGTTTCGAATTTTTAGTCGCCAACTCGCTGAAATTGAATCCGTGGTGAATGCCAATGCGATGATGTCGCATGTTTGGATCAGTATTCATAATACGACTGATCCTGATTTGCCCATTCCGCATCAAAACGAGATGTGCCGAGAGGTTCTGACCCTAGGTTTTGATGATACGGATGTTGCGGGATGGATTGTCATGGGGCAAGAGATGCAACTCATGACAGAAGATCAGGCGGACCAGATTCTACAATTCATCGAAAAACACCTGGGCCATATCGGGATGATTTGCGTTCATTGTGAGGCGGGCATTTCTCGAAGCGCAGCCACGGCAGCTGCGCTGAGCTTATTGATCAATGGACATGACTCCAATATACAGAATAGCGGCTGGTACTGCCCAAATGCGCATGTCAAAAGTTTGATTCTTCAGCGCGGAAGTGATTTGCGAACGCGATCTATCGAGCTGGGTTTCTGTTCAGACGATATATAGTCTATGTGGAAAATGAGATGCAAAGCAATCGCTTCTCACAAGCGGTCTGCGTGATCTTATTGCAGGCGTGTTTGCGGAGGTATGGGGTCTGGGGGTGTTGAAAAGGCCAACCAATAGAACAATTCTGTTTGGATTTCGACCATGCTTCTGGACGGAAGTTGGATGGTTTGGGTCACTTAAGTCAAGGATTTCTCGATGATTTTTCGAAACACTACCTATGTATTGGCGAAAAATCGAGGCAGAGATCATCGGTATGAACCGTGTCTATAAACTCCGTAATAACCGGGAATTGCGAGAGTGGATTCAGGAGAGACGGAAAGTCTATATACAGGTCGTCCGGGTCAATGCCCATTTTATCGAAGAATTTGCCGGTAGCGATGTAATACAGGGGATGCTTGAGTTTCGTCCTTTAATCCCTGATTTGAGAGAAATGTCCAGGGATGCCAGGATCGTTTTGCGCCGTCTTGATATGCTGCTCGAAATCACTTCAACTCATAACAGTTTTACGGAATTTGATACGCACAAGAGCAAGGCGGAATCGATTCACGAATCCTCGATTCGCTATCGTTCCAAATGGAATGATATTATGTCTTTGTCTGAAAAGGCGCATCGTATTCTCAATAATCAACCGGAGTCTGACGATAAAGAAGAGGAATCTCCGCCGTTCGCAGATTAAGGCTTATTGAGAAGGATGGACCGCATGCCCAGACACCAATTCGCAATTCGTAAAGTAAACACATATCTTATCGACGACCCTGGTCCGCCTCGACGAATTGAGGAAAATGTCAAAGTGGGAGAATGCTCGCTCGATGTCCCAGAAGATATAGACCTTTCAGACCTGCCAGATTGTTCAACTGACAAGACGTACACTGGCTACGGTTTCGTATTGGCGCAAACCTTGGACGGCCAAGTGGTTCCGCAAGAGTTACCATTTATGATCGATGCAGAATCAATTGAAGAAGCTTTTAGCAAGTTTGAGTCTGGTATTGAGTCTAAAATTCGTGAATTAGAGAAGCAGAACCAGGGCGTTAAGCCTCCGACGCCGCAAGAATTGGCGGCTTTGTCCAGGGGGAACAATAGCGGCGGCATAATCGTGCCATGAGCGATTTGCAGAAATTACAATTGGTTGAGCATCTGTTCAAATTGAAGAGAGTTGAGCCTGAGTGCGAGGCTTGGGTTCGTAATGCATTCCGTCTGTTGCAGGTGAAATTTCCCGATCTTTCGTTGGAGTTCTTTGAAGACCTATATACGACTTATGGACCGAGTTATCTTATCGAAAAATGGAAAGAGTTGCATTTGGAGTATTTCTCGGAAGGCGAACTCCGCAAGATGAATGAGTTCTGGGCATCGGATGTGGGCAAGAAATTGGTAATAGGAGATTATCCAGCCGAACACATCTCGGTATCTGTCCAATGGGCGCAGTCGCTGGACAGCCGTTGCGAATCAGCAGAGAGACGAAGGAGACAACCATGTTAGACACGATTGATCGTTTGCGATGTCACTGGAGTCGAAATCTCACTATTTACTCAGACATCATTGATGACTTCTGCCATGCGAGCGGTTATTCACTTTGTCAAGAAGACCTGCGTATGATTCATTCGTTACGACAGAGCCAAAGGAACCTCAGCATCTTGGCTAGAAAAGCAGAAATTCTGATGCTCGCCTGCCAAGATTCAATCGCAAGAGCGTCTACATTGACAGCATCACTTCTGGAGGCTGTTAAGGGCTATCGCGATGATCTGATCGCGTCCGACCAGAAAGCCGCTATATTGCTGGCCCGTATGCAGAATCGCACGTGATTCTCCAGCATTAATCGCCTTCCCGCTATAATCTAGAGGGAAGGAACCCGCCTGCCAATGCTGCTAACACGCAAGCCCTTATATGTCAATAAGTTAGCAGTTATGGCGGTCTAGTATGGTTGTTTTGCGTGAATACTGCTATAATCTTTGGGAGTATCCAATGAGCAGATCATTGAGCATTACGTCTACCTGGGGCTTGCAGGAATCCATCCGCCGAAGATGGGGCGAGAGAAAAGCCCCGCCTTCGCAGCCAAGGGGTGCCAAGAAAGCAACGAAACGGGTGTTGCTTGTTTTGGCCAAGGACGAAAGCCGGAGTATTCAGTCTTACCGAGTGGATATTCAGCGTTGTATACAGGACATCATTCGGGGATGCTCGCTGGAGAAGGGGGCTGATGATTACAGGCTGATGCATATCTCTTTTGGCGACAATATACAGCAACATCATGACTTCAAGCCGTTGAATCAGTGCCAACCAGATGATTATGTTGGACAGGAAAGAAAGTCCCGTTCGACTGCTTTGTCTGATGCGATTGTTTACGCCGTTAACTCACTGGTGGTAAAATCAGATTACATGAAAAACGATGATGTTAGCGGTATCGTGTTGGTTCTGAGCGACGGGAGATCGACCAAGTCATCGTATAACCGGGAATACTTAAGGCGAATTATCACTAAGTCCGCCTCTAGCTCATCTCTTCGTTCCCTGAAAGTCATTTTAATCGGCGTCGGCGATGACCCGTATGCGCAGGAGGAAATGGAAGAATTCTGTCGCGAGGCAGGGATCGCTCAATACGTATCGCTTCGTGATGTAAATCATGAGACAATTGCTATGCTGATATCCTGTGTGCACCGGAACATCATGTCGCAACGTCACGCCATGCATATCGGCAGGGAGCCCAGGAAGTTGTGCGTCGAATAGACAAAGCCCTTACTCTACAGAAGCCCTCGGATGGCATTGGTCGTCCGAGGGCTTTTTTTTTAAGATAAGTGCTTGAGATTGTTGCATAATTGGACTGGTTCGTTACGGAAGGATACCGCCCATGAAAAAGCCTACTGATGTATTGACTACGGGGCAGATTGCCAATCTTTGTCGTTGCGCCCCCAGGACTGTTGCCAAGTGGATTGACGACGGCGCACTCAAGGGTTTCCGTCTTCCAGGCTCCAAGGACCGCCGCGTAGTCCTGGTGCAATTGTTTTGCTTTATGCGCGAGCGCGGCATGCCGCTGGAATGGCTCGCGTCTATGACAGATATTCAGGAAATCAAGAGATATTGCGACATTCACATGATTGAGGATACTGTTGAGATGGAGCCCGGACAGGCTCCGAAGGCCGTGTTGGATGTAGTTGGGGAAATTCTCATCTCGCTAAGAGAGGTCTTTGGGAAGGTGGTTACGATTAGCAAAAGGCGAGGGACTAATGCTCCGATATTAACTATAGCTGTTGAGGGAACGACCCAAACAATCACGTTGCAGCGAGAGCATGTATCGGCGATAATACCGATTCTTACTTGTTTTATGAATACTGGGCAATTGACAGAGTCCATGGCCTAAAGCGAGGACAAGATGGCGGACAATGATATTTATATTGGGAAGATTTGTGCTTCGTCGGACAATACCTTAGCTGTCGTAACGTCCAAAAAGCGAATACCGATCAAGGGGATGAGATGGTTTGGATTCACACTTGACGGATATCCTTGGAAAAGCCGCAATCCCAGGGTGGTCGCAGATAGCCTTAACGAATACATTCATCAAAAGATTGACGAGAGAGCCTTCTCTTTGCGAGATATGTATACGGACAAACTTGCTGTTGAAAAAATCAGGATACAGCGTGAACGCGATCAGCAGTTGGTAGATGCGAAAAAAGAGTGGGATAAAGAAAATGAGAAATGCATTGTTGAGGCAGCTGGCGAGATGGCGAAGATCAAACAAGAGATCGCTAATCTACAAGCAGAGTATGCAGGCAGCGACGGCGCATGCAGCCGCTTGGTAGAACGGCAGATCAACGAAGAGCGGAAAGCTTACTTGGGCATTTTGCGCAGTTTGCTTAAGAACGCAAACAAATCTACTACAACGGCCATTGAGAGAGCGGTCGTACGCATTGACGAAAGAGCGAAAGAGCGTAAACAGAAAAGATTGGAGTCTCTAAATGCACCAGATACAATGGGTGTATGATGGCTATCTTTGGGTATTTAGCGGGACGAAGGCAGGAAACCCCACCCTTGCGGTAGGATAGTTCAACATATGGGGAGAGTCGATGCGATACAAGTATGCGAATACGCTAAAAGCAGACTTGTATTTCTATAAGGCTCATGTCGTAAGCGTGTATGACGGGGATACGCTGACGGCTCGAATCGATCTTGGTTTTGATACCAGCGTTCAGCATAAGCTTCGACTATCTGGCATTGATACGCCCGAGATACGGGGCAGGGATCGAGTGCAGGGTCTAAAGGTCCGAGACATAGTTCGGGAACTGGTCTTGGGCAAAGATATATTTGTGGAAACAGTTCAGGACAAACAAGGCAAATATGGAAGATATCTGGCGGTTGTTTGGTATGGCAATGGCAATGGCAATAGGTATTACTGTCTAAATGAGTTCCTTCTGGAAGAAAATCTGGCAAGGCCCTACTGATCGCCTGGTTTGTCGCAAGATCGAATGTATTGTATGGTGCCTTTTGATGACGGCCGGCTTTGCTATTTTTGGATGGCTTTGCTTCGAGTTAATCAAAACTCTGGTTCAAGCCATGTGTCATAAACTGCCGATATGATAATGTTGCTCATCGAGCGGAGAAGCCAGTGACTACCATCAAGCAAGATTTCAATGTGGTTCCGCGACAGGACGTGGAGCGCCTAGCCAAAGTGATAGGCGCTAAATCTGCTGTTGCGCGGGCGCTGAAAGATGCTGATAGCCATAATGGTGATGTCCGCTTTTGGGTGGGGCGTCATAAGCGCCAATATTCAATTCTGGTAGAGAAAGTCCTCTCAACAGACGAAGATTGTTGAAATTTTCGCTTTCTTCAAACTCCGGCAACATTCTAGAGCGAGTATTCTCCCATAAGGACAGAATCGGAAGGCGTGAATATGACCCAGACAACCGCACTCGACCAGCCGCATGCCCTTGCGTTTTACCACGAAGGCAAGGTCCGCGTTCATCCTGACGCATCCCAGGATGTCAAGAGCGCGGTTCTTACCTTTATTGACACTGTGCTGACGGCCAGCGGACAGGCGACGTATTACAACACCAAGAAAGAGCAGTATCGCGCGCTCTACGAGGTTCATGATGCGATTTTTCGCGTCAATCGCGGACTGTATGGCGCGATGCTGTGTCTGCCTGGCATCATGGACAAGAGCCGTCAAATTGGTTTTACCAAGCTCCTGGAAGATAACAGTGAGGGCAGGGAAGCATCGTTCTTAACCCCAGAACAGGAAAATTGGGTTATTGCCTATCTGTCCAGAAATATTAGACCCAGCGCGCTGTTCCGGCAGTTCGTGGAAATTCGCAATAAGAGGGTGAATAACAGCCGCGTGCGCAAGTTCATTTTTGGCGCGATCCTGCCGAGTAATTCGCTGCCGCTTTGGTCGGTCAAGTATCGATCCAAGGTTCGCGCTGCGCTAGAACATGCTTGGAGCCGGCAAATGGCTTCTGCGATTCGTTGTATTCTGAGCAAACCTGCCCAGTCGAGAACAGATAAGGAAAGGTCCATCCTTGATAAGAACATTGATCGCTGGGTACGGCGCGGCAATAGCGAGCTGACCCCCGACGAGGTTTATCAGTGTATTTGCTTTGTTTTGGGCGGGAAGATGGGTAGCAAGTATACCGTCAAACTGTTGATGCAGCGGCTTGATGCCCGAGAGAGCCTGGACAAGGGCAAGGACTTACCGCCGGAAGTCCTGGAAGGCATTCGAAGTCGCTATCACAAGGATGCTGCTAAGGGCGCGGTCTTGGCGGTCACTAAGGATACGATGACCAATACCCAGAAGCGCCGCGTACAGCGCTCGGCCAAGGAAGCGAATGTTGATGTTAAAATGGACCCGCTCAAGCAGGACATTATTCCGCTGTATGTTTACGCGCTTGAAATGGGGATGACTCGCGAAATCTTCCAGGCCCTCGACACGAAGGCTCGCAAAATCGCGCAGACAATCCCTGTTCGATATAGGCGCGTCGGCATTGTGGTGGATAACTCCGAGTCGATGTTCGGCACGGATCAGGCGAAGCGCAAGCCGTTGGCTATCGCCCTGGCTATGCGAGACATCCTTGCGGCGTCCGCGACAGAATATGCCTTCGCCATCCCATCGCAGGGACAGTTCGATGACTTCGGCATGACAACGTCGCGCGGCGACACGAGTCTTGCCGAGCCTCTGATTCGAGTAATCGAGGAAGGGGTTGATGCGGTCTACCTGATTACTGATGGATACGAGAACAGTCCGGCAGGCAGGACCGGCGAAGTTATTGAACGTTTGAGGGAAATCGGCATTGAGGTTCCTATCTTCCAGGTGTCGCCTGTTGTGTCCGTCGAGGCGGCAGGTATTCGTGCGCTTTCGGATCGTGTCGCTCCGATGCCGGTTGCGAACCCAGCAGGCATCGGCTTGTCGATGATTCGAGCAACGATTACGAGCGATGTCGAGACGGGCATCGAAGCGCTTTTGGAAACCACGCGACCGCTACTGGAGGGTTAAGGTTATGGCTATGGCGAATATCAGCGTAGGCGAACTTTTGCACGGCTGTGTGCCTGGCCGGATTCAGTCTGTAGGCTACATGCAGGTCATCCCTCTTATCTCTGGTATTGAGGATGAGCGTTTCGTGTCTCCGAGACGGGCGAAGGTTTCGACCACGACATACGGCACACTTGTTTTCGACAACACCGAAAACAAGGAGGTTATTGTCCCGGCTCAGGCGGCTTATATTGTTAAGCAGGCAGCGCAGGACCATGCGATGACGACGGTTGGGCTGGTTCCCAAGAAGAAGACGATATCGTTCAATACGGCAGCATGTATCCAGCAGACTCAGGGTGGAACTATTTACTCTGACGAGCATGAGATGATTATCTTGCCGGTCGAATTGCGCAATGATGCCCACCAAGTCCGCAAGAAGCTGGGCTACGAAAAACTGTGGCCTGCCATTAACGCTATGAATGAGAGGTATGGCGTTAGCCGCGGATATGGCGCGCAGGGGCATTTGGAATACTTCATGGATGCGTTCAAGACTCAACTGGATTGCTTCGTCGCCGAGTTTGAGCCTGTTCCTAAACAGGTCGGCGCGATTGTGTTGGTTGGCGGCAGGGTCGTTGGCATTGAACGCACCCCGAACGAGGAATATTGGCGAGACATCTGGCGCACCTTGATCAGGGAGTGCTATGGGTCGCTGGCGATTCTTGAACAGCGAAAACATGCCACGAAGGCTCCTCCAGTCCCCAAGACCCGAGAGGCTTTGCCCAAGGCAACCGATCTGTCGGACCTCAAGACGAAACTCCGGCAGACCCAGGACCGAGAGTATTCTAATGTGAAAACCATCGTGGAGAACGTTGCGGCACTGAAGCTTGATCGGTCAACGGACGCCACCAGCGGCTCGTTTGTGGTCGATGCGGTAGAGGGCGACTCTTTCGTAGGCCAGGTGGTTGTAGACGGCGAGAAGATTGTGTACGCTTCTCTCGTCGCTCGCGGATCGCAGGCCAAGAATGAGGATTGGTTCCTGGGTAAACGGTTTGCGATGTAAAATTGCCCCCGGTAGCTCCTCCTGGCGGCTTCGGTCGCTAGGGGGAGTTTTTCTTGAGGCATAAATTGAAGAAAATGCAGAAAATTGACGCCAGGATGCATTGACATTAAAGGTTCGGACGTTACTATGACGAATAAGAAAGCTGGGGACTTGAACGTCAATACCGCGATCTTCGGATAGTTGGCATGACCTTTAACCTACCCCAGATACTATTTTGTCGCAAGTGCGATGTAGATGAACGCATGACAAGTGAATAATGGTGGTTTTGGGATGCCCAACTACTAACAGAGGGTGGGGTCAGGACTTTCGCGTCAATTCCGTGATTAGACAATTTCACACCCTTTGACCCGCCCCCTACCTGATCCTATCCCCTGTTAGTAGAACATAAACGGGAACTCTTGCGTCAATACCGAGTAGGCATTATAAACCCCAGGATACGGGTTCGAATCCCGTTCGGCGCTTTGCGTAGTTTAGTACGCGCCGATAGCTCAATTGGCAGAGCAGGAATCTCAACGTTGACCCAAACCTTATCCCGTTTTTTAATACTGACCGCCGGAAGCGAATAGATAGGACTCGCGCGTTAATACCGTGACATAGCTCAATGGTAGAGCAACACCCCTAAAGGTGCGATTGAAGGTTCAAACCCTTCTGTCTCAACAGAACTTAACCCGCAACCTACCTATCTATTTCCTTCCGGCGGTTTTTTAATGCGCAGAAAAATCTATTAATTAGTTACATAGTGTACCGTGGGAAGCACGGAAACAAACGCTCGTGGAGACTGCTTAAGGTTCATGCTCGTTTTACGAGCAGGGGTACTCCAACGACAAGATTCTCCGGCGAAAATGCCGACTGCATCATATGATGTAGGCAACCATGGCCGCGTAGCTCAGCGGAAGAGCAAAGCGTCTCTAAAACGCTAGGTCCAGGGTTCGAGTCCCTGCGCGGCTTTATGAATGTACGAGATTATCTTAAAGACGAGATTGTCAAGTACGTTGAGTCGGCTCAGGGCTGTAAGGCCACTGAAATTGCTCCTGCGATAATTGATGCCATCACCCCCACCCAAAGGGAGGATGGGACAATGGCTGCATTTCTAGAACTTCCATTTATAATTGAAGAGCTGATTGATGAAGGACGGATTGTATCTGTCTGTTACTCATTGCCGAGTATGCCATACCGAGAAAAACAGTTTTTGTTACCTGCTGGCACATCAGTATTAGCAAGGAGCTTGCTATGAAGAGTGTGGTAGCATTGATTATTCTGATCATTCCGTCTTTCGCATTTGCCGGTCAAAAGATTCATATTGGCATTTATTCTACCAGCGGCTTTCATCGCGCTCATTACCAGCCAGCTTATTATGGAAGCCGACCGTTCAGCTATACATCTTTCATCCGCATGCCTCCACCGCAGAAAACGCCGCCATTGGCTTACGATAATAACAAGGCGGCATATGGGTATGTACAATCTCGTATCATTGCGGCGAAGCAAAGAGAAGTGGAGAAGCAGGAAAAGGCGAAGTGGCAGGATGACCAGCAGAGACGAAATGTAATTTGGGAACAGCAAAGGAATCAATTCGCTCGAAGTTGGATTTTTGATTAGAAAGGAATTGAAATGTCATTGATTCTGAAAGCGGCGCGACTGGCACGGAAAGCTCATGGGGGACAGACCCGCAAACATAATGGGCTACCATATGATGCTCATGTTTCTCGCGTTGCGGGTCGGGTAGCCACTCATGACATCGCCTGCGAAGAAAGTGTAGCGGCGGCCTTTCTTCATGACGTGAAAGAGGACACGTCATATACATTCGATGATATCCTTACTGAATTACACGATGAGCGGGCAGAAGATGTGCTCGATCTCGTCCGTGAATTGACCAATCCGTCCAAGGGTTCTCGCTTATCCAGGACGGAACGTAAGTGCATGGATAGAGATCATCTATCTAATGTCAGCTATGAGGCGAAGGTTATAAAACTCATTGACCGCTGCGATAACCTAATGGAAATACTGTCTAACTGGACGAGGCTGACTATAGACGAAAAAAACTTTGTTCAGCTCTATGTCGAAGAATCTATATTATTGGCGAAAGTGATAGGACATGCGGATGAACGTTTGGAAGAGGAACTGATGATGTATGCCCATCAGTTGCGAAAGTTGGTTCGCCAAGAAGTCTCGCATCGGCGAACTTCTCCGGACTCTATCGAAACTGCATCATAGGTAGATAGGTAGATAGGTGATAACGATGTTTCAACCAAACAACATTGAGACGTTCATGGGGGGAACTTTTGGGCTGCCTAAGCATGGGATCAAGACAGTGGGTGACTTGCGTATACTGCTTCGATCCTGGGCGCAAGAGGTAGATGATTGGGGCGACGACGATACCCCGATCAGCGAAGTAGCGATTGTCAAAGACAGAGTCAGCGTGACTCTTGCGGCAGGTATTGTTCAGTGAGAACCCTCAATATAAGGAGACCAACTATGGGATTCTCGTAGGTTGACAATTCGGTTTCGTATCTTTACGTTATCACACGTAGGGACTTGCCATTTCCTGTCTGCGCCGTTCAGGCGTGTCATGCCGCAATCGAAGCGGCCAGGTTCATTCCCCCATAGGTAGAGCATCCTCATCTCGTTTTGTGCGCCGTCAGAGATGAGGAGCGACTTGAACGCGCAGCTGAGAAGCTGGAGCGTAAGGGTATCCGTCTGCGCCGATGGCGAGAGCCGGATATCGATCAGTTAACCGCAATTGCGACAGAGCCTATTTCAGGCGATGCGCGTCGTTACTTCAAAGACTTCCAACTTCTTAAAGGAGACCACGATGGCTACGCTCACACAGTATCGTAATGTTTACAAGACCCGCTTCGGCTACGTTTCGTGTAGCTACAGGATGTATCAGAAGCTCAGAAGGCTTAACTACCTTTGCCTTCTGACTCGCCAACAGAATGCGAGATGGGAGCGGTGGAACCGCAAAGACCCCCAGAACCGAGTCATCCGTCAATGGATCAGGAACAGCCAGGGCCAGAAGGTCGGTTCGGTTGTTTCTGGTCCACAGCCCGAGCCTAAGAGATACCGTGTCCTCGAATCTCATCTGGAGAGCATTGAGTTCGCTTATCGATTGGCCAAGTATCCGATGCCGCAGGCGACGTTGGCGATGGAGGCGGCTCGCTTGATATCTGTCGAAGACAGCAACAGAGACTTCGACCGGCTCTTGGAAACAGCTGAGCAGGAGATTATATCCTGATAGTTAGCTGGCGGAGGCCAGCGTCTCCGCCAGCTATTGTTTTTGAGCGGTAAATCGCTTAGCAGGACAGGCAAATTCTGGATCGCGAGTGATCGTGTGAATCAGTTTATCTACTTTGACGCATCGGCTTGCGGTGGTTAGCCCGCCGGTTGCCTTATATCGCGGGCTGGGGTTCTTGGTTGCGTATTTACATTTACGGCATTTGTCGCGTCGGTAGTGTATGACGGTGAGAGATACAGATGTCTTGGAGTCCGTCTTACCAACATGCTTTCCTGGTTGTCTTTTTCCGCATTTACAGGGCATACTCTGGGTGTCGATATAAAGTTTTTAAGTTCGTTAAGACGAACCATAATTTGTGATAGACAAGCAATTGCAAAGCCTCGCCGTAGATTGGGCAGACAAGGTGTTCCAGGATATCTATACAGCTTGCCATAGCCCTGAGCATGTTCTTTACGGCGAATCTCTTAAGATGTACAAGATACTAAGCGACTGGGGTTGGTTTGAGTTATGTCCGATAGAGGAGGATCAGGGCGAGGCGGTTACTCGTCAATGGTTGGCTATGAACAAATATGCGAAACTTGAATGGGCAAAGCGACACCCAGGAGCCGACAAGAAAATAAAGCCCAGCAAATGGGACATTGTAACTGGCCGGGCGAAGAGGAAATGATATGCTGATTTACCTGATTATAGCCGTATTGTCCGCCTGTGGCTTATCGATTTTGGTGGTAGAGAAGGGCAACGACTATCCTATCCGCTTCGTTGTTCAACCTTTGCGGATGTTGCTGGAAGCAGTTCACGAGAAGACGGGGGGAGTCTTTGATTGCGGAGTATGTTTTTCGTTTTGGGCGGCATTGTTGTGTGATTGGTTGTTGTATTATGTTTTTACAGATCAGGTCTATTTTTTGTGGCCCATATCGGGCTTAGTAGCGGTATTTGTGATGTGGCTGGTTTATGAAATTCTGAATGCGTTTGACCCTCTAATGGGGGAGGATTCGGACGAGGAAGTTGGTATATAGATGATAGGAGAAGGTAGAGAGATTACCGTGCATGAGCTTGTCATCTTTATTTTCGCGCGAGCATTACGAATCCTGGACACTAAGAGTTGCATCTAGCCTTGACGAAGTTTACAGTGCTTGGAGGTTGGTATACCGCGAATATCGCTCATTTGGGTTTCTGCATGAGAACAAATATAAGATTGTTGTTCCTCGGCATTTCAATCATGATTCGTTGGTCATACTGACCAGTATCTACCACGTAGCCATCTCAACATTAACTTGTTCTCTGGATAGCGAACATGGCTTGACTTTGGACACAGTCTTCCGGGATCAGATAGATCAACTACGAGATGACGGGAGGCATGTCGCAGAAATAGGGATGTTTGCTAGTGTTCGGGGGCATGAGGCTTATCGGTCCTTGGCCAGAGACTTGCTGGAAATGATGCGCTACTCGTACTATTACTTACGATACCAAAAAATAGATGATATTGTGGTTGGAGTTCACCCAGACCATGTATCATTTTATAAGGATGTATTTGGTCTGGACATATTTAGCGATGAGAGATCGTATGCCAGATATAGCAACAATCCTGTGGTTTTGATGAGAGCTGGGCTTCAAAACTGGTCTAAAAAAGATCATCCTGTAGTTAGATACTACGGCGACAATCGCATTCCTGAGTTACAATTCAAACATCGATATGACTTCAATCCAGTAGAGGTTCGCGATTCCGCCATAGGAAAATTCCTGGACTCTTAGTATTAAAAGCATATCTATCGCAGGAGATTGACTAATGGCTCGAAACCAGAATATGATCCTTGTAGCGTGGGCGATGCTTACAACCTCCCTGGTTGTTGTCGCTTGCACAAAAGACATGACTATTGGCGGTCCATTCGTGGATCACAATGTCCATGATAGGATTGAGAAGGTGCATGATAATCTCACCAATGCCAATGACAAGGTGAGTGAGGCGTCCAGCCATATCAAGGATGACGCTGACGCCATCAAGGATGAGGCAAACCAGGCTAGAAACAAGTTGACTCCAGAGGCCAAGCCCTCTGTGCAGCCTCATCTCGAGAACATCGTGCATAGCGCAGACCGCATCAGGGACAAGACCAAGCTGCTGGAAGAAGCGATGATTTTGTTGACGCTGGCGGATGAGGAATTACTGGAAGCCGCCGACCGCATTAAAAAGATGGAGGCGGAAGCTAAGGATGCTTATGCTGCGCGCATAGCCGCAGAGAAGGACAGGGACGAGGCATTGCAGAGAGAGAAAGAGGCGACCGGCAAGATGATCCGTTGGCTTATTGTCATATGTATTATTGGCGTTGGGCTGGCCTTGCCTGTCGGCATATTTGGCAGTCCCTATGTTGGACTGCTCCTGGGAGCCGCCTCTATTGGCACGCTGGTTATCGCCATTACAGTCAGTCAATACTTCGACTACATCGCGATAGGCGGGTTGGTCGTCATTGGTTTGGCAGCCGCTATGGTCGCCTATAAACTGTTTGTGAGGGATAAGGCCGTCAAGGAGATCGTTCAGACGACGGAGATCGCCAAGCAGGGTATGGGCGAACAGGAGCGTCGCCGCGTTTTTGGATACAAGGCATCGCCTGGGTTGGCGTATCAGATGCAAAGCGGCTCTACCGAAAGCCTCGTCAACAGGGTTCGTCACAGAATGAAGGGCATGTGGGAAGAAACTATTGCTGGGTCCAGGGGCAGCGAGTCTCATGGCGATACATCGAACGCTTTAGCAACTTAATTATTATTCGCGTTTTCGTTCTTGATATGCTGGGTTATTCTTTCGGCTATGCTTTTCGCCATTGATAGGGGAATACTTCCACGGGCTAGGTCACTTAATGTTTCGTCGTGATCGTCGGATATTTTGTGAACGCAAAATGGGCAGCAGCAATGGATTTTGCTGACTTCCGGGTATGTCTTGGCGATATGATCTAGTACGTCTGTCCCCAGCCATACTTTTTTCTTGCAGTAATGGCAATGTTTTTGAACGGCCTTGGGGTTATACGGAACTGGCAAATCCTGCACCCGCACCACCATAACATATGCTGTATCGTTATCCTTTTGCATACCAGAGAATATCGTTCCTGTAAAAACACTGGAGAAAGTGAAGGTCGTCACTTTTTTAGACGATCAAGTGATAAAGAGGAGTATATCTCATTTTCGGGGAAAGAGTAGGGCCGCAAACTTTGTATAAGGAGGAACTAATGGGTTGTAGACAGTTGGACGAGGAGGCGTTGAATTGCCTCTGGAAGAGCTACCGGAAGAAGAAGGACAAAAAGAAAAAACAAACACTTGTAGAGCATTACTTTCCTTTTGTTCAGAAAATCGCTTACCGATTGGCAAAGAAGATCAATTGGCAAGTAGAGCCAGATGCCTTATCCAGCTTCGGAGTTGATGGGTTGTATCGGGCCATTGATGGTTATCGCCCTTCCCGTGGCGTTCGTTTCGAATCCTACGCCAATAGACGTATCCGAGGCGCAATGATAGACGGACTCCGTCGAGAGGATATGGTGCCTCGTAGCGTTCGTATCTTAGGCGAGAGGTTTGAAAGACATAAGCAGAAAATACAGAACCATCTTGGACGAAAAGTATCCGATGTGGAAGCGTCAGACTTGTTGGGTATGGACGAATCCTACTTTCAAAGGAACTACCGCAAGTTTCTTCCTTCGGCATTTTCCAGTTTGGAAACAGGACTTGAAACTGACCAGGAAGAGTTCAAAGAGGACTGCAATATCGTCCTCAAAGACGAGAGTGATCCTCCAGGCAATCCTGCGGTTCGTAAAGAGTTCTTCAATAAACTGATGGGAGATGGATTCTCGCCTATTGAACGACGCATCGTTTGGCTCTATTACTACGAAGGGCTGACAATGGATCGCGTGTCTAAGCGAATCAAATTATCCGAGTCTCGCGTGAGCCAGATGCACAAAGCCATGCTCCCGCGTTTGGCCGATAAGATTAAGAGAAACCCTGAATATTTTGGGGACATACACTCTTTTATCGGCTATAGTGGCAAGGCTGGCGCGATTCGGTGATTCTCCGGAAAACTCGCAATTTGCGTCATATAGGTGGAAGCGGGCGATTACCGCGCTATAGATATGATTGAGGCGAGAGTTGGAGACATTGCGTATCCCAAGTCGGTGGCTGTAGTTACACCTGCCAATGGATGCGGGATTATGTCGCGGGGCGTCGCAGCAATTTTGAGCGATGTCCGGCATGGCGGCAAAACGCTGGAACAGCAGGGCAAGGCTCTGGTGGCGAAGCGGGAGAAGCCGTTCGCGGCAGGCGAGATGTTTTTTACGGGGCCTGGAAGGCTCAGGCGACGCGGTGTGCAGCGTGTGTATCATGCTGTGTTGCAGGAGTTCCCAGGAGGATACACGAGCTTGCATTGGGTAAATCAGGCTATGAGGGCCGTCATGAAGGCGGCGGTGGATGAGGGATACGACAGCATTACCTTGCCCGCGATTGGGGCAGGGCCAGAAAGGCTTGATCCGGTATCGGTTGCCGGACAGATGACAATTGTGGCAAAGGCGTATTCTCATCTGATAGGTATCAAGTTCATCGATGCTAACGAGGTCTTTATCAACGAGATCAAAAGTCTGATAGGCATGGAACAGGAAAGTCATGAGTAGCGTCCTAGATCATCCAGTATTGGTACTGAACAAGGGATGGCTTGCTATCCACATTGACACTGTTCGCGAAGCGATTGTGAAGGCGTGCAGCGGCGCGGCTAACATCATTCACGCGGACGGCGGCTATGCTCTTTACTCAATGGGAGAGTGGATGGAGCTGCCGGTCAATGAAGGGAATCGTTTCATTCAGGCAGGACATCAGAAAGTCCTGGCTCCGGTCATTATCGTTTTGACTGATTACAACGAGATTCCTTCGTTTGAAGTGAAGTTGACTCGTCGGAACATCATGATCCGCGATGGCTTTACCTGCCAGTATTCGGGTCGCAGACTGCGTCCTCGCGAAGCAACGCTCGATCACATTATGCCGCGCTCTCGCGGCGGGCGTTCCACTTGGGAAAACCTGGTTTGCTCGCATCCGGACATCAACTTTCGTAAGGGTGACAAAACGCCGCAGGAAGCCGGGCTGACTTTGCGCAGAGTGCCATATAAGCCTGAATGGGGTCCGGCTTTCACGGCGACTGTTTCCAATGCGCCCAAAGAGTGGGAACCGTTTTTGACGAAACGAGAGAAGGAACTGTTCTTTCCTCAAGCCGTCGCATGATCAGAAAACGGATCAAAAGTCAGAAAATCGGGTATCGCGGTTCAATCAAAGGCTGGAACAACGCTTTAGCGGATGTTCCAGCCTTTATCCTTGGCAACTGTCCCTTTCTGCTTGAGCATGATCTGGGCTTGCTTCGTCATGAATTCTCGATAGGCATCAATCGCGTATTCTACCACTTTGATCCGACCATTCTAATGTGGCAGGACCCGGAGCTGTGGTATACAGAGAAATCGAGAATTCCCAAGTTGGAAGCCATTAAGTTTTGCCGCGATAGTGCAGATGTACAGGGGAGGTTCCTGCATTTTAAGTTGACAGGCAATGGTTTTCAAATGCCAGAGAATCCATCAGTTCTTCATGGGCGTGGATCGACAGGCCCGCTGGCATTTGAACTGGCATATCTTTTAGGATGTAATCCTATTATTTTGCTTGGCATGTCTTGCCGATATTATGATGGTAAGACGGATTTTTATGGAAAAAACCCGTCTCATAAGCCCCATACGTTGCGCAATTGTAGACGCGGACTATATTGGGTAAAGAAATGCGAAAGGCTTGGACGACGAATCATCAATTGCTCTCCCAACAATGTGTTCGAAGAAACATTATCATTGGAACAGGCGATTGCAGAGATGGGAAAGAGGCCACCTCAGAACCGCCAAAGCCTCATCAAGCGTCTTTTGAAATCAAAAAAGTAATCAGCCGCTATCAGATGGCCTAGTGTTGGGGAAAAAAAATCACTTGCTAACGTGGCATTCCTTATCGAGTTACAAATGTGCTCACAGAAAGTTCGGTTAACTCAAAAGGAATCAAACAGCGGGAAGTGAACTAGGTCAGATATATATTCGGACCATTAGGATTAGGAGAAATCTGTGCCTGACATATCAGTAAAGAAACGAAATGGTCGTCTCGAAAAACTCAATTTAGACAAAATCAATCGTTGTGTTCAGCGCGCTTGCGATGACGTAGAGGCGGTTTCGGCGAGCGAGGTTATACTGGATGCCCAGGTGCAGCTTTATAACAAGATTACCACAACCGAAATTGATAAAGCGCTTATTTTATCCGCCAGAAGTAAAATCGAGAAAGACCCCAACTATTCCACGGTTGCCGCTCGACTACTCCTCAATACCATATACAAAGAAGTCTTTGGAGAAGGCGTCGATAGCGATGTCTTCGACATGCAATATCACAAGTCGTTCGTGACAAATCTCAAGAATTTGGTTAAAGTTGGGCGTATTGATGCAGAGCTGTTGAAATTCGACCTGAATCGCCTTGCGAAGGCGCTGGATACGCGCAGGGATCATTTGTGGAACTATTTGGGTATCCAGACGGTCTACGACAGATACCTGTTACACATCAACGGACGGCGTATGGAGACTCCGCAGGGATTTTGGATGCGAGTTGCGATGGGACTGGCGATTAACGAAGAAGATCGGGAAACCAAGGCTATCGAATTCTATGATGCTCTATCTCGCAATTTATGCCTTTCTGGCACGCCGACATTGTTTAATAGCGGCACCGTTCATCCTCAGCTGAGTAGTTGTTATCTTTCAAGCGTTGACGACTCGATTAACGGTATTTTCGGAACGATACATAACCAAGCATGTTTGTCCAAATTTGCTGGCGGACTGGGAGTAGACTGGACTCCTATCCGCGGGACCGGCTCTTATATTCGAGGAACCAATGGCAAAAGCCAGGGCTTAGTGCCGTGGCTTAAAATCTTTAACGATACGTTGGTCGCAGTCAATCAATGCTTTGATCCTGAGACACATGTATTTACGGGCAAGGGTATAAAGCAAATGAAAGATGTTGAGAAAGGCGATTTTATACTTTCCGGAAATGGCGAACAATGCGAAGTTGAACAGGTGATGTTTTATGAGCAGAATGATAGCATGGTCGAAATCGATGTTGAGCATTCTGTTGACAAGATGAGGGTCACTTCTGGTCATCCGCTTTTGGCTTTACGCAATGTTCCAGTAGAAGTTGAGAACGATAGGACTTATAGGAGGTTGGATAAGGGAATGATCGCGACGGAATGGGTCGAGGCAGGCGACTTGAAACAGGGCGATTATGTCGCATTCCCCATACCGCAAGAGACATTGAAGGTGGATGGATTTGCGGATGAAGATGCTTATCTGTATGGATTGATGCTAGGAGACGACCATGCCTCCATAGATCAAGACGAACGTGGAGTATCCTTTCGCCAAGATACCGCAAATGGCAGTTTGCCGTTTGATTATGATGATTTATATGACAAAGATCATAACAAAAGAATATCTGCGAAATTCATGCACCTTCCTAGACCTCAGTCTTTGCAGATGATCAAGGGATTGCTGGATTCGGATGAAAATCTGTCTATAGGAGACGAGATAATCTTTGGCAATGCTTCTAGATTACTAGTGGAAGGCATGAGGTATCAGCTTCTTCGTATGGGGATACCGTCTGCTGGTAATAAAAGAGAAAGAAATTATGATCCTGAATTTCCTTGCAGCGATGGCCCAGCGGTCGCCGCGAAAGGAACGACGGTTGTTTATGATTTAAGAATTCCAGCTGTTCAGGAGATTGCAGATTTGGTAGGGTCTAAAGTGTTGACTAAGCCAAACTGGTTACGTGTTCATAACTTGATATTAAGTAGAGTGAAGTCTGTAAATCCAATGGACAAATTGCCAGTGGTAGTTGATCTGAAGATAAAACGAGATGAGACGTACGTGACCAGCTCTGGATTAGCTCATAATGGCGGTAGGCGGAAGGGGGCAGGATGCGCTTATTTAGAGACATGGCATTGCGATCTTGAGGACTTTTTGGAGTTACGTAAAAATACCGGCGATGATCGTCGGCGTTGTCATGATATGCATATGGCCAACTGGATTCCTGATGAATTTATGCGCCGCGTTCAGGGAGATGAGCAGTGGTATCTTTTCAGCCCAAGCGACACTCCCGATCTACATGATCTATTTGGGAAAGAGTTCGATAAGGCATACAAGCTATACTGCAAGCAGGCGGATGCTGGGGAAATCCCCAGTAGGATAGTTCCCGCCAAACATCTTTGGAAGAAGATGCTACGGTCTTTATATGAAACTGGACACCCGTGGATGACCTGGAAAGACCCGTCTAACATTCGCTATCCCAATCAGCATGTGGGGACGGTTCATTCGTCTAACTTGTGTACCGAAATCCTCTTGCACACTAAGGCGACTAAGTATGGAGACACAGGCGAGGTTGAGGAAATCGGAGAGACAGCTGTGTGTAACTTAAGTAGTCTCAACTTGGCAGCTCATATCGAAAATGGTAATATGAACTGGGATTTGCTTCAAAAAACCATTGGCACAGCAATGCGAATGCTCGATAATGTCATTGATATTAACTACTATCCGACCAAAGAATCTCGCAAGTCCAATACGACTCATCGCCCTGTCGGACTGGGAATTATGGGCTTTCATGACATGCTTCATCTGTTGGGTATCACTTATGATTCAAATGAGGCCGTTGAACTTTCTGGGCAGGTGCAAGAGTTTGTTTCGTACCACGCCATTTTGAACTCTAGCAAGTTGGCCAAGGAGCGCGGGACGTACCGCACTTACGAAGGCTCGACCTGGGATCAGGGGTTGCTGCCTATCGACACTTATCGAGAGTTGATCAAATATCGTGGCAATGAAGATGCTACAATAGTTCAACGGCTGGATTGGAGTGAAGTTAAAGATCACGTAGCGCAGCATGGTATGCGTAACTCGAATACGATGGCAATTGCTCCAACCGCTACAATTAGTTATATCGCCGGATGCTCGCAAAGTATCGAGCCAGACTTTGGCGTTCTTTACGTTTATACGACGCTATCCGGCGAATTTACAATGGCGAACCGCTTCTTCGCAGACGATATGAAAAGGCTAGGATTGTGGGGCAAGGACTTGATCGATGCTCTTAAGGTTGTGGATGGAGATATCGATCAACTGAACCTCCCTGAGGATATTAAGCACAAGTATAAGTCAGCTTTTCATATGCCACCTGAGCGGCTCATCGACTGCGCTGCCGCCAGGCAACAGTGGATTGATCAGGGGCAGAGTCTTAACCTATATGCTGATACGACCAGCATGAAGTACCTGCATGATATGTATATGTATGCCTGGCAAAAATGCCTGAAAACAACCTATTATTTGCGGGCGAAGGCAGCCAGCCGCATTGAGAAATCTACTGGCTCTAAAAATGGCAATGGGTATCTCAAGGTAAATGGCAATGGCAATGGCAATGGCCAAGAGCCGCAGGAGAACGTATTGACTGATGGCGATGTTTGTTCGACGGAATCTCGCATGCGCGGCGAGATTTGTGAAGCATGTCAATAAAAAGGGCTGGCCATGAAGAAGATTCAAAAAAGGGCAGGGCTGTTGGTTGGAGAAATTGCTGGTGTCAACCAAATATGCCCCGTGATCTATGACTGGGCTTGGGACAGCTATATCAAGGGCGTAGCCAATAACTGGGTTCCTACCGAAGTTCCCATGAACAGGGATATCGAACAATGGAAATCCCAAACTGAACTGACTGAAGACGAAAGACTCGTTATTAAACGCTGCCTGGGATTTTTTGCTGGCAGCGAAAGCCTGGTTGCTAACAACCTGTTGCTGGCAATCTTTAGATGGATTACCAATCCCGAATGTAGGCAATACATCGGTCGGCAGAACTATGAAGAACTGTTGCACAACCATACGATTGTTTACATCTGTGATAGTCTAAATCTGGATATTGCAGAAATCTACGAGGCATATAAAAACGTCGCGTCGATCAAGGCCAAAGACGACTTCCTCATGGGGATTACATCTGACATCTCTCGTCCGGGCTTTGATATAAGCAATAACGAAGGCAGGAAAGAATTAGTGAGAAATCTTTTGTCCTACTATATCATTTGCGAGGGCATCATGTTTTATAGCGGCTTTGCCATGATGCTGTCGTTCGGACGCCAGAACAAAATGCCAGGTATTTCAGAACAGATTCAGTACACACTACGAGATGAATCGTTGCATATACAGTTTGGCGTCAATCTTATCAATACCCTGCGCAAGGAGCATCCCGGCATCTGGACCAAAGCTTTTGAAGAAGAGACTATTGATCATATCAAAAAAGCTGTTGAACTGGAGATCGCATATGCCCATGATGTAATGCCAAACGGAATCTTGGGGTTGAACGCGCCCATGTTTGTGGACTATGTGCAATACATAGGGAATCGCAGGCTTGAAGCGTTGGAATTGGATTTCCGATATAACTCTGATGTTAACCCGTTCCCGTGGATGAGCGAAGTCATCGACTTGCAGAAAAACAAGAATTTCTTCGAGTCAAGAGTGACGGATTATCAAACGGGAACCATAGAGGATGATTTTTAAGGAGATAGCGATGCGGCCAGAGCAGTATGTAGAAGGCGTATTAGGCACTAAAAGTCAGTTTTATCACTGGGACAGAGTTGATCCTGATTTGCTTCATGCGATTATGGGGTGCGAAACGGAAGTGGGAGAGATGATGGATGCTATCAAGCGCACTATTTTTTATGGGAAAGAACTGGACATAGTAAACGTAAAAGAAGAGTTGGGCGATCTTCTGTATTATGTCGCTCTTGCCATGCACGCTTGCGGCACTTCGTTCGAAGAGGTTATGAAAGCGAACCATGCAAAACTGAAAGCTAGATATCCAGATGGATTCAGTAAAGTTAGAGCTTCGGAGCGCAATTTGGCAGAGGAAAGAAAAGTATTAGAAGACAATATGGTTGATCGATGATCCGTGAAGATCAAATTATTCATGGAGATTGCCGGCAAATATTCCCAGATGTACCGGATTCTTTGGCTAAGATAGTAATCACGTCTCCTCCATACCGAGCTGGCAAGGCATATGAAGAGTCCATGTCTGTCGAGGAATATAGACAGTTTGCGGAGTCATGGGTTTCTCGAATTCCTCGCATTGTAGATGATAACGGATCATTTTGGCTTAATGTAGGGTATACCAAGATTGGAAAAAATGAAACACTACCATTGACGTACCTATACTATCCCTTGGTCAAGATGCGTCTTGTACAAGAGATCGTTTGGCATTATGAAGGAGGAATGTCATACAAAAAAAGATTTACACATCGCACAGAAAGATGGATGTGGTTTGCTAAAAATCCTGATAATGTAATATTCAATCTCGATGATATTAGAGATATCTCTCTAAACAAAACAGATGATAAAAGAAATCATCCTCTCGGGAAAAACCCGTCTGATTACTGGTCGTTTAATAGAGTTGTCTCTGGCACTGGAAAAACAAAAGAAAAAACCTCTCACCCATGTCAATTCCCTATCTCAATGATAAAAAGAATCATTCGATCTTGCTCCAATACAGGCGACCTGATTATAGACCCGTTCTCCGGGTCTGGCACTGTTTGCGCAGCTGCCAAAGAACTTGGACGTAAATATATAGGAATAGAACAATGCCAGCAATATGTCGATGAATCCAGGGAACGGTTAAGGAACATCAGCGGCTAAAGGGAAACATCATACAGATCAGAAAATAATAATGGATTTGGCTCCGACTATAGATCATGCCTGTATCAGCATCAAACACTGTCGTCGCATATCGATCCGGTGATACCCAAAGCGAAGAGGTCACCGATCTCTATGTCGCCAGACATAACCTGCCTGCTGCGCATAAAGTTGCGCTGCCATGTAGCTCAAATGAAATATTGAACAATGAAGCAGCATTTGATGCGCAGGTTCGTTTGCCGCTTAAGGCGGCTGTCGATGCCCTGGAGGTCGGCGGCGCAAATATTATGGTCATTGTTCTGAGCTTCCGCGTTCCAGGCGGATTTCGCTCTGGCAACGATGTCATATCGTCAACATCACGAATCTCTCGTATCCATAAACCATTTGTGAAGCAGATTCGGAATGACTTGTTTGATCGGAGGGTCTTCTCTCGATTTGAAACAGCAGATAAAGGCGTTGCCCTGATTGCATCTCGTATCGATGCTCCAACGATACAACTGGCTAAGGACATGGTAGAGAATGCCGATAGGCTCAGGAAGAGAGCCTTTGTGAATGGCAAATTTTATCTCGATCCATATTCTGATCGTCATGCTCCAGGATCAGATGATTATACCAATGAACTACTGGACTTCCAGACCAGAACATTGCCCGTCCTGAATCTGGAAGAATTCTCAACCGTATTCCTCGACCCCTATGTAGATGTGGTGATCCCATTCGCGGAAAATGATTCTTTTATTTGGTCATGGTTTACAGATAGAACATCCCTCTCGTTCTTCAAAGATACAGGCTCATTCCGCGTCTTCCTGTACAATGCCGACTTTGATGGCGCAGCGACTGTTCGTGGTTTGACGGATGGCAGATGGACTAGCACAGGGATACAGGCTGGATACCTGTCAACCGCTGGGGCAATGTCTGCCCCTACGATTGACGGATTCTTGCGACCTCAGCCGTTTTTCGAAACGTTGATTCGAGGAGGTACGCTGGGAGAAGCATACCTGTTCAGCCAGCCATTCTTCGATTGGACAATCTCTTTTTTAGGCGATCCGCTCGTTTCAATGTCCTTTCCGGCTGAACTGACGATTGACGCCGAGGGGACGAATGAGATCGAAAGCATACGGCTGATGAGCCAGAGCCTTTCTCGCGCGCTGGCGTATGGACTAAGGAAAGAAACGGAATTGGAACAGGTCAGAGATAGGATCGTTCTTAGTTTGGATATCGCTACAGAAGTGGACCTGCTGCTGCCTGCGAGCAATTTGTACCAAGAAAATACGAATGAAGCTATCAATGGGCAATACTCTGATTTGGTGGTTACGTTTGCAGACTATATTGAGAACAGAAATAGATTTGCTAATTTGACAGAGATTCAGCCCAATGTCAGTACCATTCTCAGTAACAATGAACTCCAATTTAGCGAACTGATACAAGACGCGGAGCCAGATGTCAATCGCTATTCCTCTAATGTGATATTGAATCAAGGAAGCTGGCAACTGGAATTCGTGGTACAGGATGATGCCGGATCATTCGCTTTCTATCATTTTGGTATAGAAGTTTCTGAGAGCGTGGATTTCGATACTATCGATCTTGCTGTTAACAGCCAGGATAATCAGAACGGTTGGTTCTTTGAAGCGAACGAAAACGAATTCTCTCCGATCACTGTTGGCGGGGTAAGGTCCAGCTTTGTTGGCAAGAGAGTCAGATATGAGTCTCAGTCGGGGCAGAATCTAAGTCGTAGCGGTATTTACAACTTTAGGGTTAGACAGATCGACCAGTTGACAACATACGATTTTCGAGAATTTGCCGATATCATATTCACATGATTAGCAGCGCAGATTACCAGTTTATTGCAGATCGTATTGGGCATGCCAAGGCTAACGGGCCTGGTATGGCGTTCAACCTCTTGTCTATGAGATCGCATCTAAGGGACAACGAGGTTGCTGCAAGTAATGAATTCAAGCTGTGGTTGACCAAAATCATCACGGATACGTATGACGTTATTGTGGAGTCTCATCTTAGAACGCCGCCCATCTTACTGAACTTTGTGGATATATTGCAAACTCATGTCGAAAAACACTATGGATCAGTCGATGCCTTCCTGTCCAGCAATGGCGTCAAGGTTAACCAGGATTTTGCTGACCTATCGGATGAAGCAGGGTTTGAAATTGACCTGGCAAATATAGAGTAATTTCGCTATTTTCTTGGTAATAGTAGATTTGGGAAGTTGATACTTGGAGAAACGAAATGGCGAAGAGGAAGTCCAGTAGAGCCGGAGAATTCCTGTCTTCTCTTAGAGAGAGCCTGAAAGGGGATGGAGAGTCTAATATACCAGATATTATCTCCTTCGTAGAGGATGAGAGATACCTGGGATTGCCGCATGGACATAATCCTATTAATCTGTTTCCTGCCCAAAAATTGACGCTCAAGGCGTTTTATAGAGGCTCTGTCGGAAACGAAAATCTAGAAATTACCGATGAAGATTATGCGTTGTGTCGCAAGATGGGGCTGACGGATCATGATGATCGTGGTAATCTGCTCGAAAAGATTCAAAGCAATAGCATCTTTAGAGAGCTGGTGCTGGTTTGGGGGCGTCGGTGCGTCTCAGAAGATATGGAAATAATCGATCCGGATACAGGCACCGTTTGGACATTTGGAGAATTGTGGGATCATGGCAGGAGACGTATAGACTCCTGGACTTATGATGAAAATAGCAGAAAAATGAGGATCATCAAAGACGCAGATATCCTGTTTCAGGGTAAAAGAGAAGTTTTCGAATTAGAAACTAAAAGCGGGCATAAAATAGAAGCTACCTTAAATCACCCGTTCTTGACTAAACATGGATGGAAAAAACTAGAAGATTTAGAAATCAACAAAGATGCTGTCGCATTGTGCACTGAACAGCCATTCTTCGGCAAGTCAGATGCTATCAGCGAAGATGAAGCTGCACTGCAAAGCATTGGATTTGCAGGAGATAAGCAGAGAGAGTTTCCGGACAGACCATATGCCCCTACCAAGCGGAGAGCAATTAATCAGTCATGCCTAAAGTTTTCCAAGATTAATTCTATCAAGCCCATTGGGCGTAAACGAACATTTGACCTTTCTGTTAGCGATAAAAAATCGTTGCAAAACTTTACTACACAAGGGTTTGTAATCTCGAACTCAGGTAAGGATTTTAGTGGTAGTATTATTGCTGCCTATGAGGCCATGAAGTTATTGGAGGTTCCCGGCGGCGATCCGTATGCTTATTATAACATCGGTTCTGCTGTTCCCATCTCAATTCTTACCGTTGCTACGTCTAAGCCCCAGGCCAGGATTGCGTTCCAGGAGATTAGGGAAAAAGTTATTTACAGCCAATACTTTCAGGACAAATACCTGCCAGAGGGCATTGAAACTGAGGCTATTCACCTTTTGACCCCCAAGGACAAGAAAGATAACCAGGAATTTGCCGCCAAGGGATTACCCTTAAAGAAAGGATCAGTTTGTATTGAAGTTGGTCACTCTAACTCCGACTCCTTGCTTGGTAAAGGCTGCATTGTTTTGATTCTTGATGAGGTTGCTTCTTATAAGAACACTGGCGGGTCATCATCCGGAGACCGTATCTATACTGCTTTGCAACCAACCTTGAATACCTATTATCGCCGCATCCCTATTGAGGACGAATTTGGCAACATCAAAATGGATGAGGATGGCAAGGCATGCTATAATATTGAGTATCATGGTAAGATCATCTCGATTTCATCTCCCAGAGGCAAGGAAGGTAAGTTCTATGATTTGTGGCAGGGAGCGGCTGGCGCTCCTGAAAGACTTGCCTGCCGTCTCCCGACTTGGGAAGTAAATAACCAGCATAGCTATGACTCCTTGCGAGCCGCTAATAGCGAAATGAGCGAGGAAGTCTTTATGATGGAATTTGGTGCCGAGTTTTCAGGCACAGCAGGTGAGGCGTTCTTCGAAAGAGACCAGGTTGAGCGATGCTTTAGGGGGCATGTGTTCATTGAGAATCGTTTAATTGGAGAGCCAGGAAAGGTTTATTTTGCCCATCTCGACCCTGCCACGAATAGCCACAATTATGCTTTGGTGGTTTTGCATAAAGAGATGTTTATCAATCGCGTAGACAAGAAATCGGATTTCTATGTGGTGGTGGATCACATCAAAACATGGCATCCTGGGCAGGACAAGCCTATCGATATTGATGCAGTTGATGAATACATGATTCAATTGAAGCGCCGATTTCATTTGGGAGTTGTAACGTATGACCATTGGAACTGTACTAGTCCTGAATCCTGGATTTTTTCCTCTAAAGGGCTGGTCCAGGTCAAGGATTTGAAATTAGGAGATCATGTGCAGGGGCAGGGCGGACAACTTAATAAAGTGATGTCATTAGGATATAAAAGGGATGTTAAGGGATATAGAGTCCGAACAAAATTTGGTTATGAATTACAGGCTAATGATGTTCATCCTGTTTTGGATAAAGAAAATGGCTTTGTTCAATTGAAAGACCTGTCAGTTGGATCGACTGTTTGTCTTAAGGATTTCGAAGGCATTTTTGGAGAAGAAGACGCCGTAAATGAAGCGGCTATGTCTGGGTATTTGATTTCAGAAGGTCATTTTGCTAGTAAAAGAAATAGCGTAGAATTCACGACTACATCAGATGACAATTTACATGATTATTGTAAACTTGCAATATCAGTGGTTGGGGATGAGCCAAGAATTTATGTCAAAAAGTTCAAAAATCATTGGAAAGATTCGTACAATGCTAGATACATGCAGTCTGATCATGTAGAAAAGATTATGGGATTATGTGATTGCGGATTATCTCACGATAAGAAAATCCCACAGTTTGTAATGAAAGGCAACAAACGAACTGTTGCTGCATTTTTGTCCGCTTTGTACGAAGGGGACGGGACTGTAATAAAAGATATCAACTGTCTTTCTGTACAATATGACACTGTTAGCGAGGAATTGTCTAAGCAAGTCCAGATGCTTTTGTTAGCATTTGGAATTAAATCTAGTAGGAAATATTTCGAAAACAAGTATTTCAAAGATAAGAAATGTCCATATTATAGAGTTAGTTTGTATGGATACAATATATTTGCTTTTCATAACAATATTGGTTTTAGGTCAAAAGAAAAGAGAGATAGGTTGGATAATGTTGTTGATTTGCAAGGTTCTGACAAAAGATATAAGTACAAAAGGCAGGCTAAGGGATTAAGAAAATCATCTAAAAAGAAGTCTCGTAGTCAATACATGTGGGATAAGGTTGTATCCATAGAGGCGGTTAGTACAGACATTGTTCATCTAGAAGTTGATGGAGACCATACATATGTCTCTAATGGGATAGTGTCCCATAATAGTCAACAGAGCATTCTGAGGCTGAGAAAGCACGGCATTCCAGCGAGAATGACCCGGTATAATCGACAATACAAGATGGAAATCTATTCTGAGCTAGAATCCTTGGTGAATTCAGGCCGTATCAAGATACCTTATTATAGTCTTTTGCATGATGAAATGGTTGGTTTGCAAAGAAAGTATACCGATAATGGGTTTAAGGTGTATGCCCAGCAAGAGGGAGATGGCTGTCATACGGATGATGTAGTTGATGCCCTTGCTGGTGCCGCATTTATGGCAATGTCAGTCGATAACAAGAGGCTACCCAAGGGCAAGCTGGCGCATTCCGGAAATCCGTCAAGCGCAGCGAACAATATCGTTTGGCGCAACATGCAGGGCGGAGTTTACGGCGTAGGCAGCGGGCAATCCGTGGCCAACCAGTTGGAAAGAAGGAATTCCTGGCCACGATATAAAAGGTAATGTATACTATAAATAAGAGGAATAGCAATGTTTAATATCCGCAAGTTGGCGCAGAAAGTCAGTCCATTCAAGAAGTCTCCCAGGGCGAAGCCTTATGAGAAGCATTTGCATGACAACAACGAAGGTCATGGGCTGAAGTCCGACCCACACAATGGCGTGACCGATTGGCAGCTCCAGCAACAGGGTCATAAGAATAAGGACAACCTTGTTCCATTTGAAGAGCAGTTGGGAGCGGCTCGCGCCGATGTTAACGCTCATGTTTTGGAAAAAGCGCTGGACGAAAATCCTCAGCTTTATGCCACTCGGAGGTTGCCGAAGGTTTGGGATACAAAGATTAAGTCCATTGATATGCTGGCAGAAGCCTATGACCAGGCTCGCAATGCTGCGTATTCCAGGGTTAATAAGGGAGAATTTGATGCTCCTTTGCAGAATGAGAACCCAGGTTCTCAGATGCTCGGTCCCAAGACAAAGATCAAGGGGAATGTCCAGCCAAGTCAGCTGGAAAATCATCCTGACCGATTCCAGGGATTAGAAAACAAATACCCCATTCATACAGATGTGAGCAAGAACAGAAAGACGCTCGATAAGTCTGATAATATCAAAGACCTCGCGGTTGCGGGCGCTCTGCATCACCTCAAGAGCGCAGATGCCATGTTGTTCCATATTTTCGCAACAGCTGCCGAAGAAGGCAGGGAGATAACCGCTCATGAGCATCAGATGGTGAAAGATATTAATAGCAGCAAAGCAAGGCTCCTGTCCTTCGCCCAATGGTTTGATGACTCTAGCCTGTCATTGAATGACTACCAAGTCAAGGCTTTTTTGGTGCAAAATGCCAGCAGCGATCCTTTGGTTGGTGCAATATATCAGAAGGTTGGACAGAACCCCAATGCCTTGAGCCTGATTACGGCTATGTTCCAGAGTTTCATGAATGATCCGGGTTTGATTAGCAGGTTTCGAAACTGGCTGACTCAACAGTCAAATGCGCAGGCTCAGCCTCAGCAGCAGACTGATCCCGCCGCAGCCCCGGCGGCTATGCATCAGCAAGTGGCGTGAGCAATGCACAATTTCAATATGCGCAAACAGAAACAGATGCCTATCTTTGCCTGTAAGCGATGCGGCGCTCAGACAATCCATAAAGTGGCTACTAACGGATGCCCCTTATGCGGTTTCCACCTATTTAGGGTAGCCGACAAAGGGTATCCTCGCATGTTGAGATGGGACTTCCCCCATAACCCTGATGGCTCTTATAACCCATACAAGAGCAAGCACAGCCCTGGCGATGGGGAGGGAGAAGATAAGACCAGGGCTGGCAGCGAAGGCTTCGTTAACGAGCCTGGATCAGGGAACTTCTCAAGTATTTTCGGCAATCCTGACAGGGACGGAATTAAAAACGATTCTCTACATGGCGTCAATCCTGATCCGAGCGGCAGGGACAGGGTTCCTGGGTCGCATGATGACTATATATCCAACCCTCTTATGCCAACGGATTTGAAGCCCTGGGACGTTAGTGAAATATTTATGCCGCCTGGAAGCCCTTTGGGGCTGGACTCTAGAGTGACTAGGGAGATGGATGGGCGAGATAAGCTAGATAGCGGAGGGATGGATCAGCAGTTGGGATTGTCAAGAATGTTGCATCATAGAGACGATAAAAGACGTAGTGTGTTCAAACAGATCGCACCACGCTTACGAGGAGCCAACCGATGATCGTAGTCAGGGTAAAGCAGAGTCTCAGGGGAGAGCTTGTCCTCCCGACAGTTGGTTATGCTGTCAAAGCTAATTGCAAGCTCAGCCTAAGCAGGAATCAATTCTATGCGAATGACATCCAAGCCGCCCTTAGAAGTGGCATGATTGAGATGGAGGATGATAGTGCCAAGGAGCAATGGTCTCCTATCCGCCATTTCAAGGTCAAGAATGTGAGCGGGAAAGCGCTAACTGTAGCCGAGAGTTTGGCTTTCCTTGTGGGAGAGGCTAAGTTCCTGAATGAGACATCCTATCTTGATGCAGGCGTGCAATCCGCCCTGCGAGCAGGTTGGCTTGAGTCGGAAGAGTTGGCAGATGTCGAAGTGCGCAAAGACACTTACCGCTCTAGAGAGCGGAAGAGAGAGAACCAGCGCAAGTATGAAGAAGAACAGACAAGCGCTACAGAGGCTTCTCCCGATCCTAAGCATAGACCGAAAAAGAAAGCCAAGCCCAAGAAGGCAGCGCGCAAGCCAAGGTCGAAGCCCAAGCCTGGACCAAAAACCCAGCAAAACGAGGGCGGATATCGCCCCGAGGAGCCGCTGACCACCATGCAGTCATGGAATGCGTCAGAGCAGAAGGCAGTGCCCAGAGACGAGAGCAATCAGATGGTAGCGCCTCGCATTGAAGGTCATGAGCCGGAGTACAGAGAAGAGGCGGAAGTTCAAGTTGGTGAAATCGACTTCTCTGACATCAAGCCCAAATCTGCCTCCAAGAAGGGCAAGGTTGCCAAGGGCAAGGCCGCCAAGAAGGGTAAGGGGCGCAAGGGTTTGCGGGCAGTGGGTCGCAGGAGAGCGGAGAGTAGGCCCGGGGGCGAACTATCGTTACTGGACGTGCCTTTACCCAATGAGTCTAGCGCGGTAGATGGATTCGTTGATACTGAGCAATTATCTACGCAAATGTCTCGACATCCAGATAACAGAATCTCAGAAAACAACAGTGAAGTTGAATGAAGATCATCAAAACACAAAAATTGATAGAGAAAGAGAAGAAGCGACTGAAACGATATTGGAAGAAAGTATATCCGAAAGACTATGCGGATGAACTGGTAGAAAATCTTCCACATTCTTCTCTCAAACCAACATGAACGATACCTGGGACATTTTGCAGAAAGAGCTGGCATACTTTAATGTAACCATCCTTGATAACGGAGATTGTGAATGTGTCGAGGATGGAGAAAGGAAGTCCATGTCGATTGAGCAACGGATTGCTCAGTATCAAGAAGATATTAATGAAAACGTATTGATTTTGAATAGTCTTTGGAGAGAAGCTACTCACCTACTTTTTTCTACAAGCGCATCTAATTTGGCTGCCGATGAGAAGGGTATTGATCTGTTTATCTTTTCTCTCAAGGACATGGCTAAGTTCCTGGAAATATTTGAGGAACTAGATCATTCATCGCTCAAGCAATGCATTGAAAAAGCCCTGTTACAAGACATCGTATCTTATAGTCATGAGCAAGTGCATGAATTGCCCAGTTATAAGATGGCAATTGATTGGGTGAATAGACTTATCTCTCATGCGAAATACATGATTCATTTGTTGAAGTTTTCTCTTTGCGGAGAAAATCATGCCGTAAGCATTAAGATTGCTACTGGTATTTCCGGTCCCTGGGCAAACCTGGACCTGCCCATGTTGGAGAGGGTTTTTCCTTGGGGAGATATTGATGAAGAGGCGAGGGGCAGGGATCGAGATATCCGTCGTCAGAGGAGATACAGAAAAGGTTTTGAAGCTTATAACAACGGAGGGGCTGTGGGGGAGGGGCACTATTGGCGGGAAATCAAGAATGAGCCATATAGCTGGTATGATCGCAGCACAGAAGAACCTTACTACAAAAGATACCTACTTACAAGAGATTAACAGGACAGGGATCAATATGCGTAAGGTTAGCCAATCTTTCATAGATCGACTCATCGGCTTAATGCCCAGCTTGTTGCCTTTAGTGACTCATACGAAGCCAGGTATTGACGAAAAGGCGGCAATGAATCTATTTCATATTTGGAAGAATGATCAGAACAAGGTAGGGGAGAACGTTTATAAGCGTCCCACATCTTTTTCTGCGGAAGATGTTAATATCATGAAGCGAGAGGGGCTGGTTCGCACAGTGGGCGACAAGATTGAGATTACATCCAAAGGATCAGGCATTATTAACGTTATGATTCTGGGAGACGATTCCTCATCTTTCGACGATGATGGATCAATTGTCGGCTATATGGATGCCTTGGCCAAGAGCAATAGTCCCACGGTTCGCACGGCCAAGAGCATGTCCAAGTCTGCATCAGACAATTGGTGGGGCAGGTTCGAGAAGAAATAATGCCTATCATTCGCGTTGAGACGCAGAAAACATCTATGGAGGATGTCAAACTTGAATATGATCTGTTTTGGTATGATCATGTTACCAAGCAGATGCTTAAATTTAATGGCGGCCGTCTCAATATGAGATACCGACTCGAAGAAGAAGGTGAAGTTGCGGATCAAGAGGCTGGACCGCAGACTCGATGGCTGCCGGTCGTAGAAGATATTTTTCATAGACGGTCAGTGACGAAAGACACAGAACGTATCTTTGAGATACCTGATGACGAGGCTCAAGAATTCATCGATGAATTGAAAGAGAATGACTATGAGTATGAGATTATTGGGTAATGCTTAGTGTAGAAATAGCTGATACTCCTTACAGTCAAGCCCAGGGCTTGATGTTCAGAAGCCATCTTCATCCCGATTCCGGGATGATTTTTGTATTCCGGAAACCTCAAAAACTGAGCTTCTGGGGCGTCAATACCCTTGTGCCTCTCGATATTGCCTTTGTTAAAGACGATGGCAAGATTTCCAAGATTTCCACTATTCATCCACTGTCTGATCGTTCAGTGGTCAGCAATGAGGACTGTACTATAGCTATAGAAGCCAACCTGGGATACTTTGGAGAGCGTAGAATCAACATCGGGGATCACATTAATCTTGAGAGACTATCGAAGGAAACGGGAATAGTTCGATTCACGAAAAGGAAGGATTTGGCGGAAAATGTATCGAAGCAAAAAGTATCGCAAGTTGTTGAGAATGGAAATTTCGTGGGACTTCAAAGAGCGGTTCCGCACCCGAATGACGAATCCAGCCAACGTATTCATGAACTTGGCAGAGTTGTGGATGAACAGGGTAGTTTGCCAGTCTACGACCTCGAAGAGCTAATTGAGGCTCTCGAAGATAAGTTTGATGATACCACGCAAGAGGTAGAGACCAGAGAAGAAGATGCTTTGGTGGAAGCGCCAGAAGTTGCGCCAACCGAAGAAGAATATCCTGAATTTGCAAATCCAGAACAGGCGTTGAGTTGGGCGCAGCAGAACCAGGAGGTTGTCAGAATATTCTATCGCACGAAAGGCGGTAGAGACATTCAAAGGAGAGTTCACCCTCACTTACAGTTTACAGCCAAGACGACTGGCAACGACATTGTGGTTACTTATGACGAAACAGTAAAGGATATTAGAGCTTTTGTCGTAAGTAACATTATGTATTATGACTTTGCCGGTCAGCAATTTAGGCCAAGTTTCTTAGTAAGAGGACAAACAGATAATGGACAAGGCACTCTTAATCCTTGAGAAAGTAGGCGATGAACTAGATCATCGCAAGATGACTGACCTGGCGAATGAAGTGACTGCTGCTATGCGTCACGGACTCATGATTAAGCAGGCCCAGTATAACGGCATTCAGGGGTATTGGATTCGTAATCGTCGTTGCTGGGACAACTGTTACCGACAAAAGCGGGCGTCCAATAAGTCTAAATCAGCCCAAGAAGTTTGGTTTGAATGCCATAGCGAATATCTGAAGTCTATTAATAATGATCGCACGGAATGGGATAAGTACGCCGACAGTATCTCTAAGAAAATCAAGGTTGCTTCTGCCGAACAGGAACAGTCCTTCTTCTTGACGCGAGTTGCAGATCGACTGCATAAAGGCGCATCCCCAGAATCATCTATCAGGAATACGCTTCGCGAGGGCGAAGATCGCTATGACCAAAATATCTATATGGTTGCATCCTCTTTGAGCAAAATAGCTGAACGGCTCAATGAAAGAGGCGAGGAAGAGTTGGCAAAATGTATTGTTGCTGCGACGGATGAGATCATCAAAGAGTCCTGGATAGGACTCGATATGATTGAGCGTAGAAACAAAAATAAAAAGCCAGGAGATGAAGTTAAGCTGGGCGATGAAGCCAAGCCAGAAGATGAAGCCAAACCCATGTGGGGCGCTAAGAAGAACTGGTTTGGCGGCAAGAAGGCTCAGCCCGTTGATCCGGCCATGTCAGATCGTGGCCCTCTAGATGATAATATGATGGGTGCATCCGAGAATAAATTTAGGTATGTCTTGGGAGACCCCGAGTATAGAGAGCAAGCTATCAATCTTATTTTTTCAGAGCCTTGGCTCTTGAATCAGCTCGCAAAGGCGGTTAATGCTCGCGGCAAGGTTCGGATTGCTCCAGGCCGCAGCGCTAAGCAGCATAAGGGTATTAAGACAGCCCGGCTCATGCAACCAGTTACAGATTTGAACGAGGTTGCGGACCTGATTACTCAGAATCCAAGCCAGTTCATGAATTCTTTGCTGGATAGCGGCTTCGATCCAGCTGCCGAAGGTCATCGCTTTACCGCCGAAGGTTATAACGTTACAGATGTTGCGACAGGTAAGCCCTTGGGGATGCAGTCCGCCGACCCTGGCTCGGTTTCTGATCCGTGGGAGGCTGCGCGGGGCGAAGTTGGGCAGGGCGGATTCAATCAGCAAAACCTGGGATTCAACCCGCAGGTTGGCCAGCAAGATTTTCAAGGCGCAGATATGTCCTCTCTACATGATACTGGCGTCATCGGAGAGGGAACTGAGGCTGCGGAGCAGCAAGCCGCTGAGCAAGCGGAGCAGCAGACAGGGGTTTCTCTTGAACAGGTTAAGTCCTTTATGGAGAATCTGAGAGATTCGGAGTTCACCAGGGGACGATGGAGCGATGCGACTAGAACAAAGTATTTGAACGGGACTATCGCATTGCTCGATGACTTGGCTCAACAACAGTCCGTCCCTAGCCAAATAGAGGCGCTGGGCAACCCAAGACCTGCTGGCGTTACGCCCAGAGGCGTAGGCGGCAAGGAGCAGGGGCGTGGGGGAGGAAGGGCGGCTTCTGTCGATACATCATTTGTGGGTGTAAAAATAGCTAATCTAATTAAAGATTGGGAAAAGAAGGGTTTTTCAAGCAGACCCTTCTAATTAACAAAGAATAACTGTCCAAACTGTTTGGGAGAAAGAACCTATGCAGTTCATAACGAACAAGATCAGTACTGGAAAGGCGAAGACCTTTGAGGAATTAGTCTCTGCGTACGTAGAGAAGAAGAACCAGGCGAAGACGGCTGATGCGTCTCAGGCAATCAAGACTGCTCAGGTCGAAGTTGTAGAAGCTTCCGGCCGCGGCGATGCTTCTGCTGGGGAGAAAGACGAAGCCGAATCTTCGGGTCAGCTGGATGTCGAACCTCTCCACCAGGAAGGCGAATCGACTCCAAGTCCCCACAAGGATAAGACCGAATGTTCTGCTGACTCCGAAGTCAAGCAAGCAGATGTTAAGATGAGTGATCCTTGTGAAGACGAATGCGATTCCTCTGGCCATCCCGAATGGGAAGGCAAGGATGAGCATAACAACGATCCTGAGGCTGGACGACACCGCGAAGGCGATGGCGACCAGAAGGAAGCCGCTGGCGAAGCCGAGGTTAAGAAGGCTAATCTTGACAATCTTGGTGACAAGAAGGCTAAGCCGTTTGGCAAGGAAGAAAAGGAAGAGGAAGAAGAAGAAGTTAAGGCTTCTGCTGATTCCGAAACCAAGGAAGCTGCTTCCAAAAAGACGGCTGGCTGTGACTGCGGACCCGATTGCGACTGCCCAGGCAAGGCCGGCGGTGACTGCGAATGTAAGTCTTGCCATGCCGATACGAAGAAAGATGTCAAGGAAGCCGTTGCTGCTCCCAAGTTCGTCAAAGTATCTGATTTGAATGACAAGAGCAAGAGCTGGCTTAGGGACTATTGGAGAAATATCTTCCCAGACGCTTATGTTGACGCGATGCTTGCTGACAAGTAATTAGTATCCTCAACGGAGATGATGGGATGTGGATTGTTCCTGTAGGTCGAAAGCGATTGATGATGGCGCAGATGATGAACCCCGATCCTGTGGCATCAGGACAGGGGGAAATTGATACTGGCCTCGATCCAGAGCAGGCTCAACAGTTTGGACAAGAAACTGCATTGGATGATCGTCCAGTCAATGAGCTGGAAGACGATCTTCATGAAGCGGAAAATCCTGAAGCCAGCTTGACCAAGAATATCATTGAATTCCTGGTTCAGCTGGGATATCCGCTTCGTCGTCTGCGCGACTTCAAAAGTCAATTCTATAGCGAAAAAGGCGGTAATGATGGCGGCGCTCAGGTCACCATCACACTCCCTAACCAGTTGTATGATGATCCCGATTCTGTGCTGCCAGGCAGGGCGGTCAAGGCATTTGTTCAAAAGCTACAGGAGGATCATGGTCTGCATTATGAGGGTTATGACAAAAGCGACGAAAAGCTCATCTTGAAGCTGTCTCGAATAGGAGTCAATGACCGTATGCAGCAAATGCAGGATGGATTTGGGGATGTTCTTGACCGCGTGTATGGAAATCCGGACAAGGGAAGCAAAGACCCAAGCAAGATCAGGGCGGCAACCATCCGGGAAATGATTAAGTCAGGCAAAGAAAGGGTGACGGTTAAGTTATTGAAAGCCCTAGGAGACTCTAATGTCGCTTCAACCAACAGGTAAATCTAAAACCATTCCTTCACTGGAAATCGACTACGAAGCCCTAGGGAAGGAGATTAATGCTGCCGATAAGGCTCGTAACACCAGGGAGCAGAAGCCAACTCGCGTTGCCAAGCAAACCTCGGGAACGCTTTATGCGAATGGATCGAATCCTTATAGCATCAATAAACAGCAAATGATTAACTTCCTCAACGGGCAGGAGACTCCTGCTCCAGAATCAACGCCAGTTGAGAATGTCGATCATCGACAGGCCGCAACTCCTGCCAGCTACGAAAGTAGGAAATTAGACAATAATCCTCATCTGACTGGGAAAAGTATCATGCGATCTGGAGGAGGGATTGATAATGATGGCGCTACTCCCTATCGCAGAAATAGCAATTCGGAAATGATAAATTCCATTTGGGATTCGGAAAAGATTCATAGGATGTCCAATGAATTAGCCTCGACACCAGGAGAGCAGATATCCCAAAATAAAGAAGATAGACAGTCAGTCCTTAAGCAATTGGAGAGCGAACGTAGAGATCAGCTCGCAGATGCTCTGGAAGCAGGGGTGGAGCAGCGAAAGGACTCTCATGTGACTCATACTGGCGGATCGGGCGAACATGCCTCTCAATACAAGATGCCCAAGAGAAATATGAGTATATTTGATACCGATAGTTTTGAGGCGTTTGCTTCTCAGCATCAGACCGATGGAGAAAAAATGTCCGAAGCCAAGAGACAAGCTCGTGCGGACATGGATAAAACTGTTCCCAATACGGGAAGAATTGTATCTAGCAAGGGCGTTTTGAACCGACTGTGGGATGCTCTTAGCCAGGAAGGACAGGATGCCTAGTCTAGGGCCGGTATATGAAGACGCATATAAGATGTGGGCAGAACAAATGGCGGGGCAAGTCCTCGATCCCACATTCTTGAAGCAGAAAGGCATTGTCGATCCAGATTTGCCAACCGATACCCCCGAGTTTTGGCAGATTGTCTTTGAGCAGATGGTCGATGCACAGAATCAAGGAAAAGATTTGTTGGACTTACACGGACGACTAACAGAAGAGGTGCAGGGGTTGGCAGACTCTACGGAGGAAGCCGCTCAACTTGCCTCCAAAAAGTTCAACCTGAGAAAGCAGGCCCAAAGTGCTTATGAGTCGCTTTCCACCGATGAGTTGCCAGAAGCACAATACGCAGATGAAATGCACGATCCGGCATTGCAGCAACAGATGGCACAGCCTATGCGGTTTCGGGATGCCGCTGAATTGAGAGATACGATCTCTGTCATGCAGCCCGTGGAAGCATCCCAGATGTTGAAAAGCCAGATAGAAGATGATGATGTTATCCAATCTGGCGACAGAGTGATGAATGCAATGCAGATTGTTGACGATGGCTTGGATTACTTTTTCAGTATTCCAGAAGAAGATGCGGCTGAACGAGAAAAGGCCGCTATGATGCTTTTCGAGGCTTTACCTGCGTCTATGAAGGTAATGCCGCCAGATGATCAATCAGTAATCAACGCACCGCTGACCGAGGCTAGCGCCATGCATAAAAAATACCTAGAAGAAGTAAGCGATTCTATCAAACAGATGGCTCTCGCTGTGGTCAAAAGCCGAAAAGAGGCCAATAAGTCCTTTAATTTGCGCAAGCAGGCTCAGCACCATACTGACCAGAACATTATCATGTGGGGACCAGGACAGACTCGACCCGACCCATTCCTGATGGGCCAGCCTGTTTCTGATTGGCATATCGTCGAGAGAAATAAGGGTTTCGGGCAAGACCTGGATGGTATTTGGAATATTGATTGGGAAGCTATTTGGCGCGGGAATGTTATGGATAAGTATTCTCGTCCTTACCGCGATGAAGAAGGTAATTGGGTTGGCGGATATATCCAAAAACGTTTCGAAGTAGATAAATGGATTCCTGAATGGAATAACCTGCAACTTAAGCCAGGACAAAGGCGTCGTCCTTATTTGCCGCAATATGGCTCCACAGAGGCTCGCCTTGAGCATATGAGGGCGAAAGGAGAGAGGGGATATGGCCCGCAGTCTGATGGCGATCCTACGATGTGGACGGACTCAGGATTTGCCAAGATGAGTAGTAGTAGTAGTAGTAGTAGTAGTAAATCATTCAATCTGCGCAAGAAAGCTTATGAAGGTCTGCCAGGTCCGGGGATGGATGTCAAGGCCCCTCTGGATGATGTGTTCAAGGCTCTGGAACAGTTGCGACAGCGAAGGCTTCAGGACAATCCTGTGAATGCTGGCGAATTGCCTATTGATGATACGGGCGTAGAATCTCCTGTGCATGACTTGGCTCAAGAATCTTTCGAGCCGCATCAAGACTGGACAGGGCTGTCACGAGAGCAAGACCCGAAGCTATGGGATGATATTGGCAGGGCTAGGCAGCAGATTGCCAAAGAGCCAATTGCCGCTGAATCGAAAAAGAAGAGCAAAATCTCCCAAACGGATCGTCCCACGGAAGTGCAACTGCAAAATGCCAAAGGGAATGCCGCTACCCAGCGACACCACGGGCCTGATCCGGAATTTGGCAGCGATCCTGAGTATACGGATAACTTTGGACGCCCCATTCTCGATCAGTCAAAAAAAAAAGTAAAGCTAATCGAGCCGATTCGTCGGTAAAGATTGCGAATCTTGTAGACGGTCTTGGGCCTGGCGCATTCAAGGGCGGTCGTCCGCAAAAAGACCCATTCGAATTTAAGCTTCCTGGAGATAAAAACCCAAAGGGCGAGCAGTTTTCCTGTCCCGCGTGCGGTCGCGATTGCGAAACAGGAGAAATATGCCAATTTTGTAATGTCGCCTGTGAGGGAAGCGGAGAATCTAAGCCATTAAAGCCAGATGATCCTGGTTCGCAGAAAAATCCTTGGGATCAATATATCCTGGCCCCGCAAGTGCAAAGAGGGGCAGAAGTTATTTTTGATAGCCGTTCTGGTAAGTTTACAACTTCTCAGATAGACCCTGACGCTGCCTTGATGCGGCGTATGAGAAAAAAGCGCAAGGGTTATCCTCTGGATTTGCCTGATTTGCCGCAAATTAGACCTCATAAATCAGATACGAAGTATATGCTTGATCCCTCATCAACTCATGGGAAAAAAGTCGATAGAAGACCTGCGACGGAAGAGGAAGCCGATCATGCCTGCAAATGCTTGGCTATCGATGGCTAAGGAGAAGAATATAACCGATGAAATTGATTCTTCCAGATACCTCCCCGCAAGGGAGGAGACGAAAAGTAGCTGCGACAGGAGCTATTAGCGCTTCATCTCCAGCAACAGGACATTCGACGGGTTACGCCCGTAGCGTGTCTAGTCTTACTCCTATCACTAAGACATCTCAGTTTACCGGCTCTGGGGCAAATACCATTTTTACCCAGCCGATGTTTTTCTCCCCATTGCATACCCCGCAGAACTGGCAGATCGCGTCAAAAAGAAGAGAGATTTATCAATGGAGCTTTATTGATAATGATATAAATCCTTGTTACTTAACGCTTAAGAGCGGACAGCAAAAAAGAATATCTTCCTTTTATACAGATAGCACATATGCTACTTCTTCATATATAACCGATTTGAATCAAGATTATGTGGTTCTGGATGGGCATGGAAATCTCAATAGACCTGACAAAGTATCAAAAAGGTGGGTATCTAAGAAGGCCAACAAAATAAAGGCAGTGGGACTACCTGAGTCGCTTGTGGTCACAAGTGATCACAAGTGTAGGGTGATCAAAAGGGCGGATTTACGCTGCAAGTACCATTCTAGAAAAAATTGTGTTCATGGACACTGTGCTCCAACATGCACAAGATTTAATTGTGATCTGTATAAGAATGTAAGTTATAAAATATCAAATGTTTTGGCTTCTGAAATAGAGGTTGGGGACTACATATTGCAGCCTTTCCCAACAGATATTATTGACAGTTGCATTTCTTCGATAGATGAGGCTAGGTTTGCTGGGCACCTGGGTGCCGATGGCTGGTATTGCAATGGAGATAATGAGACTGGATATAAGGCAGTTGGTGTTTGTATGTCCGTTGATGAAAAAGAGTATGTAGGAGGTACGGTCGATGCTATTTTCGACCAATACGGAGGATCGGATTGTGAGTATTATAACAATAAAAGCAAAACATTGACAGCGAAGCGCACTTCTAATGTAAAGACAGTTAAATTTGCTGATAAAATTCTTAAGGGCAAGGGGTCAAAAAAGCGCTTTACAGAACAGGTCACTTTGCTTGATCCTATTTTGCAAAAGCATGTACTAGGAGCCTATATACAATCTGATGGTTCATACAACAAAGCAAATGATGTTTTTGAGATTACTTCTTATTCTCCGCATCTGGCTAATCAGTTGTTGATAATGTGCTACAGATGCGGAATTTTGGCTCGTGTGCATAAGCAGCCAATTAGTCGTTCGACAAAAACATTCAAAACCGACAATCAGTATCGTTATATACTTTGTATTCCATCATCGGAATGCCGTAAGATATCTGAATACGTTCCTGGAAAATCTTCCAATTTGTCGATCAGAAAAAAGGGGTCTTCATGGAGATTTTTTTGGGGTAATAATGTTGTTACCAGAGTTTCGTCAAACGAAGAATTTGATTACGAGGGATTTGTCTACGACATAAGGGTTCCTCCTTCTTTTACTGTATGCGCCAACGGCGTTTCCGTTCATCAGTGCCGCTTCTATTATGAAAACGAGCCAAAGGTTGCTGCGGGCGTTGACTTCTATTGCTTCGATCCAAAAACTCCAGTTTTAATGGCAGATGGATCGCAGAAAGCTATTGAGTCAATTTCGGTAGGCGATGCAGTTCGATCACACGATGGGAGCGTGGGCGCTGTAGAAGAAGTACATCGCCGACAAGCGGAAGAGCCTATCTATTGTATCCATATTTCTGGGGTTAATAACGGAACTCTTAAAGCAACAGGCGGGCACCGTATCCTTGTATCTAGAAAGGAAAAAATTCAATGGATGAATGTTTGCGACTTGAAGAAGGGAGACTTCCTGTTAGCCCCATGTAATTATGAGTCGGTTATTGATGAGTCTGGAATACGTGATACTCCATACTTTGTTAATGGTAAGTATATTTATCGTCAAGTGTTGTCTGTAAAAAAGAAGCCCTACAAAGGCGATGTATATGACTTAACAGTTCACGGGGCGCATACTTACGTGGCAAATAGGGTCGCTGTTCACAATTCGACATTCGCAATGAATGGCTTTAAGTTAGAGTGCAAATCCCAGGATGTTCTTGAATACTTTGAGCAGCTTATAGAAGATATCGATTTGGCCGATTGGCTGCAACACATCAGCCATGAATATTATCTACTTGGCGATGTTTTTCCGTTCTTGGAAATTGAGTGCCCAACGTGCAAAGGAAAGGGCGTGGACCCGAAGACCAGGGATCGTTGCAGCCATCCTGGAGGAACATTCCGGTCCATCCGCTTGATGAATCCCGATTATATAGAAGTCCAAGACAATGTTTTGGCTGATCATCCTGTGATCGCAATGATGCCGGATGAAGAATTGAGAATGATTATTGCTCGTCGTCAGCCAAAAGAGATATATGAGAAATTGCCTCAAGAACTGGTTGACCTGGTTGCCACAGGACGACCCATTCCGCTGTCTCCGAGAAGCGTTAGCCATCTCAAGTTCAATGGCTCTGCCTACGGAACATACGGCACCTCCATGCTGCGCCGTTTGTTTACGATTCTTGCCTATAAAACCAAGATTATGACGGCCAATTGGATCGTCGCCGAAAGGATGATCCTGCCTGTTCGCGTTGTCAAGGTTGGAGACAAAGATCGTCCAGCCAGCGAAGACGATTTGCAGGATGTTGCAAATCAGTTGGCAGCAGTTGTCAATGATCCGAACTTGACAATTATTACTCACCACGCATTTGAATACATGTGGCATGGTGCGACTGGCAAAATTCATAATATTAGCGCTGAACTTGAAGAAGTTGGTAAAGAAATTCTTGATGGGCTTATGTTGAACCAGGCTATTCTAAACGGGGAGGCAGCAGGATATAATAGTGCGCAGGTTGGCGTTGAAGTTATGATACGCCGTCTCGAGAATTGGCGCAATAAACTAGCGAAGTGGGTTCAGAATCACATCTTCAAGCCCATCGCTATGATGCAGGGATTTTTAGATGATGAGCAAAGCCGTAGCCTTAAGCGGAATATCTATGTTTTCCCGACCGTCAAGTTTAACGAAATGCATTTGCGGGATAAATCGAACTTTATCCAAATCCTCATGCAGGCGTATGACAAGGGCATGGTCTCCTTACAGACTGTTTTGGACGAAATGGGTCTGGACTACGATGTCGAAATCGAACGTCGTAGAGAGGAAAACCTCGTCACCACAGCAACGGGCATGATGATGCCTGGCGCAAATGCCGGACCAATGGGTATGGGCGGCGGCGCTCCGCCAATGGGCGGCGGCGGGCCACCTCCACCTGGAGATATGGGAGGCATGGGAGGCGGTCCAGAGATGGGCATGCCTGGCGCTCCGCCTGGCGGAGGGATGGGTGCTGGCGCAGGCGCGCCGGGCGCAGGAGCGCCTGGTGCAGGCGGGATGGGCGCAGCGGCAGCAGGTCCAGGCATGAGTCCAGAAGAAGGTGTCGCCGCGCCTTCAAAGGTCATGAAAAGAGGCAAGGGCGATAAGAAAGGCAAGGAAGAAGAGATGGCAGTGGCCCCTAAGCTGTTTAAGTTGACCAAACTTGAGCAGAAGATGAAGAAGATGCTAGAGACCCTGGATGTTCCTTATGGGCTTTACGGCCAATATCAGATTCAGCTAGCAGGGCAGCAGCAGCCGTTCTTGCTTGATTTTGCGTATCCGAAGATTGGCATAGGAATCGAAACGGATGGAGCTATATGGCATGAGCGACAGGACTTGAAGGAACGAGACAAGATGAGGGACCAGATGTTAGCGAATGTTGGTTGGCGTATCCTCAGATTCAATGAGCAAGCAGTTAATGAGAATATGGATATGGTTCGCAATGTTGTCTACAAGAATATCATGGAAGCAGCCAAGGGACGCAAGAAGGCAGCAGAGAATCAGGATAGTATGTCCAAGTTTGCTGCCATGACAGAAGGCATAAATGATATAAACACAAAGGATTTTAAGGTTAGGCTTGAGGAATTAGACAATAATATGGGATATATGTTGCTTGTAGGAACTTCGTAAATGAAGCAGGTTGTCACTGAATCTTTTCTCAAATTAGCCGCATTCAACTCCGAGAAGTCAGAATCTATTCGCAAGGGTATCATTGATTTGCGACCAGACCTGCAACAGGGCTGGTTGTATGTCAATTATTCTGGAGGAGATCTGACTTATTATCTGGACAAGCACAAGGATGTCAGGGCTACATTGCCTGCGGACCAGCTGCATGCGATGGAGGCCACTGAGATGGCGCAATGGTTTGCCAGGGAACTTGGCGGACAGGTAGATGCATTGGGGATTAATCTTGATGAAACAGAACGGCAATGGAAAGGTGACATGGAAGAGTATCGGAGACAGGACCGAGATCCAGAGCATCCGGCTTTTAAGAGCAAGATTTGATAATGTCTTTCAACCTGAGAAAACAATCTGATGGAGAGGGTTCAGGCGGCCCGAGAAGGATCAAGGATCGAGGCATCCAGTGGCAAGAGCAGTACCGAGAAAAGTCAGATGACCTAAAACATCGTTACGAACAGATATTGGGGCCTGGGTCTTATTATCGCTGGGAGGGTCATGATTACACGACTAACAGCGATTATTTTGTCGTGGCAGGTCCAGCGATGACCAAGGAGGGTCGAAAGATGTTTTTTGCTGGCATTAAGAAATTACCTCCTGGAGAAGACCCTTCTAAGCACTTTGCTCCTGCGGGGGAATACTTTGGATCGATGAATGGCGCTTTGAGTCATGCCTCAGAAAAGTGGGGAATTAGGTTTCCGCAGGGCAATCCTAATTATCAGAAAGAGCAGCTCGCTCCGCTGGATATTCCGAGGCACGTGAAGGCCAGTTTGTCAGATCAAAAGAAATACTCTCAGGCCAACCCGCAAGCATGATATATTTCTATTGAGGACAGTACCATAAAGACTATTAAAACATCAGCATACAAGAAGTCTCTATACATGCGAAAGTATGCGCAGCCCAAAAATCCCTGGAACGACGTAGGCGAGATGAATCAGAGCGTTCCAGATGATAGCGTATCTGAATTTATGGGGGTAACTGACGAACAACTGTCAGAATGGATCGATCACAAAGAAGAAAGTCTAGCAGAAATAGACGCTGAAAATGCCAGCGAAACAGCGTTGTTTGGAGACTCTGGACCTGGCTCAGCTGTTGGACTTGGGGAGCAGAGAGCGTGGCTCAGACGAGCCAAGAAAGAGCTTGCCAGAAGGCGGCCAAGCCCTCCTGCTAAACCAGATTTTGATTTTGGAGAATTTCCTCCTGGCGCAACAGATGATGTGCCCTTCTAAGCAGAATAGAGGAATTTCTCATAAATTTCGATACAACATAAGGATAGCTAGCTGGCCAGTTAGCGAGATTGATTCATGAGTTTAACAAAGACGGCTACGTCTAACAATTGTTCTATCCATCCCCTCAATAACCCAGGTTGGGATATATACAAGTTGCCAGAGATGGTCAAGATGGCTTCGCTTGAAAAATCGAAGGGCGAAGACCTCGGTGGTTTCGATCTCGGCGCAGCTGTAAAAGATCACCCAGATAACCTTTTCGTCAAGATTTTCGCCATCAAAGAAGATGAAGTCAACGACAATGGCGACTACTTTTCAGCAGAAGAATTAGAGAAATCAGCTGGTACATTTGTTGGCGTTCCAGTATTCACCAATCACCAAAATGACGACATCGAACGCGCCAGGGGCGAATGCGTCCACGCATGGTATGACAAGGATGCGCAGGGCATTTTCATTATTGCCAGAGTTGATAAGATCGCTTATCCGAAATTAGCCCGAGGCATAGAAGAACAAATCATTAAATCAACCTCAATGGGCGCGTCACGCGGCCATGATCTCGTTACCATGTCCGACTATTCGTATAAGCGGGTAGACGAATTAAAAATAGGAGATCAGGTTATTACTCATACGGGAAGGACAGAGAGTGTCCATGCCCTTTGCAGAACCCAAGAACATGACGAATTATATCACATTAAATGGAATGGCAAGAAATCTGGTCTTGCCCTAAGCCATGAACATCCCGTTCTGATACTTAGGCATGATGATCTTCATTTGGCGCAGCCAACTGGGGAAAGATGCAGAAAGACTCCGCTAGAGATCAATGAAAACATAAAGCCTGCATTCGTTGAAGCAAGCCAGGTTAGAGAAGGGGATTATGTTCTCGAGATTATTGATGGGCCTAGGTCTGATATAGACACCGAGATAGGTAGAGTCGCCTTGAATACAGGGGCTCCAGTCACGCTTTCTGGGCATGATGTCGTTGCCTTGACATCTACCGTCATGGACCCTGACGCCGAGTATACGGGACATCATTTTGCTATTTCTGATCCATTGTCAGCATTTTCATACAAAGTAAAGCTAAATAAGCGATCCAAAAGACTTAAATTTGACTCATTCTTTTATGACAAATATATTGCTCACAGGGTAGAATCTGTAGATAAGATTAGGAATACAGAACCTACTTATTATGTGCAGATAGGGGAGATAGATGATACCGAAAGTGATCATAGCTATATTCTAAACGATATTGCTACTCACAACTGCTCGGTGGAGGGCAGTGTGTGCTCTATTTGCCATAATTACTCTACGACAGCTGATTCGTATTGCACGCATATTAGAAATCAAAAAACAAGAAAAACATCAACGACCTGCAAATGCAAATATCACGAAAGCGCAGATTTAGATGGCAGTAAAAAAGATGAGCCTTGCCCTGTTTGCGGCGCTACCAAGAGTGACTCGAAGCAACTCAAGCACTCTGATCAGGAAGTCTTTGAATACAACTACGGGCTGAAGTTCATCGAGAACTCGTTCGTGGTCAATCCTGCGTGCCATACCTGCGGCGTTGCATGTATTCTCAATGAACCAGAGATAAACAAGAAAGTTGCTTTCCTTCAGGAGCGCATTCAGAAACTTTCTCATGATTTCAATAAGGGAATTAAACTCGGGAAAAATGCTGGGCGAGAAGAATTAGATGCCCTTCAGGAAGCAATGAACAATATCGAAAAAGTATCCAAGTCTATGTTGGCCCAAAAAGACCAAGTAGACCTGGAATTCGTCAGCGATCTCGTCAAACTCATGTCTGACTTACAGGATACAACTGACGAACTTATGGAGATGGGATATGCGCAACTCCCGTCTCCTCCAGACTTTGTGACTGGGTCGGGGGTAGAGGGCGATGTTACATTTCCTGATCCAACTGCGGGTATCCCGCAGCCTGCGCAGCAGATGGGGCCGCCACCGGCGACTCAAACGACTCAGACTCCGTCTGCGACCCAGACTGACATTATAGGCGGCCTAGGTTCGGTAACTAAGCCTGCAATGTCAACGTTAGTCAATCAAAAGAAGGAGTTTATAAGAACTTCTTCGAATCTGGGTAAAAAGATTTCTGCGCTAGCAAGGCGCATAAACAATCTGGCAAGGAGCAGCACTGTGTCCGATGCCCATACGCATGTTTGGGATGATGGGAGTGACCCATCTTCCCGCAATGTATTAATAGACGAAACCTATATCACAGAGTCCCAGGGGGATACGGTGCTGCGGGTTTCTGCCATTTCTGAATTACCCACTGATCTTCAAAAGATGATTAGGTCGAATCCCCAAGAAGCGGGGAGACGTGTCCTTGCGAGCTATAAGGAGTCTGGATATACCATGAAAGATAACTCAACTGAGAAGACCGCTGCTGTCGGGCCGTTCGGCAAGGATAGCGCGTCCCAGCAAGAGGTCATTACTGAAAAGCAGTTGCGCAACGAACCTCCTGACCTGCACCCTCGCTGGGGCGATACCTATGAGCAGATTACTGAGTCCAATGAGCAACTTGGACGCAGCGATGATAAGATGCATGATACCACTTCTGATTCCCCGCAAAAAAGACTGGGAACTTATGAAACAATCACTGAGGACCAGCTAAAGGTCGTTACTGATGGTCATATTGTGCGCGCCAATGACTGGCCCGAAGTTGTGACTGAAAAGCAATGGACTGATATGGCTCGCCTCGTCAGCGCTGAACTACCAGACGACTGGACAGAGCGTATCACCGAAGCACAAATCCGCGATCTTCTGGATCATCACAGGTTCGTCGGACCTTATGAAACTATTACCGAAGATCAGCTTAAGAATCAGGACTGGGGCATCAAGCGATGGGCCAGCGCGACTTATACACAACAGCTGGCGAAGGTTGCTGTGAATGCCATCTCTGATGCGATTGCTCGCTTTAATAAGACTCCAGAAGAGATCGACAGGGTAGCGTCATATGTGAATGATAACCCCGTTAATACATCAAAGATTGCGTTCCTGACGCTCATCAATGCCCTTCCTTTTAAGAAGAAAGCACGCGAGAAACTCGCCAGGAATGTTGCTTATTTCCAGAAAAGAGCGTCTAAGAGCGCAGAAATGCCGAATGCCCTCGATGCTCTGATCATTTCTATCGCCAATCATGCCCATCATGGCTTGAGGGCGGAGGATGTCTATGAAGCTATCGCTCGCTCCCTAAATAACAAGAAGGCGATGGCCAAGGTAGATAGCCTTGTGCAAACTAAATTGGCTTCCGTTCCTGGAATGGAAGATGAGATTCTTGATAAGTTTTCGGCTATTGATCGCGCCTTCGATATGGTTGATCGCCCCGAAGACGGTAAATGGCAGGTCAAGGCAACGGTTAAGGAGGTCTTGGCTTCCGCTAATAAGGAAGCTCGCACCAATAAGGCTAAGTTCATCCAGGCTGCCCATGAGTTCGCTTTGGACCAGATCGGACCTGAACTGGATAAGAAAGCTGGCGTTCTGCTAGAAATCGAAGTCCAGGATGGCACTGTGTCTGTTACTGAAGGCGATAGCGGAATGGGACTTGAGGGTCCAGATGAACTGCTAGAAGATTTCGACATGGAGCTACTGGGAGATGAGGGCGACCTCGGCGATGGCCTGGGCGGCGACCTCGGCGACGATGAAAAAGACATGGGCGGCATGGCTGGCACCGGCGGTATGGCCGGAACAGGCGGCGGCGCAGGTATGAGCTATATGGCGTCTCAGAATGCGCGATCTAAAATCACCAAGCAGGCTCAGCTCATGGGCGGGGAAATGGGCGGCCAGGGCGGCGCAGCGCAGGCTCCTGGCGCGGGGGCAACTTTGCCCCAGCCCCCAATGGGAGAAGCGCCTCCAATGGAAAGCTTTACTGGTCAGGATGACGAGTTGGGCGGCGAATCGCATGACCTGTCTCCGAAGCCACCTGGCTCGATTTGCCCTGTTTGTGGCAGCGAAGATGTTGATGTTGCTGAAGGCGGAAGTCGTTGCGCCAACTGCGGGAGCGACTTCAGCGTCAAGGTTAATCTCGAAGTTAACGATTGGGCGAACCTCACCAGCACCGAAGATAATCTTGAAAGCGGCGAATTGGGCGGCGAGGATGAAGGGATGGGATTCGAGATGCCAGAAGGCGGCGGGGCAGGCGCTCCTGAAATGCCTATCGCGGCGATGACTCGCATATCTCCCGAAGCTCTTCAAAAGGTTGCCAAGATGGCTGAGGCCATCAAGGGTACGAGCGAAGAGAGCTGGGGTAAGTTCTCAAAGCTTGTATCGGATGGAGGATACGGGTTAAGCCAGAAGATGGCAGAAAGCTATGCGACTAAGCAGGAAGTTAAGCTTGGATCGATTAGTCCATTGACCGGCAATGATAATACCGTCCACATGGGCGGAAATGAATACGTTTGTCTTGCGACTGGCACGAAGTATACGGTTGACTTTGCAACCAATACCAAGAAGCCAGAGCATGTTTATGCCCAATGGGCTTATACGCCTAGGTATGCAAGCGCAATCTGCCCGTCTTGCAATAGGGCAAGAAAGCGTTTCGCTTCACAGCTTAAAGCATTCGGCGTCAAAGAAGACCAGTTCGATGCTATGAATCCTTATGAAAAGGCCAAGACCATCGTTGCTATGAAGAAGGCTGGCGTTCTCAAGGAAATCAAGACTGCTGATAAGATCGGAACAGTGCTCCAGGATTACAAGAAGGCTTACGGCGTCTTTGGGAATGGCGACAAGTTCCCGATGGAATCTTGCCGACATAAGCTGGCTCGTAAGTGGGGAGAAAACTCCCTGGCTATTAGCGGACCTTGCGAAGGACAGCCTATCCATGAGTGCGTTTGTAATCAGCTAAAGAATGCAGGAATCTATTCAGATCAGGTTGCCATCAAGCTCGCATCTGTTTGGAGCGGAGCTGATGGATTCGAAGATTGCGTTACCGACCAGGTCCGATCCAGACTCTCCCTGAGAGAGGCGGCGGTTGTTTGCTCGGCCCTGAAAACCGCGCTCGCCAATGATGAAGAATTCCTCGGCGACAGCCTTGGAGATGATATGGGCGGCGACCTCGGCGGCGATGATATGTCCGCCGTTGGCGATGAGCTCGGCGGCGATGAACTCGGCGACGACTTCGATCCGTTTGATGGCGGAATGGAAGGCGGCGACCTGGGCGGCGGGATGGTGACTTTGGAACTGTCCGAAGATGTTGCGAAGGAACTCGATGCCAACCTGGATGCCGCTCTTGGTAGCGATCCAACTGATGACCTCGGCGAAGGAGAAAGCCTGGGCGAGGCCGCTCCTGGGCTGGAAGGCGGCGAAGGGCTTGACGCTGGCGGAGACCTTGGCGTGGGCGGCAGCAATATTGATGAGCTAGATATGCTTGACGAGAATGCCTGCAAGCCGTGTCATGATGCGAAGCCCATGATGGGCGGCAATAACATGGTGCCTACTGCTGGTAAGAAGGACAAGAATGAAGGAAAGAACGTCGATGAGTTTGTAAACAATGAACTTAAGGAGCCTGGCGATCTCAAGGGAGTTGAAACCAAGAAATCGTCTGACTCGGTCCAGCACAAGGAGGCCTCTCATATGAGAAGTAGCTTTAGCAGAACAGGACAGGTAGAAATGGACCTGCTCTCAGTAGCACGAAAACTCGGCCTCTCTAAAGAATCTGGCGAAAAAGAAATTCAACAAGAACTCGTTCAAGACTCCGGCGATATCGGTTCTTACTCTGCTGGCGACCCGCTCGGCAGCGATCTCCCGTCCGCAATGGGGCATGAAACCGAATCCGTCTCCACCGCAGAGCATCCCAGCGTTCCTCGCGGCGAAGCCCTGATGGGACACGAGTCTGATAATATTGATAAGTCCGAACCCCTGCCGCATATCCCGTCTGATAAAGGCACGATGGGGCATGAGGACGAAGTCGGACTGTCCGGCGGCGATGTCCGCTTCACGGGCGGATATGGGGCTGGCGGAGCTGGCTCTCCTGGCGCTGGCCAGGCAGAAACTAATGCCGCCTCCGAAGAGCAACTTCGCAAAGAAGCAGAAGAAAAGGTATTGAATGAAGTTGCCCGCATGAGAGGACTCGGCGGAAACACAAAGTCCAGTATCGATTCTCTGGTTGATCGTTTGCTGGCCAATGCCGAAAAACCGCTCAAGCAAGCAGACTTCGGAAAATTAAAGGCCCCTAAGCCTGTTGCAGATGATAAGGATATCCAGCCAGTCGATGGCGGCGGCAAGGGTATCGCGCATGAACCGAATTTCTCGGCGGATACGCCGACGAATACCGAGGGAGGCAAGACCACATCCCTGATGGGACATGAGCGAGAATCGCTCGGTGGCGCTCCCAAATCCCCCGCCGATCATCCTACGGTCCCTGCTGATAATCAGCTGATGGGTCATGAGGAAGGCGGCGAGGTTGGACCTGAAAAAGGTAGAGAAAACAAGGGTACCGTCATCGCAGGAGACGATGGTGCGTCCGAGGCTCGTACGAAACTCGCAACAACCGTTGCGGCTGAAATGATGCAGTCCGGCCTGATCAAGGTCAATGAACTGCATAGTAAAATTGTTGAACTCAGCAAGTATGAGCCTGCCCAGATTCAAGACATTCGTAAGGCAATGTTTTCAGGGCGTAAAGGACTCGACACGGTATCGGACGGGCTCGAGCGGCCTGTAATCATCAATGAAGCTAGTAATCAGAGAGATGGTAATCATGAACTCTCTGAAAAGCTCCAATCGATGTTTACCCTTTCAAAGCGAACAGAAGAGGCTTTGAAAGACCCAGATTTCGCTCTCAAATATGCTCATAGAGTGTTTTGAGCAAAGCTAGGAGAAAGTACAAATGGCTCTCATTGAGATTTACCATGTAGTTGCTGACTTCTTCGATGTTAACCCCCTCGCCGATTGGACGGCAACTGAAGGGCAATGGGGTTCCCTCGTCGAACAAGGCGGCAAAACCTATGTCGAACCAGCCGGTGCGACTTCAAACGTTATGGGTTGCTTAGGCGACTCGCGTTTGACCAATACCGCTGGCACGCCATATGCAGCCGATCTGATCATTGGCGCTCACCAGCCCAATCCCACGACTGGCAAGTCCCGTTCAACCCAGAACCGTGTAAGCGATAGCTTTGACGAAACTCTTGCCTCCGGCAAGATGACCGTCTATCACGGCGGCGGAAAGTTCGCGACTGACCAGTTCGAAACGTTGACTGGCGGCAACCCAATCGATTACAACCCAGGACAAGCCCTCTATGTTAGCGCTAATGCTAACCTGACTAACGTCGGAACGAGCGGCACAAACCCGCGAGTTGGCTTCCTCGTTGAAGGTCCGAAAGACTTCCCAAGCGGAGTCCCAGGTACCGATACGCCGGATGGCTCGCTCTCTCTGGGCAGTTATGTCACCTTTGTGATGGACATCCAGAATCCCGACTAATTTGTAATAATTAGATTCGGACTAAAAAAAGAATCATCAAATTGCTCCTTGAGGTTTGGAAACGAATATTCAAGGGTAATTGATAGGAGAAAGACAAATGAGTCTTGCTAAGAATGGTCTTTCAGACCAAGATAAGGAAATGGTTATTGCCCAAGCGCTGAATACCGACGAAGGTCGCACAGCTCTTGCCCAGGCAATGGTAGAGCCTATCCGCCGCTCGCTTGAGTAGATTGATGCTCCTCGTATTGGCAACAATATGAGCAAACTCGGCTTATTTGCGTGAAACCTAAATCTGAAAAGATATGGTAATACGCAGGGAAGTCTAAAGGAAACTATGATAAACGCAATCTCAAAACCTAATTACCAAGACGTTCGCAGTATGTATTGCGAGCAGGGGTATACGTTTGCAGAAATCGCAAATGAATACGAATGCAGCTCGTCTATGATTAGAAAGATTGCGAAAAGGCATAACATCCCCATTATGAGGGGAAGAAGTAAAACAAGAAAAGTTATTGTTCAAAAATCCAAAATATCACTAGCTCTAACAAGAAATGATATTGAACGATTTGGAAACGCCTTCTCCAGACAAGCATATGAGATGTCTATGGGATCGCTCCTGGGAGATGCGTTTTTGAAGGTAAGGCAAAATAAGTATAATTCAAGGTATAATATTTATTTTGCCCATTCTGTTGATCAGAGGCATTACCTGGAATACAAGAGAGAATTTTTCTCTGATGAAGAAGCCAATGATATCAGAATCGAATACAGGGACAATAATGATACTTATATCAAAGGGAAAAAAGTCAACCAGAAAGACTTGGTAGTTTTTTCAACCAAGTCATACAATTTAAGTAATCTTCATAGAATGTTATATAAAAACAATGTTAAACGCATTACGATGGAATACTTGAAATTGCTTACTCCATTATCTTTGGCTACATGGTACATGGATGATGGCAGCTATAATAAGCAAAATCGTTTGATTAGAATCGCTACAATGTGTTTCACTAATAAAGAAAATAACATACTCAAGGATTACTTCTATAACAGGTTGAAAATGCCATGCTTTCTTGAAAAAGTTAATTGTGGACATGGTCGTTCAATTGTATTAACACAAAACTCTACAAGAAAGTTCTTGGCTCTTATATATCCTTATGCCTGCAAGATGATGCAATACAAGTTTCCTAATGACCCCTCAGAGACTCTGAAAGCTGTTACGACAGTGAGTAAGGAAGCGCTCGCAAGAGTCGCTTAATAGCGCTGGGCATCCGTATAACGGATGATGATATAGTCCAACCCTCAATGAAAATTGAGAATAGTTGATCAAGCGGTCGGACGTAAGCTGCTGATGGTGGATTAACCTAAAAAGCTTGTCCACCTAGAATCGCGAGATTCTATCAAAAAAACCAGACTCATATCGGGGAAACCTAAATCGAAAGATAAGGCAATCCCGAGGGAAGTTTAAGGAAAGTTCTTGAAGGTTCACAATGAGTAAGAAATACGAAATTAACACTGATAAAGTCATTTCTTCTTATATGGAGAAGAATATGACCATGAAAGAGATAGCATCTCAATATGGATGTCATCGTAGTGTTATCGCTCGTATTCTTAGTATGGCTTACAAGAATAAGCTTTCTGATAACCCCGTAGAGACTTGCCCAGATATGGGCAGAGTGTCAGTACTGAAATGTTCTGATGCTAATACGTCTGGCTCTTCCTCTTATTGGAAGATGATGGTATAGTCCACGGCTCCCGAAAGGGATGACCGATTGGAGCTTCCACAAGGCGCTCTTGCTCGTTACGAGCGAGACGTTGCCTCCATCGCTCACGTCGTTTCTCGTCGCGGCGCAGTGCCCGACCAGATCGTCGAAGGCGAAGAAATCCTCGTTCCTACTTTCGAAATCGCCGCGAACCCCACGGTTCGTCTTAGCGAAATCAAGGCACGCCGCTTAATGACGATTTAAGTAGAGGTGGCGTTAAATCCGACCAAATGCTGGAAACCCCTTAGAGCCTTGAATACCAAAGCGTAACAATTTCAAGGATTGGGCAATCAGCAGGAAAGAACCCGAAAGCATTATGAAACTTATAGAACAACAAGACAAGATAGTAAGAATGTATTTGGATGAAAAGAAATCCATTCGCGCTATTGCTAGACTTTTGGATTGTTCTATGTCTGGGATCAAAAGTATTTTGCATAAAAATAATGTCAAGATGAGAAATAAGTGTGAATCTCTAAATTTGTGCCCAGATAGTTTCAGCGAGGAAGAATTTGATATTGTATTCGGAACTACGCTTGGAGATGGACATATCACCAAGAAGAGAGGACCGAAAGGCGAATGCCAACTATATGTTGGTCATGGCTTGAAGCAAAGCGATTACTTAAACTGGAAGTACCAGAAAATGTTGCGCTTTGTTTCCGGTATGCCATATGAGCTAAAGCATTACTTGAAATCGAATAAGAAGACCTATATAACATTGAACTTTATTACTAGAAAAAGTTCATTGTTTACAAAGATGAGAGAAGCCTTTTATCCAGAAGGAAAAAAGGTAATCCCCTGCGATTTCGAAGATAAGATTAATGCAAAATCATTAGCTATTTGGTATATGGATGATGGATATAGGTATAAGAACAAAAACAATATCGAAATTCATACTCAATGCTTTACTCATGAAGATCAATTAAGAATATTGAAAATTCTTAAGAAGAAGTTTGGAATAGTATCTCACATAAGAACCCTTCCCACAAGAAAAGAGATTGTATTTATACCCTCTGCATCTTGCGGTAAGTTTCTACAAGTTGTGAATGATCATATTGTTCCAAGCATGAGATATAAAGGGTTATCCTCAGAGGCTATTACGTCGGACATGCTCCTAAAAAAGCATGAAGATAGAGTCCGTTCTGCCAGGAAACTGGTAGAGATAACCTAACGGTTATCTGCCCAAAGAATCCAGATATGGATCATGGGTGCAAAAATAACATTAAGTTTACATCGTAGATAGAGCCCAGATTAAGGCCAAAGAAGCTATCCAGAAGGAAGAAGATACGAATATCTTTAATGCGCTGATCGCTGCCGCCGATACTCGCGGCGACCAGGTTGTGACGAACGTTGGTACCCTTACCATCGCTAGCCTCAATACTGCGTTCCGCTTGATTGAACAGCACGACTTAGTGGCTGCGAAGATTGTCCTGCATGCCAACCAGTATGCTTCCGTAAGAACGTTCGGAAAAGATTTCTACGATGAGGCGACAACTCGAGAAATCATCACGACAGGACTTTACGGACACCTGTGGACGGCTGACCTGCATGTTTCTTCCAGAATGGATTCAAATACTGTTCTGGTAGTAGCTTCCGCAGAGAATGTTGGCGCATTCCCAATCAGGCAGGATATTACTGTCCTTCCTGCTGACGATCCAAAGAAATTAAGATTGGGTTGGGTGATCTACGAGGAAGTAGGAATTGTTGTAGTCAACGACTACGCAATCTCCAAGATTGACGTTTCCGCTGCTACCTAATAGACTTACGTAAAACTGAATACCTCAAAGCCCCCAAATTAGGGGGCTTTTTTTTAACTCTTTCGTATATAACTTTTTTCCAAATATCTCTTTATATATAACTTTTGCTAAAGAGTAGTTGTGATTTAGTCGATGGTAGTGTTATGTCTAAGGCAGGTAAGATTAAGGTTCTTTTTCCCCATCTTTATCAGGAGCTAGATCGTTTTTCTAATAAGGGTATAGATTTGGATGGATTAACATCTGGCTCCAATGCATACGTTTGGTGGAGATGTGTCTATGGTCACTCTTGGAAAGCCCAGGTCTATAATCGTGTTAAGGGGACAGGATGCCCTTACTGCTCTGGAAATGCCATATCAGACAATAGTCTACAAAAGAAGCAACCTGACTTGGCTTCTCAATTCTGTAAGATCAAGAACGATCTGTCTCCAGACGAGATTTCTTTCTGTAGTAATAAGAAGGTTTGGTGGAAGTGTTCTAAGGCGGATGATCACGTTTGGAAGGCAACGCCCAATGATCGAAACAAAGCATCTGGGTGTCCTTTTTGTTCTGGTCGCCGAGCATCGAAAGATAATAATTTGCTAGATAAATACCCTGAAATTGCTAATCAATGGCATCCTACAAAAAATGGCGCATTAACACCCTCAGATTTGACGCCAGCTAGCGGGAAGAAAGTGTGGTGGAAGTGTAAGGTAGCTAGCGACCATGAGTGGCTTGCCTCTCCTAACACAAGAATCAATATGACAAACAGTTTAAGCTGTCCATTTTGCACAGGTCGCAAGGTGTGTAATTCGAATTGCCTGTCTACCACTCACGAGTTTTTACTAGATAGTTGGGATTTTAAGAAGAATGAGATATCTCCTACAGAAATAACTTATTCTTCTCATAAAAAGATTTGGTGGATATGCGACAAGAAGCATAGTTGGTGTGCAAATGTATATAGTAGATCAGCAGGGAAGGGGTGCCAGCAATGCAATTTATCCAAAGGCGAGGCAAAGGTTGCTAAAGTTTTGTCTGACATGGGGATGTACTTCCAAAAAGAGTATAGATTTAAGAAATCCAAGATTCCCAGGAGAAAGTTTGATTTTGCGGTGTTTAATCAATCTATCCATTTGATAGAGTATCATGGGATTCAGCATTATGAGCCTGTTTCTTTTGGCTCTAAGACAGTTAAGGGGCAACAAACTCTAAAAAGAATTCAGCATAGGGATCAACTGAAGAGGGAATGGGTATTGGATAATGGTTATCCTCTTTTAGAGATACCCTATTGGGATTTTGATCAAATAGAACACTTAATAAGAGATTTTCTTTATGAGCGAAAGAAAGATTCATAACTACGAGTCTGTCATCTTGGTAGAAAAAACAATCCAAGATGAAGGATATAACCCGAACAAACTGGGAAGAACATCTAGGAAGTTCATATGGGCATCTTGCCGTGTATGCGGGGAATCTCATCGCATTCGTAAGGGATTCTATAATAAGGCAGGATCGGCATGTCATAAAGAGTGTAGGATGCAGGAACAGTCCCAATTCGGCTCTCCTTTTTCTGATCCAAAGGTGAAAAAGAAAGCTCAGGAGAATAGGACCAGGAACATATCTCAAAAAGAATTGAACAGACGCATATCTATAGGCCGGAAAAAGGCTCAGTCTAAGATAGAAGAAACCAACATGCAGAAGTATGGTGTCAGAAATACATTCCAATCTGGAGAAATTAAGGAGAAGATAAAAAAGACTAATTTGGATAGGTATGGGGTGGCTCATCCTATGCAGTCAGAGGATATTGCGTCCAGGGCGAAGGGAACAGTTAGAGAAAAGTATGGGGTTGACAATGTAATGCAATCCGAGCCGATACGGTCTAAGGCAATTGAAACCAATAAGCAGAGATATGGGGTTGCAAATCCTATGCAAGATAAGGATATCTCAGAGAAATCTAGAGCTGGATTTCAAACTGCTGTAGACGAAGACCTTAATGACAATTATCGACTTATCAATACTTTGAGAGGTGATGATTTTTGGAACAAAATGGCAGAAGAAGAGTTAACCCTTAAAGAGTTATGTGATTTTTTTGATATTAATTATCAAAGCGCAACTTATAGGCTTGTTCAAGATGAATTCAGAGACAAGTATCATAAAACATATCATTTTCCAAAGCACCAGGAGCAAATGAGCATATGTAGAATGATTGAGTCTTGCGGGGTAAAGGTGGATGCTAATACCAGGCAAGTTATACCTCCGCTGGAGATAGATATATATTGTCCTGAATCAAAGCTTGCTATTGAATTCAATGGAAGCTATTGGCATTCTGAGGCTTTTTTAGACAGTAGTCAATCAAGGCATAAGCATATAGAGAAAACCAGAATGTGCAGGGAGAAGGGGATAGAGCTGATTCATGTATTTGAGCATACTTATAGAGAGCGTAAAGATCAAATATTAGGATTCATTCAATCCGCCCTTGGATCAAATACGGTTAGAATTCATGCTAGAAAATGTAATATTACTCACAATGATTCTTCATGGTTTATGAACAAACATCATGTTCAGGGATCGACCAAGAGCATTAAGTATTTTAATCTTGAATATGATGGAGAGATAGTTGGGTCTATGACTGCGGGCAAGCATCATGAAAAGGGGGGAGACAGGATGGCATGCGTATTAAATAGACTAGCTTTCAAGAGAGGTGTTACTATTCAGGGAGGATCAGGTAGGTTATTCAAATACTTTAGGCAATGGGCCAAAGGAGAGGGATATGATCAGATCATTAGTTGGTCAGATTCATCCTTAACCAGTGGCAAGGTATACAATACATTGGGATTTAATATGGAGGTTGAGCATGCCCCTGGATATTTCTATTTTGACATGAAAAATGGCCGATATTTGAGTCGTCAGTCTCAAAGAAAAACCAATAAGTTGAGGCCAGATGGCGTGACTATTAGAGAATGGAATAGAGCGAGAGGATTATATCCAATATGGGATTGCGGAAAGAAAAAGTGGACATATCATCTTTAGCAGATGATGATATTGTATCGTTGATTCAGGATAATTTAACTCCTGATTTATTGAAGTCAAAGTTCCGAGGCAAGTCTGAAAACAGGCTTTGGGGTCATTGCTACGTGGCAAGTGAGACTTTCTATCATTTGCGCGGCGGGAAAGAGTTGTATCAGGTGAAGAGAATGAAGGTTGGGAAAGTTAATCATTGGTTTTTGCTCAGAAAAGAAGATGAAGAGATAGTGGATATTACGTCTGGTCAGTTTGATTTTGAATTAGATTATTCGACGGCGATTAATGCTGTATTTTTGACCAAGAACGCAAGCAAAAGGGCTAAGGTTTTGATTGAGAGAGTTGAGTCATGGATACTGGCTGAAACAGGGAACAGATGGAGGAATGGGGCTTTCCAATGAGGTGGGATACTGCCCCTTTGTGGAATTATGAATTGAGAACCCCTATTGCTTTAGCATAGGGAGTACGTCAGAAAGATGAATACGAATAAAGTTTTAGAATGGTACGCCAAGTATATCTGGCCTGCTCATCGCAAGGTCGCCAGGGGACTATCTCGTCGCTGCAATAATTGTATTATCTCAGAGAAGCAGTCAAGGCTCCTAGGAGGGCTTTGCGGGCCATGCATATTGTACGTCCCAGAGGAAAAAGAAGAATCTCAGGTAGACCTCCAGGCTTTTGATAGGGAGATGCGATCATATGTCGGAAGCGGCAAGAAATACGATATTGCTTTGATGCTTAGCGGCGGCAAGGACAGCGCATACATTCTGCATCGATTGAGGCAAGAATATTCTGGCCTGAGAATCGCTTGTATCTTGGTTAACAACGGATTCATGAGTCCAGTTGCCATTGACAATGCCAAGCAGACAGCATTGAAGTGCGAAGCTGACTTGATGATTGTTAATTCGTTTATCCCAGAGTTCAAGGCTGCGTTCAGGCAGGCATTTCTGGGACTCAAAGGTCAGCCGTGTTACGGCGTTGTGGACTATGCGGATGGGAGTCTTGTTTTTCAGGCTGGAGAAAAGATTGCAAAGTCGATGGGTTTGCCCGCCATGATTGGCGGCTTGTCTTGGGTACAGGTCGAGATCATTCTGGGGATTGACGGGTTTGAGCAGATTGCAGATGACAATTTCAGGACTCTATTTCCGTTATGGGCATGGCGAACGCATGAGCAGGACATCAGGGAGTATGTCCTGGAGCATAGACTTATTCCCAAGGGAAATGATAGTCCGGTTGTCAGTAATAGCCAATTGATCTTGGCGATGAGCGCGATAGATGTTATGAATTTGGGATATTGCAGTTTTGAGCCAGAATTCGCGAAATTGGTTCGGGAGGGCAAGGCGGACAGGAAAGTGTGGCTGCATTTGTTTGAGTTATTGGAGTATGGAGTCAAGAAAGGGCATTTGGACAAGGATGTTAAGGCGACATTGGCGAAGTTAGATTTATCCTTGGAAGAGGTAGTCGGACATTGGAGCTCAAAGCCTATGTAACGGGAGCGACCGGCTGCGTAGGTCGCAATCTGATTGATGCGTTGCTTTCGAGCGGATGGGACACTACTGTCCTTCATCGCAAAACATCTGATCTTTCTCGATTAGATGAATGCAACGTCAAGTTCAGAGAAGTCAATCTTTACGATCTGGAATCGGTTCGCTCGGCTATCCCAGAGGACGTGAATGCGCTGTTTCATGTGGCTGGTAGCACATCATATTGGTGGAAAGATCGCAAGCAGCAATGGAAGGATAACGTTCTTGCAACGCGCAACCTTGTTCATATTGCGATTGAGAAGAAGGTAGGTAGATTCATTTTTACGTCCACAGGAGCAACTTGGTCTTATCATGATACAGTCAAGACCCATCGGGAAGCGAAGAAGAAGATTGGCATTTCATATGTGCGCACGAAGCGGATGGCGGAGATAGAAATTGAGCAAGGTATAAAGAGCGGGTTGGACGCAGTGATACTGAACCCTGTGATTGTTCTGGGCAAGTATGATTATAGCACGTATTCCAGCCTCTTCACGGGTATCAATCGTGGAAAAATTAAGAAGGCATTGCCGGGCCAGTTCGCTTTTTGTCATGCCGAGGATGTCGCCAGGGCGCACGTGCAGGCATATAAGCATGGCAAGCCTGGGCAACGGTATTGCCTGGACGGACCTTGGGCGACCTGGCTGGAGGTTTTCTGGAGGATTGCGAGGCTTGCGGGCAGCGATCCTATTATCGAGACGATTCCTGTTTGGCAGGTTAGGCTTACATCGTATGCTATGGTTTTCTGGTCGTTTTTCTCAGGCAAGCGTCCGCTCTTGACGCCAGAGATATCATCTCTCTTGGTGAGCGATAATAAGCATACTCCGGAATTGTGGGAAATGACTGCTATTACAAGGGAGGATTTGGATTATCGATCCAGGCCCATCTCGAATATGATTGAAGATTGCTATTCATGGATGGCGGAAAACGACAGGTTATGAGCTGGTATCATCAGTCACAAAATGACATTCATCAGCATTTGCGAGAGCGGGGCGTAGACCCTGGTCGCACGCCTGTTTACGTGGACCCCGAGAGCGGCGTAGCGACGTTTCCTATTTATGATGGACAGGGGCGTATGGTTGGTTATCAGCAGTACAACCCTGCGGGAGCCAAGAGGCCAGGGAATGATGAGGACACTGGACGCTACTATACGTATATCTCAGACGAGTTCAAGCGGATCGGGGTTTGGGGTCTACATACAGTCAATTTGCTCTCAGATACGATCCTGTTTATCACAGAGGGCATCTTTGATGCGGTCAAGATTCATAATGCTGGATACCCTGCCATTGCGGCTTTGGGGAATGCGGCATCGAGGGAGCTGAAGGCCCAAGTGAAGCTATGGGCGATTTACACCATTGGCATTATGGACAGGGATGAAGCTGGATCGAAGTTGGCGGCGTTGGTGGATCGCGCGGTCGTTGTTCCTGAGCCATATCATGATTTAGGGGATATGCCCCAAGAAGAGGTGAATGTCTTTCTGCAAGGTCTTTTGCAGGGAAGGGATAGTTGAAAAATAGGCCGAAAGCTTGGTATAGACTTTGCTTTGGAGCTTTCGATCTTTGAACTGGTATCGCAGACTCAAGACGGCTCTTGTGCTCAAGGTTCCATTATACGTTAAGCTGGCCGCTGGCTTTGATACGTTTACGTGGCATGGCCCGGCAGGTCTATTCTTTTCTGTTGGAGGTAGCGCGATCTGGGGCGTTCGTCCGCAGCTGGAGGGCTTGGGGTTCAGGCTCACCAAGGGAACGGATGAGAACCCTGGTTATTGGCATTTCTATATCAAGGCTGACGCGATTACCAGCTCTCCGGAATTGCAGCAATCTCTCGCCCCTTTGGGTGTTCCGCTTGAAGAGTTGGGCATATTCCCTGGTGTGTCGCAGCAAGCCCCTGCGCCTCCTCTTCCGCAGATGCAGCCTGTTCAACAGAGTCAGCAGCCGGTTCAGAGCCAATGGTTTCTGAGCAAGGCCGTAAGATTAGAGGGCGTTCCGTCCCAATCGCCTGTTGTGGTATCCAGGAGTCCTAACGGCAGTTGGCAGGTGATGGATGAGGGCGGCAATCGAATGGAGGTCGGTAATGATCAGATTCAAAAGGCGGTTCAGTCAGTGAGAGATGATCATAACAAGCCCTATGCGTCTACTGATCCGGAAGAACTGTTCAATCTTATTAACGAGATTGAGGGCAAACCTGATTTGGTTGAAGACACGAGCGGTCGCCCATCCCCAGAAGACGTTCGTCTCCCAGAAGAATGGATGACAGTATATAATAAGGCTATTGAGGATAAGTTCATAAATGGTGTTAGCGAGGATGGTAAACCAGCTAATATCATGATCAACGCATTAGCTGGCACAGGTAAGACTACTACATTAAAACATCTATCATCTTTCATACAGCCTGGTGAACGCTGGTTGTATTTGGTTTTCAACAAAAAAAATCAAGTAGAAAGCGCCGAGAAGTTTCCGGCTGGCGTTGATGTGATGACCACCCATTCGTTTTTGGGCAAGGTTTTGCGGATGAATGGCCCGGATGTCGGCGGCAAGACTGAATTACCAGATCGAGACTTCAGGGGCACCAAGGTTAGGGCGGTTGCGGACAAGATGATCGACCCGTTGTGGCCAGAGCCAACCATGACTAGCCATAATCGTCGTTTAGGGAGAGACTTCAGCGTATTCAACTGGAAGGGAAAGAGTGCAGTAACGCATGTGGTGGAGATGGCGAAAGCGTATGCGATTGATCCTCGCTCGCCATCTCTGATGGAGGAATTGGCTGACGTAGTTGTCAAGTCCCATATCGATCTCGATTTATCCAGTGAGCGACATGAGCAGCCCAGGGATTACACGCCGGACATCTTGCAGAAGGCGGCTGATCTATTGCAGGCATCTTTGCCTGGGCAGTTGCCTCCCGGTGTGGACAGAAAATTTGCTAACATGCGGGATCAGGATGACACGCTTTGGTATAGCGCGATTAATGCAGATATGATTCGATGGAATGCTGGCAACTTGGGGTATGATGTGGTTCTGATGGATGAGGTTCAGGACTTCAATGCTTGTCAGCTAAAGATGGCAGAAATGCTCAAGCAAAACAAGGCCAGAGTGGTAGGGGTCGGTGATCCTCACCAGTCGTTATATTATTTCAGAGGCGCAGATGAAACGGCATTTGAGCAGCTGGGGCAGATTATCTCTGGCGACGATGAGCCGATGAATTTGCCCATCAATTTTCGAAGCGGAAGCAACATCTTGGACTATGTTGCCGCTGCTACTGGTATTAATATTTTGGCGGCCGAGCATAATCAGGGCAAGGGAGTGGTTAATACGGATACCAAATACGATGACTTCATGGCGCAGTCAACCAATGAGTATCATGAAAATGGCGGGATGATGAAAGAGGCAACAGCGATGATCTGCCCCACCAATGCCCCGCTGACGCAGGCGGCCTTGTCTTTGCTCAAGAATAACGTTGAGTTCGAGATCATGGGCAAGGAGCTGTATCGCGACATTGAAAAGATGATCAAGAAAGTAACTTGGCAGAAGCCGCAGGGAACTGACATCTATGATTTAGCGGATGCCCTGGCATCTCACAATGCAGAGCTGCAAGACAGGTGGGGTCATAAGGTATCCAAGAAAGACGAGTTGAAGGAGAGCCAGGAATATACGGATGCCATTTTGTCGGTGATGCAATATTTGTCCGAGTCTGATTTTACTGATCCTTCTAGGGAAAATTCGCGTCCAATGCGGACAGCGATGGATTTCCTGAAATATCTGGAAGACAAGATCGGCGGGTTGGACCCAGAAAATGCCAGAGACGCGCAAATCATCGAGGACATTGATCCTCGTAAGGTCGTGACACTGACGACTGCTCACAAGTCAAAAGGACTGGAATTCGAGAGAGTGTTTGTTATGAATCCTGACTCTTTTCTGCCCAAGGAGGGCATGAGTCCGTCAGAGATCAAGCAATTACAGAATGCATTCTATGTGTCTCTGACTCGGGCCATGAAAACTCTGTATGTTTCCGCAGACAGTCAATAATATTTCTTGCCGTATGAGCCGATAGAACTGGCATGGGCTATGCAGTCTGTCCAAAGTGTAAGACAGTGTTTGAGATTGATGACCTGTACTGTCCCAATGGGCTGGTGCCTGCCCGATGTCTCGGTTGTCGAGAGGCTGGTGTTGATGCTCTTGGAGTTAGACTTGGACCTCTTTACTCGTCAGCACATGCTCCGCAGAACTGGGAAATCGACAGCAAGGGGCGAGTCAAATGGAGAAAATACCAGACATGATAGGATGGGACTCGACAGAATGGGCTTGGCAGAGCCTATTGGGGAGACAGGTGGAGAGGCGGACCTATTATGCGGTTTGCTCCAATTGTGGTAATCTACATTTGATTGAGCTGGATGATTCTACCTTTTGTCAGTCGGTCGCGCAGAATGGGGGACTGCTGCATGATCGCTGCTCGGGCTGTTGTGTTAATATGAGGTTTGCAGATGATTAAGAGAACAACTGTAACAAGAGATGATGGAGCTTGGCAGGGACATCCGGACGTAGCCTTCTTTAAGGGGAAATTCTACGTCGCTTTTCGCCAGTCCGAAAAACACAAGTCAGATAGTCATACATCTATTCGAATTGTGAAATCAGAAGATGGCATTGGATACTCGAAGCCAAAGACGCTATTGCGCAGCAAGGACATGCGATGGAACTGTCCTCGATTGTCTGTTGTGGATGGGAGGCTTTTTCTGGTTGCTGATTTGGTGGATCAGGGTAAGATCGATTTTGTTTTGTCCGAGAACGATCCTTCGTTGGTCAATGTTTATATGATTTCAACAGCAGACGGCAAGAATTGGTCTGATCCTGTTTTGACGGCAATCAATGGTATTGTCCCGGATCGTCTTTTGAAAGCAGGAGACAAATATCTTTTGGCAGCGCATATCTTTGAAGGCAAGCACCTGGTCCAGCGTATTTGGAGTTCAACTGATTTAGACAGATGGAAGCCTGACTTCACCTTGCGCATGGAGGGCCTGAATCTTTGCGAGGCCAGCCTGTTTCCGATCAAGGGAGATACGAGGTTGGGGTGCTTGATGCGAGAGAATTCTCAAAAGGGATTGCCTGCGTATTACTCGATGTGCGGGGCTGGTTTTGATACTGAATGGTGGACGCAGCCCGAGCAGACTCGACTGTTTGGATGTCATCGCCCGACTGCTGGAATGCTCAGGTCAAATCGCTGGTTTGTCACTTACAGAGAACAGACGATGCCATTTAACCAAGCTTCCTGGGCGAGGAATGTTTTCGCATGTCTATGCGAAGGCGGGATTGGTTTTGAAAGAGATGCAGCGATTTTGCCCTTGGACCATGATGCGAGCCATAAGCCAGACGGGGGATATACGGGTTGGGTGCAGTTGGAAGACGAAAGCATCTATATTGTCAATTACATTACTGATGATGCGCCTAAGCCGTACATTGTCTCTTATCGCATCAAAGAGTCTGATATTTTTAAGGAGTCTCCAAAAACAGCTCCGCAAGAATTGCGGCTCATAGCAAGTTGAAAATGTTTTGGAGAAACAAAAGGAAACATTCATCTTTTGTTTGGAATACAATGGGCTGGTTCCCCTAGAGGAGAGCTCTGGTTCTGCCAATAATTAGTAGAAGCACTATATTCTGGAGGCTTCTATGAAATTCTTACTGGGGTTTGGGTTGGGTGTATTGCTTTGTTGGGGTGTGGCATATCTATCGCACACTCATGAAGAGATGGGGTTCCATGATGATCACAAGGCGAGGCTGACCATTGTGATTGGCTATGATCCGTCTTTAGAGGCTTCGGTTCAGGAGCAGTCGTTTTTGTCGCAAGAACCCAAGTCAGCAACTCAGAATCATCAATTGATTGAAAAGAAAGTGTTTACGATTCGTGACATAGATATGTTCTTGGCGGTAAGAGCATATTTTCTACAATTCCGTGTATTTGGGCCTGACCAGGTGCAACCGCAAAGTGCGCCGCCGGGAAAATAAAGGAGCCTCGTATAGCGGGGCGCAAAGTTCTGTTCTCTGATGGCCGATAGCAGTGATAGCGTTTAAGGTATATCGACTGTTATGAAACCATCCCAACTCGTCTACACAGCCTTGTGCATGCTGCCTGCCTTACTCTGTTTTGCGATATCTGGTGTGCTGATTTGCGAAGAGCAACAGGGTTGGGGATGGTTTCTATTGACGGGATTGCTGGTGTTAGTCATTCCTGGTGGAACGAACAACAGCGGAGGCCGTCCATGACAGAGGATATGGACTACGAAGTTCAATTCGATGAAGTTCGCATCATACGGCAGCGAGGGCGCTATGCCATTGTCATTCGCAGGGACAACGGTAATCGCGCTACGATCTGGGACGATGAGGGCGTAGCCGAAGAATTGTTCCTGGAAATTGTCGATAGGTATGATGATCTAATGGAGGATGTAATTCATCCCATCTTAGAGCAATGCACTGATCCCGAAGATTCACAATGAAGATTTTTTGCAGATCATTGATCGAGGGAAACGCGCAAGGCGAATCGGGTAATTGAAAAGGATTTGTCTTTTTTAGGGTGTAACCAGTAAGAAGTATTTTTTTCTTACGGATTATGCCATTTTTATCATCGATTGGACAACTGCGTTACTGATATCTTTGGGATTAATCGCTATTGCGATTCTGGTCGTTTTTTGGTGGGCAGAGACACGTTACCAGAGAGAACGATCCAAGCGTATCGGTCAATTTGCTGGCATTAAGCATCCCTATGTTTGTAATGTATGCGCTTATGACATGATTGCTCATGTTGCCAAGGGTTTGAATAAATGCCCAGAATGCGGGAATACTGTTTTTTTGTCGCATTATGATATCATAATCGCCAAAACGCTGATTACGCTGGAGCGCGTTCCAACCTCCTTTGCTCCATATCATCTTTATAAGCCTATAGCGAAAGATAATAGAGTTGCCTATCATTATTGCCGCACGATAGTTGCAGAAAGCGCCCATACTGCTCAGATGGCTTCTGAGAGGCTTTACGGCAATGATGCTCTGTCGATAGGGGCAAGCGGGCTAAAGCATCAGGGGCGGTTCCTGGTCCAACCTGTGTTAGTCCTGTCACATCCAGCCAACGCCCTCGCTATCCTTAAAGATGACGACCTTGGGTTATCGGACATTAGTGATGTTATACCGACCCCAGGGGAGACTATAGTCGATAGTCGATAGTTAAGATTGCTTATGTAGATGGCTATTGGTGGCCCAATGATATTCATGCACATTCCCAGGACAGCTGGGACATCGATTTACATAGCCTTGATGCGAGAGGTTTGGCTTCCTGACAAATCGATCAATCTGGATACGAGATGGGACAAGTACGCAACATACCATGAGTGTCGCGGACATTTTACGGCCGAGACAGCTTTGCTCCATTTGGGGCAGGATCGTTTTGATCGAGAGTTCAAATTTTCATTTGTCAGGAACCCGTGGGACAGGGTGGTGTCGTCTTTCGAGTACAATTGCGCATCTAATTGGTGTGAGAATTTGATATTTGACCAGTATGTTTTTCAGATATTGAGTCCCATAGAGAATGATAGGCACATTGTGCATTCCCTTAACTGCGTGGACATCTTATCCATAGATGGAGAGATGGCAGTTGATTACATAGGCAGATTCGAGAACTTGCAACATGACTTTAATGAGCTGTGCCAGATGCAATTGGGGCGAACGGTTCTCCTGCCTCATCTGTCCCCGACTGCCCGTGATCATTACTCGACTTATTATACGAAAGACACCAGGGAGAGGGTGGGAGAGATTTTTCAGAAGGATATTGAGCGATTTGGGTATAAATTTGAAACAGCATGAATTGGTATAAAAGAGCAGAGTCCGTCCAGAAGGAAATGTCCGATCTATCTTTGGTCAATCTCGATCTCATTGCCGGTCATGTCGCAGATGTCAAGGGCTGGGTTGAGCAGGGCAAGAAGTTGAAGCCCTGGATGATTGATAAGATTGCAACAGCTAGAAACGACTTGAATGATGTGAATATGTGCCTTTCCAAATAGAGGATTCTCTCTATTTTTATTGAATAAATTTATAGGAGACACTTTCTTTGTAGGAGGGGAAAGGATATGGCTAAGCCAGAACAGTGGATCGCTGCCAACGTGACGGATCGTTACATATCGGTAGGCGACATGCCCAGGTTACCAACATTCGAACCTAGATCATCTGTCAATTTATTGGTTTATTATGACAAGAGAAATGTTGATCAATCATCTGATCTGAAGGAGTTGGTTCGCGTTGGCTGGATCAAGATGGACAAGAAGTCTACTTTCAGCACCGTTAGGATTGTTGAGAAGCAGACGAAGGTCATTGAAAAACAAACAATTGTAAAGAACGAAGTTCGCAAGTCTGACAAATCATATCAGCCCTTGTCCCTAGAGCATTGGGACATGAATCCGCCTAAGAATATTACAGATGCCCTTGATCGTCTTGCCGAGAAAGTGCATAACTATTGTTTTAGGGTATCTGAGATGGCAGATCATCGCCTTCGTTGCCGCTTGCCTCATATAGAGTATGGCGACTCTGTCAATGTTGCTGCGATGTCGCAGTATGTCGGTTATCAGGTAGCCGCTCATAACCTCCCCGATGTTTGGCTTGAGACGCAAGGAGAGGGCATCGTGATTGCGGTTCTTGATACGGGCTGTGATGTAGGGCATGTAGACTTGAAGAATTCGTTTGCAGAGGTAACTGGATATAGCGCTGATGTGACGGATGGCAATGGCCACGGCACTCACTGTGTCGGCATCATCAGCGCAAACAATAATACGGCAGGTATCGTTGGCGTCGCTCCAATGGCAATGATCCTGCCGATAAAGGTGTTGAATGATGATGGCTGGGGATATGAGGACGATATCGCTCACGGCATTCATATAGCTATTGATATGGGTGCCGACATCATCAGCATGTCACTGGGAGCGGACATGGACCTTCCCTTGGTTCACGAAGCAATCAAGAGGGCATATGACGCGAACATTCCGGTCGTTTGCGCGGCTGGCAACTCAGGCGATACTGGAACCGACATTAACTTTCCGGCGCGCTACCATGAATCTATTTCTGTTGGCGCTCTTGACAAAGATCGTTTGAGAGCAGAGTTCAGTCAAACCGGATCGAGCCTGGATTTTATGGCTCCTGGCGTTTCGATCCTGTCTACGGTCCCAGATAACCGCTACCAATATATGAGCGGGACTTCGATGGCGACTCCTTGGGTTGCTGGTGTTATTGCCTTGATGATGTCCAAGCATCGTCGCTTAGGCGGCCAGACGCCACTGGATTCGATAGATGCAATCAAGGAGCATCTGTCGCGTACGGCCATCGACATGGGAGACGTGGGCAAGGATAATTTGACTGGGTATGGCTTAATCGATGTTCCAGAGGTTGTGAAGTCAATTGAAGCAATCGAGAAGCATCCTGATGTGATCATTGCTGCCATTCAGGGGGATGCTCCTGGGCATGAGTTTGAGAACGTATATCATGAATGGATTCAGTTTCTCAATGTCAGCGGCACAGCCCTTAACATGACAGGGTGGTACGTGGAGGATGCCGCAGGTTGGCATTATGACTTCCCAGAGAACTACATATTCCTCAAGGGTTCCCTGATGAGGCTCAGAACAGGAAAGGGAGAGGATACTGTATCTGATCTTCACTGGGGTTATGGTCGCCCAATTCTGAATAACGAGGGAGATACAGTTTACCTGTATAACAAGGACGCAAGGCTCGTTACGCAATATACATACGTCGTCGAGTAATCACACGAGGGCGTTCGCTACCGACCCCCCGCAAGGGGGGTTTTTCTATCAATTTGGGGGCAGGAGTCCTGACCTGATTTGGGCGGATATATAGGGCAATGGGGTATTAAATCGATTACATTAGGGAGCAGGAAAATGATTATAGTTAGTTTTACGTCTACATCTTACCGCTTGCCCCAAATGGAGCCTGCTCTAAAGTCTATTTGTGAGGGCAGCCTACACCCGAACCATATCTTTTTGCATCTGTCTACCGCTGCTTTTGGGCATGACGAGGGCGTATCGGAAGTTCCCGAGTTTGTCCTCAAGTATCCTGTCAAAATTTGTTGGGGAGAGAACCATGGCCCGTATCGCAAGCTACTGCCTACGTTGCGCAAGTTCTGGAACAAGCCAGACTACATGGTGGTTACGTGTGATGACGACTGGATATATCCTTCGTTCTGGCTTGAGAGGATGGTTGAAGCCGCAGAGTTACATACTGATAAATGCATCTGTTATGCGGCTAGGAGGATTGCGGTCGGCGGTGACGGCAAAATCAGACCTTACGTTGAGTGGGAAAACTTGCGATCATCGTATGGGCTGACTCAGGCGGACAGGGTTTTGGCTTTGGGCGGGCATGGCGTGTTGTATCGTCCCAGGTTTTTTAATTCTGAAATCTTTGATGTTCAGAAAGCTTTTGAGGTTGCTCAGTTTTGCGATGATTTCTGGTTTTCTGGACAGTTATGCAAAAGGGGAGTTTCGGTACGTGTGCTAGAGAGCTGCTGGGAGGATTTCGATCATTTGGAGCTGGACTTTCCGCTTTGGGATGATAATAAGGATCGTAATAATCAGTACGCGATCAATGCTAAGCGGCTATTCGGGTTCTGGTGATTGGTTCACGATCTTGGATTCTAGGACTTCCGCTATTTCTTTGATTGATGACTGTTCTAGTTGATCCAGCTCTTCTTCTAGGCTGATTTTGCGGTCCAGGATATCTAGAATGGTAAAGTGGCATCTACCGTATTCCTGGGAGCCGACTTCATGTTGCCCCTGCTCCCACTTGAGGCGGTGAAATTCTTGTTGCGTTTCGCTTAACGCTTGAAGCACTTTTTGAATAGGGCTAGATTCCTTATCCACTCTTGCCTCCGTACAAATTGTCTTCAGCAAAAAGGATTATCTATCCTTCATATTTCGTTGTGCCGATACAACTGTGTACTAAAGAAGGAGACATTAAGGATGAGAATAGAGCAGGAAGTCAAACTTGATTTCAAAGACGTTCTGATCCGCCCCAAAAGATCGACGATGGATACACGCAAGCAGGTCAGTTTGGATCGGGAATTTCAGACATTGCATTCCGGTCTTGTGGTCAAGGGTGTCCCTGTCATTGCATCCAATATTGACACCATCGGCACATTTGCGATGGCTAAGTCATTGGCTGAATTTGGGATGTTTACTGCACTGCATAAGCATTATGCTGTTGACGATGTGGCCAGGTTTATGGTCAATAATATTGATCTTTGGGATCGTGTTTTCTACACCTTGGGTATGACACAGAAAGATTCCGAGAAGCTAGAGGCGGTCCAGAATCGCATGGTGGATATCGCCTTGCATGAGGACGTGAAGATATTTCAGGAGGACGACTTCCTCGACAATATGCGCAAGATGAGCAGTGGATTCCCCAGGCTCTTGTGTCTTGATGTCGCCAATGGGTATATCAAACAATTCCATGAGTTTGTTAAAACGATTCGCGATGCCGCTCCGCATGCAATTATCATGGCCGGGAATGTTGCGACACCAGAGATGGTGCAGCAGCTTTTGGAATGCGGAGCAGATATCGTCAAGATAGGCACGGGTAATGGCTGTTTTGTTCCCGGAACTAAAGTCAAACTAAAAGACGGGTGCAAAAATATAGAAGATATCGAAGTTGGAGATGAAGTGCTTACTCATCGAGGGGAATATAAGAAAGTCATAGCAACAACCAGTAGAGAAGAAAATAAAGAAGTGTACAGTATTAATGATATTCAATGTACTGGTAATCATGAGTTCTATGTGCTTCATAAAAAGTATAGGAATATAGTGAATGATGAAAACATGGATGAGTTTGCTGAATGGATTTCAGCGGAGAATCTTACCAAAGATTATGTTCTTCTAAAAATTAAGAAGGATTGAGTTAGGAATATCCTAATTACTAAGTGTGGACTTGGCACTGGTAATTAGGAGACATAGAAGTGATTAATAAGATACATGTGGTTAATTTTGGAAATCAAGAAATATTAGGATGTCGAAAAGAAGGCAGAATGAAGTTTTGGTTATTGGAAAACGGAATTGAGATTAATAGTAATGATTTGTATAAGAAGCCAGTTAATATTGAATGTCATCAATGTCACAAAAGTAAGCGTGTTAAGTTTTATGGGGGAAATAATGGTCTTATTAAAAGGCAATACATATGCCAATCATGTAGCAAGCAGGGAGATAGGAATGCCTTTTTTGGGAAGAAGCATTCTGATGAAACAAAGAAGAGTATATCAGAGTCTAATACAGGGAATCTAGTGGGTGATAAAAATCCTATGTGGGGAAAAAGCGTTTGGGACACGTACTCTCCAAAGCAATTTGAATCTATTCGAAAGAAGATAAGTAAAAAATCGCAGGGTAGTGGTAATGCGTTTTGGGGAAGAACCCATACAGATGAATTTAAGAAAAAGAAAGCAAAGCAAGCAAGACAATGGATAATAGATCATCCAGAGCATTTGAGGAAAATGGTGGCCCATTCTTTGGAGGCTCAAAAAAGGTTTAGGAAAACGGGGATAGAGGCAGTGACAGAGGTAGAATTGCAAAGAAGAAAGATACCTCATAAATACAATAAGATATTGCACAGGAAATATCAGTATGATTTTTTGATAGGAGATAAATTTTTGTTAGAAGTTCATGGTGATTATTGGCATGCTAACCCAGAGATATATGGACCAGGTAAGCGATCTCTAAATGATAGACAGATATTCAAAGTTGAGCAAGATAAGTCGAAAAAAGTGTTTGCTGAAAAATATGGTTACAAGATTTTTTACATATGGGAAACGGAAATAAATAATTTGGATTTTACTGTTATTTCTCAAATAGAAAGGATATTAAATGGCGTTATCTAAATACGAATTTGTTGAAATAGAATATATTCAGGTTTCTCCATATTCAGGGAAAGTTTATGATTTTGAAGTGGAAGAAGATCATTCGTACAATGTGGGTGGTATAGCTGTGCATAATTCAGTTTGCACGACTCGCGTCAAGACTGCTGTCGGATACCCGTCCTTGTCTTCGATAGCCGAGTGCGCTGATGCGGCTCATGGTTATCGTCGAGGGCTTGTATGCGCCGATGGCGGATGCGTTGATTCCGGGGATGTTTGCCGAGCATTCGGCGCTGGTGCTGATTTTGTGATGCTGGGAGGCATGTTCGCTGGAACAGATGAGTGCGACGGGGAATGGGAATACAACTATGAAGAAAGCATGGCTTCTACAACGTTCAATGAATCAATGCACATGGCGCATGGCTTCGGTTGGGTGGGATCAGCTGTTTCTGCCACTGGAGATGCGAGACATAAGAAGTTCCTGAAGTTCTATGGCATGTCTTCCAAGGAGGCTATGCAGAAGCACGATGGAGGCGTAGCATCTCACAGAACCGAGGAGGGGAAATGCGTTAAAATTCCATATAAGGGCCCGTCTGGTGAGGTTGCCCAGGATATTATGGGAGGATTGCGATCATGTTGCACATACGTTGGGGCAACGTGTCTCAAAGAACTGCCCAAGTGTTGCACGTTTGTTCGCGTGGCCAATGGCAGAACGCATAATACAGTTTTTGGAGGATGAATGGCGGATGCTCAAAAAGTTCGATTAGCAACTGCTTCGGATTTGACGCAGGTTGTGGAGTTATTGGGACAATTGAGTCCCCTGAATGGTGCCTGGCCCAGGCATCGCTTGGAGCTGTTGTTGGATGAAATTTTGCATGATGACAAGCATCATCTTTTTGTTTATGATGTCGGCGGCAAGATCGTGGGAGAGGGCATGGTTATGATACGCTTAAACTTGTCGCATGGCGGCAGGGCGGTAGCATATGCCGAGAATATTGTGGTTGACCAGTCTTATCGTGGGCAGGGCATCGGCGCGCAATTAATGGCCAAGATTGCGGAAACTGCCAAGAAGCATCATTGCTATAAGTTGCTTTTGGATTGTTCAGAACAGAATGTGCCATTCTACCAGAAGTTGGGATTTGAAATCACATTCGAGAAAAATATGCGCATGGACTTTTAGCGAGGATTCTGGAGCCAAAATGAGTATTCTCCATTATGGGGGATATTCGAAAAGTCCAGCGGAGAATTGCGAGGTTTATATGCGGGAAGGTTGATGCGGCAACGGCAGTGATGCAAAAGGACATTGCCGCTGGCCGACCTCCTCGTAAGTTTATGTCGGCTATCAAACGAGTTTGGAAGACTCGCAAAGATGGTCATTACAGTATTCCTGTGAGCAAGGTGCCCTATCCATATTCCCAATTGAAGGTTGCTTTCATCAAGTCTGCCACATCGAGTTTGGACGGCTGGATGATGAAGATTAGCTCTTCGAGAATGCGTAAAGCTAATACGAAAGAGGAGGCAGAAAGAGCCAGGGTTATCATCAATGGGGTAGTTTACCATGAAGTAGAGCATATCTTTTTTAGCGGAACGCATGTGGATCGCAAGAAAAAGGATAAGATGAATGCTTATATTGAGTATCTGATTCATCCTGGAGAGATTAGAGCGTATGCCAAGATGTACGCCTACATCTTCAGCCAAGCATTTCCGGGAGAGCCATTCGACTATCGCAAGATGTCTAGACTGTCTAGAGATTGGCAGGTTTACAGCGCCGTTTACTATTTCGAAGTGTTTAACGATGCTCATTTTGTGAAAAAATATCCGAGGGTTCGCGGGATTCAAAAGAAGGCGCGGAAATTAACGAAGAAACTTCTAGAGAAGGAGTTTCGCTCTTGAAGAACTTGCATCTAGACTTAGTCAGGGTTACAGAGGGCGCGGCTATCGCGGCCTCCAAATGGGTTGGGTCTGGGGAGAAGGAATTGGCAGATAAGTTTGCGACAGAGGCTATGCGCAAGCGATTGAACAGAATGGACTTTTCTGCGATAGTATCTATAGGAGAAGGGGTAAAGGACAATTCTTTTGGTATATTTAGAGGAGAGAAACTAGGAATTCTAAGAGATAAAGAAGAGGATTTTTGTTTAGCAATAGACCCTATCGAAGGGACTACGCCAACCAGCAAGGGTGGATATGAGGCTATGAGCGTTATTGCGCTCGGTAAGAAAAATGCCTTCTACCAGACAGATCAGTTTTACATGCACAAGCTCGCTGCCGGAGAAGAATTAGCCCAGGCTGCTAGACTGTCATTATCCGATCCTGTCCATACAACGATAGAAAAGGCGAAGATTGCTTTGCAAAAGCAGGTTACGGTTTGCGTTTTAGATCGGGACAGACATGATGAACTGGTTGCTACTTTGAGAGAGATGGGCTGTCGCGTATTCTTGATCTCTGATTGCGATGTTAGCGGGTGCATTTCGACCTGCATGCCAGAGAGCGGCATTGATCTTTACATGGGGATTGGCGGCGCTCCTGAGGCTGTTATTACCGCAGCGGCGCTCAAGTGCATGGGAGGGTTCTTCCAGGCACAGGCTTGCGATAGAAGCGGGCAGGCAGGGGCTATCGCAGATATTCTGGGTATTGAACGATTGGTCAGTGGTCCTACTATATTTGCAGCCACCGGCATTACGGATGGCAAACTGCTGAAGGGTGTCAGATATACTTCCAAGGGTCCGGTGACGCATTCTCTGACTATGCGATCTGAAAGCGGGACAATACGCAAGATTGAGACAATTCATGGCAACTAATAGATACCTGTCTGATGAGATGAGGGTTCTGCTTCACTATTATTCTGGACAATATGCAAGTCAGGCTATGGCATGGGAAGAGGAGTCCCTAGAACCTCCCACGAAACATAATCTTGTGCAATTCCTGAAAGAGAGAGGAGCTTATGCTGGAGAGATATGGAGATGGGGATATCCGGTCAGCCAAGTTGTCATGGCAGCGCAGGTGGGCGATGAAGATCATGGAGAGTATGGGCTTGGAGGGGATTGGTGGAAACAGGGAGTTGAGTGAAGACGATCAGTCTGTATTTTGATGGAAGCATTCTGCGCGCCGCGCGCGCCTCAGATGGACAATATCTTGTGAAGGACAACAATTACTCCGTTGGGCTATGGTCCGGAGAGCATGTCAAGGCAGCTGTGCCGCCTTCTCCGCTAGAAATGCCGCCTGTTTCGTCATTTAAGCCTTACTTAAATGGGCGATATGAAGTCTCTATGGGTATCTATTCTATCGGGACCGATTTTGGGAATGGCGAAGCAGATAAGCGCATTTTTCAAATTGACAGAGATTTTTATCGTTACCAGGAAGCCAAGAGAGAATCTGCCAGGAGTCAGATTGGGCATATTCATTTACGTGGAGGGCTAGGCAATGACGCGGAGGCGTCGGCCACATCTTACTTTGTGCATACTTTATCGAGGGAGTATCCGGACTATTTCTCTCTAAGACGTATGAGGCATGGGTATCTTGAATTTCGTTCTTACTTAGATGGATATGTCTTAACGCTCAATCGTCGTATGCAATTATTGGGCGTCTACAATCAATACGATCCAGGCACTTATGACAGGGATATGAGCCTGAACTTGACATCTTTGGACTGTTTGGGTTTTATGATTCAGGCAGACTTTGCAATTGTAGAATTCAACAAAAACAGGGATTGGGTCAGTTACATGCATGTATCCATGCCTTCGGGTTGGCGTCCGAAGGATAAAATTATGAAGAGCTTTTCTGATGTGCATAAGCCCGTTCCTGGCATGGGCAAGCTGCGTAAACAAGGGTTCCAAATTAGCCAGACGATTTGCCGAAAAGGACCATTTGTGCGATTTGTCTGGGGGCCAACTAGCGATTTGGACCTAGATCACCATCCAGATAGGTTTTCGCCTAAAGGTTGGGGGAATATTTACCTCCGCGTAGAAAGACAGGTAACGGTGCCTTTTCCGGATTGTAATGCATGTTTATTCTTAATTCACGTGTATCCGGTCGATGTAGATTGGGGAGTCGATACCGAAACGAGTGCCGCTATCATATCAGCAATCGAGGGCATGACAGGGGAGGAGCTGCGCTACAAAGGGCTGGATGGCTGGGAAGACAGAATAGTTGGATATATAGAAAGGAAGTGCAAAAAGCGCATTTGAATTACAAATGAATTAGTGTATTTGCACCAAAGAAGGGGACGGCATGCCTAATCGTAAGAAAGAAAAGACACAGAGCAGATCACGGAAAGCAAAAGAGGCGGCTAATCATTTTATCCAATGCTTTGACGAGACTGATGGAGCAGAAAACCTAGAAGAGCTTACTGAAGCCGTATCTGAATCCGTATCTGAATCCGTATCTGAATCCGTATCTGAATCTACTGCTACAGAAAATCAATCATTATCAGTTACCCGCAAGCCATACGTCGCCCAGCGAGTTCCCTATCTACGATGGTGGTTGTTGCTGTGTAGCATTTTGGTTGGAGCATATTTGTGCTGGAAACTTGGTTTCTTTCATACAGTGATGGAACACGACATCACAAAGATCAGCCTATTGATTGCGGCTATTTTTATATACATGACGATCTTGTGCGGCTACTTGACGTGGAGGGTCAGTTGTTATGTAGATATGCTGGGTATGAAGGTGGATGTTCGCCCTGGCGGAGAGATGGTGTCGCTGGAGAGGCTCAGACATCGGGCGGAGGTTGGTTGGTTTTTCAGCGATCAATGTTTGACGCTAGGCATGATTGGTACTGTCGTTGGTTTTATCATCATGTTAGCTGGCGGGTTTCAGCAACTAACAGGAGGAGACACTACAGCCATACAAGCATTGATCGGCAAGATTAGCGCTGGCATGGCAACCGCTCTCTATACCACTCTTGTGGGATTGGTATGCAGCTTGCTTTTGAAGTTACAATATTTCAATCTTAGTCGAGCAATAGAAGAATTGAAATGAGAAAATATGGCGCTCAAACTGCGTTTCTGGACGTGTTGTTCTTATCCTTATTAGGCTTCGTGGCACTGACCCTTTTGGAGTTACTGCTTATCAATCCGATTGAGCAGAATAAGACTATTGAGGCCAGGGCAGAATTTATGATTACCGTGAGTTGGCCGGATGATCTTGCTCATGATGTAGATACATGGGTAGAAGACCCTGTTGGCAATGTTGTCTCGTTTAAGCAGAGAGAAAAAGGCTTGATGCATCTGGATCGTGATGATCTTGGACATCGGAATGACACGATTATGACTGAATACGGGAGGGTGGAGTTCAAGGGTAATCGAGAGATTGTAACAGTTCGTGGGATAGTCCCTGGCGAATACATCGTCAATGTCCACCTGTATCGTATGGAGAGCCAGGATGAAGCCCTGGTCACTGTTCAATTGGATAAGATCAGTCCTTTTAAGACTGTCATTGTTAAAATGGTAACGCTTGTGAGTCATGGAGAAGAATTAACAGCATTTCGTTTTTATGTCAATAGAGATGGACAGGTTTCGAATCTCAATGAATTGCCTAAGTTTGTGGCTCAACCGCAGCTGAACCCAGGGTTTGTCGGAACGCCACCGGCGTCGCGTCCGAATGCCATCAACCCGCCCAACCATGACGGAGTCCCTAACCTGATCCCTGACGAGGAAGATGAATGAGTATCACGATTCCCCTTGCCTTCATTATGATGAATGCCATTGTCTTGTGGCTGATCATCGGGACCAAGGGATCAAAAGTCAACCCTGGTGCCCCTGGCAGCTCAATACTGAAGCTGATGGTACTGTTGATGGCTAACTATTTTGCTATAGCCATTTGGCATTCCTTAGATAGCTATAAAGGATGGGCAACCCCGGATGCCTTACCAGCGGAATTTGTGGTCATAGGAGCAGATGTGATAGAACCCAAGAAGACCACTGGCGATCCAGGATATGTATACTTGTGGATCAAAATCATAGACAAGGATACGGATCAGGATCGCATATTGTCCTGGATGGGATATCATGCCGGTCCGGGGGAGCCTCGGGCCTATGCATTGCCATACTCTCGTAAACTTCATGAGCAAGTCAACCAGATACAACAGATGTTGCGTGACGGGAAAATGGTTAAGGGACAAAATGGAAAACCAGGAGAAGGCGACGGGATCAAGGACAAAGATGGCGACAAGGATGGCAGTAGTGGTGAAGGGGATATGAGTCAAGAGCAGGAAATAGAATTTCATGAGCTGAGGCCAGGATCATTGCCAGACAAGTATAAGAGACATCATTGATGATTTGGGCAGTTATTGATTTAGGGAACAACGAGCAGGTCGTGCATCGCAAGGACATCTTGTATGTAATGCTTAGTAGAGAGCAATACAGACCTCTGAGCTGGCAGGTGTTAATGGAATGGGAGGACGAGGAGATGGAGGGCTTCCTGTATTCTATGCAGGCGGCGGGTGCCTCTGACCCTGTAATTACTTATCCCTACAAAATGGAATGATATTTGACTACGAAACTGCTTTCTCCCGTAACCTTGGATGGTTGACTCTTGATGAGCAGCAAATTCTAAGGGGGAAATGTGTCGCCATTGCTGGGTTGGGCGGCGTAGGCGGGCATTACTTATTAACATTAGCCAGGATGGGTATCGGTTCGTTTCGCATATCTGATATTGACGATTTTGAGTTAGAAAACTTTAATCGACAAATGGGAGCAACTTTGCGGACAATTGGGAACCCCAAGGTAGGTATTTTGCGAGATCAAGCCCTGGATATCAACCCAGAATTGAATATAGAGATATTCCCCAATGGCGTGTTCCGATACAATGTGTCGGATTTTTTGAGAGGCGCAGATATCTTTGTAGATGGATTTGACTTGTTTGCCATACAAGAGCGACAAGACACTTTTGCCATGTGTCATAGAATGAAGATGCCTGCCATTACCTCCGCGCCGCTTGGGATGGGGGCATCCTGCATTTCTTTCTTCCCGGACAAAATGACTTTTGAAGAATATTTTCGCCTAGAAGGGCATTCCCCGGTCGAGCAGCTGATCAGGTTTTTGGTGGGCATGTCTCCTCGCGCTTTGCATGCCAAATATCTCGCAGACTTTTCTCACATTGACTTCGAAAACCGGCAGGTGCCTTCGACGGCAATGGGCTGTTATTTGGCGGCAGGCTGGGTGGGCGCTCAGGTAGTCAAGATTCTTCTGGGTCGCAGGGGCATGAAATATGCGCCTCATATTTATCATTTCGATGCCTATCGTGGCATGATGAAACATTCTTGGCGTCCATTCGGCAATAACAACCCTTTACAGAAGATTATCTTGAGCCTGGCTCGCCGTAAATACGCCAGATTATCTAGGCAAATAAAGAAGGAATTGTCCTAGAAAAATAGTATTATTACATAGGAGATAAGGAGGGAAGAGATGCGTAAACTTTGGCATTTCATCGGTATGCTATTCGGATTTTGCGTTCGTCCCAAAGGGCGAGAATGGGTCTTGGTAGACAAGACTGTTTTGCCGTCTGCTTGGCAGCAGATGATTGACAAAGGACTGACGCCGAGGACCGTGGATACGACAGAAGCAGGCGCAACATTTTTCCGCAACAAAGTAGTTTATACGTATCGTTGCAGGAGAACGAAAGAAGTAAAAAAAGTCGTAGAGTATAATCCTTGATTTTCACAGAAATTAAGACCCAAGTTGTATAAAGCTTGCGAGTCTTAGAAGGAGTACTGCCTACGTAGATGGTAGTACATACCTAGATCAGCTGATCAAAAATATCAGTAAGCCACAAACCTAATAGGAGGGTACGAAATGGCTGAATTGCTCCCTGAATCCGGAGAAGAGATCAATCCTCGTAAGGGCGAGGATAATTACCAGATTCTCTTCAACAATGCCAAGCTGACCTACGATAAGTTTCTGGATATCATCTCTCGCGAGAGTGTACGTTCCAGCGACCATTCTGCTCAGTTGAACAACATTGCTGTTCAGCACTTGCAGAATGCCGTAGAGAATGCTAACCTGATTTCCAAGAACAGCATTGTTAACCTTGACCTGTGCGACAAGCACGCCATGAACAACTTCGCTCTGAGCGTTAATAAGCTCTGGAATCTTGAGGTTCCCGAGGCTGCAAGCCAGGCTGAAGTTCTGAAGGCTGTTGGCATGGATCAGGCCACTATCGCTGCTATTCAGGCTGCCGTCGTTGCGGCTGTCCAGAATGCAGTCGCTAAGTAATTGGTAATCCACGTTATAGCCGGGAAACCGGCTATAACGGTTTTGTTAACGTTAACGTCCACTTGATATCAAGGAGAACGAAGAGATGGCTGAAACGATTGAAAATGGCGAGACTCTGAATCCTGAGTCCGGAGAGGAAGTAAATCCCCGTAAGGGAGAGGATAACTACCAGAACTTGTTCAACAACTCTAAGCTCACGTATGACAAATTCCTCGACCTGATTACGCGCGATAGCCATCGCAGTAGCGATCATGGCGCGCAGATGAATCACATTGCGATGCAGGCGCTTCAAAATGCTGTTGAAAATGCAAATATGTTAGCGAAGAACAATCTTACCAATGCTGACCTGCTGAATAAGCACAGTATGAATAATTTTGCGGTAGCCACCGATAGGATGTGGAACCTAGAAGTGACGGAGGCTGCTTCTATGTCCAGTCTGCTTAAGGCGTCTGGCATGAACCAGGCCACCATTGCGGCTATACAGTCCCTAATTGTCAAGACTGTTCAAGACACGTTGGCAAATATGGCTGCCGGTGACGAAGACGGCGGCGAGTGAAAGGGCTAAATGCCTAAACAGAAATCTAGCCCCGCTCTATGAGCGGGGCTTTTTTTCGTGCGATAATTTGCCGATAGAAACCAGAGACAACAGACGGAGACAATCATGCTATCCTCTACCATTGTTGATGAAGCGTTCAAGCCTATCGTTTTTGGGCTTGATTTAGGCGCGTTGCTCGTTTTGGGATGTTTTGTGGCTTATGCTGCTTTGACGCTAGTGGTCTTCTGGAAGGCGCATGAGAAGGGCAAGAGATGCGGCGTCTATGAAGGCTACTCCACTGGATACCAGGCAGGACAATCGCCAGAACCAGAACCAGAACCAGAAGCAGAACCGTCACTGGAGCCCCTGCTAGAGATGGACCCGGAGCCAGCAAAGACGGTTCGAAGAACTGTCAAGGTCAGGACGAGCAAGAAAGGAGAGCAGACCGCAGTGGCTCCCAAGCGAAGGGGCAGACCTCCTGGGTCTAAGAATAAGAAAAAAACTCCAGCCAAGAAAGCCTCTCACAAAAAGAGGGATTAGCCCTATGGGTGGGCAAGGTATGCATAGGAAAGGATGCGAATTATGGTTTGGTTTATCCTGGGGTTCGTATGCGGCGTCTTGTTTGCCCTTCCCGCACGCGCTTTGTGGGGCAATCTTATGCGCTGGATCAATAAGAAACTGGACAAATAAAGATCAATCGAGCACCAGCGCATAGCCAGGTTCGAAAGAAAGACTAATTGTTCGTGCCTCCTGTCGCTTCATAACAAGCCCAGCGTTTTCTCGACGTTGGGCTTGTTTTTTGTCGATATCTAATTATGCCATGAAGTTTATCAACGAGACGAAAAACACTGTTTACCTACATGATATAGATAAGCATATAACTTACCAGGGAGATGAGCCTCAGGAGATAGATGCAGATACTATTTTGAAGTCTCATGGCTTCCAAAAGCTAGTAGAGATAGGGAAGTTCAGGATCGTATCTATTGGCTCTAGTCGCATAGAGAAAAACCTGCTGCGAATACAGAAAATGAAGATTGTTAATGCCCATCCTGTTGTCACTGAAAACCAGCACATAGCAACGGACCTGGAGGTCCTGATCAAAGGACACTTCCTGGAAGCCGGAGGATATGCCAAGGTGAACCGGAACCTCGCGCTTGGGTTGCAGAAATTGGGTGTCAACGTCAAGGTGGATATCGTAGGCGGCACAAAGTCAGAATTGACAGCACAGGAGATGAAATCTATTCTGAGGCTCAGGGGTAAGCCCAGCCGTAATGCTATTCGATTGGACAGCGTAGTCCCCACGTTTGGCGTCTGTAGTCCAGGGAAGCACAAGATACTCTATACGACGGTCGAGGCTCATTCGGTCCCAGATCAATTCATAGAAGCCGCAAATATATATGACGAAGTCTGGGTAACATCCAACTTTTGCGCGGATATTCTAACGAAATCAGGACTTGCAAAGCCTGTATTTGTTTTGCCAGATTCGATAGATACATCCCTATATACCGAGGAAGGGGAAGAATACGAGTTCCAGCCATCTCTTAGCAACCATTTTGTGTTTGTAAGTGTATTTGGTTGGTCTTATCGCAAGGGATACGATGTCCTGCTGAAAGCATATTTGCGGGAATTCAGCGGAGATGATCCTGTTACATTGTTGCTGGTTAGCCGATTCCAGAACCGCTCATCCAATAGACAGCATATTAAAGATGAGGTATCTTCCTATATCAGGCAATATGGGGGCGATAACCCGCCCAATATTGTGCGATGCTCCAAAGTGATACCAGAACATCAGATGCCGTCTTTATATCGGGCATGTGATGCGTTTGTGCTTTTTACTCGCGGCGAGGGATTTTCTCTTTGTTATCCAGAGGCATCGTTGTGCGGTTTGCCTATTATTGGCACCAATTGTAGCGGGCAAACTATGTTCTTGAATCATCAGAACTCTTATCTTTTGGAGCCAGATCGATTTGCCAAGATGCCGCCTGGGAAGATGCATGTGCATTACTGGGACAATCAAGTCTTCCCCGTGTTAACATCCGATGAAGTTATTGATGAGGCCGGCGGGCTCATGAGAGCAGTATATGAGGATGTCATAACAGCAGTTAAGAAAAATGACAAGCTACAGAAGTGGGTAAGAGAGAATTACCCGATAGAAACAGTCGCCCAGAAAGCGAAGGATCAGCTGTTAAGGAATTGGAGACCATAATGTTAGCTGTGGTAGACCCGTCTCGGCACACGATAATCTTGTATGGGAGCTTTGGGGAAAGGGCTTTTACTTTTTCCCAGGTTCGAGAGTTCGAGGCGGCATTCGACAGAACTCCCATGACTTATGTGACAGCCGCGATTCATACATCAGGGGCAGAGGTCGCAAACCTGGTGCGCAGCATGAGTGAGGGGCCTGCCACGGATGCGCCGACAGAACCCGTGAGTCAGTTCTACTATCTTCGTTCGACAGCCAAGGGTTCATGCGTTATTAGTGGAACTAGCTTATCGTTTACAGGGCCAAGCGATGCCAAGAGGCTTGACGAAGACTTGGTTCAATTAATTCAGAATAGCGATGTTTTGCAGAACCTTATCAAGCAGGGAAGGCTTGAGATCATTAGCGAGCATCAATTCAAACAGGTTTGCAGAGATCATCAGGCGTATCTATCTAAAAGACATAAGCTAGAGCATTTGCGGGATAAGAAGGAATTGGATTCTATCCTGATCCAGAATGATAAGCCTGGGTCAGCGTTAGAGGTAGCGATTGGGGGGCGTCCAGACCCAGACGATATTGTCGTCACAGAGGATATGACGGAAGATATAAACAAAGGACGTAGGTCTTTGGAAGATTTGAATCCTGATGATTTAACGCCGGAAGAATTAGCATCTCTTTATGGCGGGGATTTCGCGTGACAGATATTTTGGTTGTTCATCTTGGCTCTGTGTCCGAGAATGTGGTCGCATCATCCATTTTGCGCGGTCTTTGTAAGAAATATAAGAATCCCAACATCTACTGGGTGGTTGCCAATCAGGACGCTCTCGGCTTGTGGCGACATAATAAGGATGTCCGTCGATCCATCATGCTTGATGAGTTTGTCAAACATGGGCCTCACAAGGTGGATGTCCTGATTAATTTACACCCTAGCTTTGCCAATGATGATTGCATGTCTATTGATGCCGAAGAGCGCATGGGTTTTAATATTAACGAGGGCGCTTCGCATCTGGCCAAAGCCATGTATGGATATGAAGATAGCAAAATGAGCCTGTTTCAGATTTACTATCGCTTGGCAGGCATGAGATGGAGGGGATCGGGGTATGGCCTGGGATACTTTCCCCAGACTAAGAGTAAGAAGAAAAGAGCCGGTATAGCAGTTGCCAACAGTAATTTGAGGCATTATATACTGCCGAAATTAAACTTATCATCGATGACGCTATGGGTTGTTCCGTTTCGAAAGAATGTATTCCGAAAGATGGATGAGATCAATAGATGTGGCACGATTGTCACAGATGATATGCTTACATTACACTTGTCAATCTTTCTTCGCAAGTATGTTTACTTCCTGGAGACCATGCCCTTGAATATACGAACAGAGTTTTTCGGCAAAGGACAGGTTTACTCTGTTCCTATGAGCTTACTGAAATGAGCAAAAGTCACAAGTACACTATTGTAGGAAATCAGACCGCCAATATCCTGGACGACATGGAGCACCCTTTCTATTACCGATCTGAATGCTTCGGATTCGGTGAGCGGCAGGTAGGGAAGGGCGTTCGCATATGTATTATAGATACTGGGGTGCCGAGACACAAGGACTTGATCTCCGTGGCAGGCGGAGTGGACCTGAGTGATGTGTCCGTGACTTCCCGAGATACAGTTGGTCATGCCACTATGTTATCTGGTATCATTGGGGCCTGTAATCCAGATACGCTCGTTGGCATTGCTCCAGCCGCAGAACTCATCTATGCCAAAGCGGTTAACTCATATGGTAGTTGTCAATATAATGCTCTGATAGCTTCTGTGCTGTGGGCTATCATTAAGAAGTCTGATATTATCTTGATGTCACTGGGATCATCCACGGATTACTCTGTTTTTCATGATGCCATCAAAAAGGCTCACGGCCATAACGTGGCAGTGATTGCAGCGGCTAGCCAGGATGGTCAATCGCTTGCTTATCCTGCCAGATACCCAGAAGTATTTGCGGTGGGGGTTGGTAAAAGAACTAAGAGAAAGTCTCGCAAGCCAGATGATCCTAATTTGTCCGTTCCTATAGAGGAATACTATACAACCTATTTGGGACATACCTATGTCAAGAGTTATGGGGCCAGTCTGGCTGCGGCGCTGACAGCTGGTTTGGCTGCTCTGGTCATTGAGAAAAGGACATTATTGGGAGAGGAGAGTATTCCGGTAGATAGTATTTATGAGGAATTGTCGTTTCTCAAATACAAGGCTAGATAAAAGGCGAAGAATATGCCCAAAGAGGATAATACAAAATCATCTCCTGACGAGAATATTTCCGAGCAGAACGCTGGACAGGATGAGATTATCAGATTGATGAAAAACCTTCACCAGGCTGAAATACGAGTCGTGAAGAATGACATAGAAGAAGTGAAAAATCAGATTGCGGCTGTTGAGGAAAGACTCAATGTCAAGCTGGACCAAATAGACATGGCCCTTCGCGGCAATACCAAGGATGGGGCTACGAACGGGATCGGCCTGTTTGAGCAGTATCGTCGTATGAGAACCAATCTCAAGATCATTGCTCTTGCAGTGTTTGTGCTGTATGGCGCGAAAATATACGGGTTGACTCTTGAAAATTTCGTTAAGAACCTCTTCTCCGGAGAGCAAACCTCTTCCCACGTAGAGAAAGAAATGGAATCAGAATAGCATATCGTTTGGCCGATTCACACTGGGGAGATTCCCATGAGAATAGGCATTTTTTCAAAACTGGAAATGGCTGGGGGATCGGAGTTTCGTTGCGCTGAAATGGCGAATGGAATTGCTCGTTATTCTGATCACAAAAGTATTCTGATCTCCGAAAAAGACATCCCCAGCCGCATATGCGAATACCTGCATCCCGATGTCGAGATGAGGACCAATATCTTTCGCGGGAACACCAGGGATATTGAGTCATTTTACGGCCTGGACTCGCTGCTGATTATCAATACGGATTCCAAGTCTTTCGCCCATTATGATTACTGGTCAGGGAAGTCCGAAAGGCATGGTGTCTCCATAGACCTTACTCGCGTGAAGCAGATGGTTTTCCTGTTCAATTTTTTGGTCAGCCCATCCCAGCATCTTCATACGCTCGAAAAGTACTGTCGTAACATACGCATCTTGACAACCAATACCAAGTTTTTCGACGAGATCAATAAACAAGATAGGTATCTGCAAGTTCGTCATTTTCCCAGGATGATTTTGCGCAGTCCCATTGATCCTGACAGATATACAACATCAAAGAACCATAGTTGCGAAACAGGCAAGGTTAGATTGGGGATGCACTCAAAGGGGGTTGATAATAAATGGAATGATGGATGGGCGAAACTGATTGAGATGTGTAACGAAAGGCTGGGAGATAGGATTGAGTTCGATTTTATGGGGATGAATAGCAAAATAGCTTATACGCTTAAAGACTTCCAGAATGTAATCTGCCGCAAAGAAGACAGTATCTCTGTTAAGGAATATTTGTCAGGTATCGATATATTTACATTCCTTCCGTCCTGGAAGCGAGAGGAGCCTTGGTCGAGAGTTGTGGCCGAAGCTATGATGAGCCAATGCCCTATTATTGCGACTAATCGCGGCGGGAATGTTGACCAGGTGATACCTGGAAATAATGGCTATCTGTGCAAAGATATTGACCAGTTCTTCAAGAACACTGTTCACCTGGTTAATCATTCCGTTCTTAGGGCGCAGATGGCAGAGAATTCCAGGCGGTTATCTAGGGATTTCAGGACGAATAAAGTGATAGAACAATTCCTTGAGTTTATTGAGGGCTGATATGGATGCTGAATTACGAAAACAACTGCACGAAGCAAAGCAGAGATATGCTGCGGAATTGGAGGAGCTGGAGAAGCATCCAACTCTGGTGTCTTTGCATCAGAACACCAGATATTGGGATGGGGAATTCACGAAACCATGTATTCGTCAATACAAGATTTCTCTTTGCACCACCTGCATGGGAAGGCTGGAATGCCTTAAGCAAACGCTGCCAAAGAATATGGAGGACAATAAAACATATCCTAACGCGGAATTTCTGATACTGGACTATAACAGCAAGGATGGACTCGGAGACTGGGTGAGGGACAATATGATGCATCATATCGAATCCGGGAGATTGGTATACTGCCGAACCGAAGACCCAGAGTTTTATAGTATGACACATTCCAGAAACTTGGCTTTCAAATTGGCAAGCGGAGAAATCGTCAATAACGTAGATGCAGATAACTACGTGAATCAAGACTTTATTTTCTACTTGAATAGACTGGCAAACCAGGTTGGGCAAAAATCTATATTTGCCAAGGGTCGTCGCATGCTCCGCGGGCGTCTGGGATTCTTCAAGCATGAATTCATGGATATCCTGGGCGGATATGAGGAAGACATTGAGGACTATGGGCATGATGATCATGATCTGATGTATAGAGCATATGCTTTCGGATTTACGCTGATGTGGTATGGAGGTCAGTTTTATGATAATACTGGCTCCAGTAAACATCAAACAGGTAATATGAAAAACGTTCATTGGAAAAATACAGAACTCAGAAACAAAGTGATATCTACCAGGAATTTGATTGCCGGGAAGCTCAAGGCAAACTGGGGGCGGGAATGGGGCAAGGCACATGTGGTTAAGAATTTCGCCGAGGAGATAGATGTTTGAAACATCAAAAGGCATATTCATAGACCTTGGGAGTCATGATGGCGATGTATAGATATCCGGACGGCCTACAATGAAGAATTTTATGGTAGCCAATTTGCGCGGCAAGGGTCGGTATGATGACCAGAAAATACAGACTCTTCTCAAGGCTCAAATTGAGAATAGTATAGAGGTTGGATGGTCTAGGTCTGATATCATTGTCCTGTCTAATTTTGAGTTTGAATACATGGGCGTCCGGCCTATCCTGACAGACTTGAATAAGTTCTGCTGGACAGGCTCCAAGATGTTCGGTATGAAATACCTCATGGATAATAATCTGGTATCTGATGGCATCATATGGGCGCGCGATCTAGACGCATGGCAAGGAGTATGGTTTGAGGAACCTGATGTGGCCGATGTTGGAGCGTCATATTATAGCCGTCCCACTTTTAATGGAGGAAGCGTGTTTTGGAGATTATCTGCTAAAGATATTGTAGATGATATTGTTGACAGGCTCGTTCAGGATAAGTCCAAAAGAGAAGAGCCTACGCTGAATGAGGTATTTAAGAGCGAACAATATAGCAGCCGAGTTACTGTGCTAAATTGCACGTATAATGTAGGGTGCTCAGGATATGTTCCCAGATATGAGCGCAGTATTAAGCCCATTCGAGTCTATCATTTCCACCCGTATAATCGCATTGCGTGGGAAACGCATTGCTTAGACAGAAATGGCCTGGGAGAAAAAGGACTGAATATCAGGCTAGAAAAACTCATTCGTAGGCATTATCCCAACCTCGCCACTGAATTGAGCGAAGAGGGCAAGTTGAGAGCCAAGCAAAAACGAGAAGATAGAATGGTCAAGAAATAATGGGTTATGATAGCAAATATTACAGCAGACATTTGGTGCAATATCGAGATTGGGAAATGTCTATATCTCGGGATATTGTCAGCAGATATGGAATCAAGTCCATCATTGATTTGGGGTGCGGCGTCGGATCATACCTGGAGGGGGCGCATGAGATGGGCATCCGCCCTTTACTTGGCTTAGAAATTAACTACAACATATCCAGGCATTTTACGCCTGCCGATATTTTACCGTATATCAAAAAAGCAGATATTACACAACCCTTGGACTTCGGCAAGTTTGATTGCGCATGGTCCATAGAGGCCGCAGAGCATATTCGGACAGAAGGGACCGAGCAATTCCTGGAAAATCTGTGTAATTCCGCCGAGAGATATGTTGTTATGTCTGCTGCTCCGCCAGGGCAAAAAGGAACAGGCCATATTAACCTGCGGCCTCAGTCATTCTGGATTAAGGAAATTGCGAGCAGAGGCTTCGCCTATCTGCCCGAGGAAGCTGAAAAAACGGTCGAGGTATGGGCGGATTGGAATCGAAAGAAAATACATAAGGTGCCTTGGTACCTGTATCGTAATCTCATGATATTCCTCAAGCCATAATGCCAGATAAGCCAGATATCCCTAGAGAGGTCATACAGCAGAGTCGGTTGTTGAGAACGATTTATGCGGGTTCAGACAAACCGACTCTGTTTACGCCTAATTACGGGGAATTTGGGCCTGTCCCGGACAAGATTATTCCTCTAGTTCATTATTTTGACAGTCCCCATAAAGCGGTTTGCTGCAAACGCGGAGATGAAGTTTTCTATCCTACCGCAAGCGAATTCTATTATGACTGGGAAGACTATATTGAGGATGAATATCGCTGGGGAGTTTTTGCTTACAAAAATAAATCCAAGAATCCCAAGATAGATGAACACGTTCGTATTTATCACGAACAGTTTCAGAAGATATTAGACCAATATGGGAGCCAATTCACATACATCCATATTTGGAAATTCCAGGTGGATCACTTGTGGAATGAATATGGCTGTCAGTTTCCGGTAAGCCTGCAACCGCTGATCACCAGACATATTCAAGCGGATATTGTCATATCCCCTAGAAACAGAAAATCCAGACCAGAAAACAATCTCATGATTTGGGATCAATTTATTGAAGCCATGCATACACATGGACATTCCGTTGGAAGTATTGGAGTTAAACACTATTCTTTAGAATTGGCACATTGCGATGTCAACTCATGGGACTATGAAGACAATAGTAGCGCCGTCGTAGAGATGTTGCAAAATTGTAAGCTCTATGTGGGGCTGGATACTGGATCATCGCACTTGGCGTCCCTGCTGTCTGTTCCTATGATTGTTTTTTCACATGCTAATCAAAGATACTATCATACCGAATTGATGAGCAGGAGAACGTCGGGATACTATTTGGATTTGGGGAAAACCATAGATGACATCGAAATAGTAATAGACAAGACATTGGAGTATCTGAATGGCTCACAATAAATACAATTGGGGTATTCTAACAGATACAGATGTTGAACTTATCATGGAATCTCTGTCTATGCTCGTCGAAAGATTTGGACGGGAAGAAACCCTGAAAGTCATGGAGGTTGGCGTCTGTCGCGGCAAGACCAGCCGAGGTATCAAGCATGAACTCGACAGACTGAGGGCAGTATATGAATATTGGGCCGTGGATTCAGGCGCAGGTATGGCAGGCAATGTGCTGCCGCCATTTGAGGGATGTAGGCTAGTGATTGGGAACTCGGAGGAATCATATATGGAGTTCCCTGATGATCTGCATTGGGTTTTTATTGATGGATGTCATTGTATTAATCATGTTATGTTGGATATACTGCATTATGCTCCCAAAGTTAGAGATGGCGGATTGATTGTTTTGCATGACACTAGCCCGCTTGCACAGGCTTGTAATCGACATCCGCCAGACTATCAAAAGCATGGACCCAGACATGCCGATTTTGGGACGGCTATTTTAGCGGCATTTGACAAATTGGACGTAGAGCATCGCCGAGATATGCAATTGGTTCGATCTGCTCAAGACGAAGATGCATGTTGGGGAGGGGTATCGGTATTTAAGAAGGTCAAGAACCCAGAGGGAGCTCCGGTATATAGGGGCAAGGAGGGGCAGGACCGTTGGGCGATGGAGGTGCTGGGATATAAGCGCAATGGATACTTTGTGGATATTGGAGCACACAATGGGTACAACGATAGCAACTCCTATGTCATGGAAAAATACTTCGACTGGGAAGGCATTTGCGTAGAGCCTAATACATATACCGAGGGCGAATTGCGCAAATATCGAAATTGCCATATCGAAACATCATGTATTTCTGATGTCAATGGAGAAGTCGATTTTGTGCAGAGAGGGAGAAGAAAACAAGTCTCAGGTATTTATCATCCGGACGCCGACGAACATGTACTTAGTCCGGTTGACCAATATAAACATCCACTCATCAAAAAGCCGTCGCTTACGCTAATCGCCCTATTGAAGAAATATCAGGCTCCCAGAATTATTGATTATCTCAGCGTTGATGTGGAGGGCGCAGAACACCTGATACTCCAGGGGTTCGACTTCTCCAGATACAAGTTCTTGACTTTAACGATTGAACACAATTATTTTGAGGGCAATGGCTTTCCAAAGAAGAACCTCCAAAGAAGGCAGAAGGTGCAAGATACCCTTTTGTCCAATGGGTATCATCTGAATAAAACAGTAGTTGCCGATGATTGGTTCTCGGTTTGGGAAGGACAGTCAACTACCCTCAGCTAAAGCACGAGGGCTTGTCAGAGAGAGCTGACATCTTGAAAGATTCGTAGAATCTTTCAAGAGTTGACTAGACTAAGCAGAAAGGAGTGTTCTCCTAATATGCTACGTTAAGAGAGCTACAAGTACCAAGGGATGCCGCCCTAGTCCCCTGCTCTACGCTAGACCTCTTTAATAGCACGTTTCCTGCAAAAGCAGGAAACTAAGCTCTCTTAACATTGTCGAAGGGCAATATACACAGGTTCCCAGTCCTGGCTTACCGCATTAAAACTGGAACAAAAACACTATGTTCATGCCAGTAGTTCATTCTGATCAGCAGCCCTTGATGCCAACAACGTCGAGCAGGGCGAGGCGTTGGATGGCTCAAGGCAGGGCTACTGGATTCTACAAGAAAGGAGTATTCTGTGTTCGACTCAACGTAACTCCATCAGACACCAAAACCCAGACAATCGCTGTAGGCATCGATCCAGGATCAAAGCGAGAAGCTTACACAGTTAAATCGCAATCTCATACATACCTCAATCTGCTGTCTGACGCAGTAGATTGGGTGAAGGAAGCAGTAGAACAACGCCGTAACATGCGACGAGCAAGACGCTCCAGGAAAACCAGATATCGAATTGCCAGATTCAATAACAGAAAAAAGAGCAAGATTGCGCCTTCCACGAAATCCAGGTGGCACCTGAAACTTAGAATCTGTGATTTATTGTCACAGATATTCCCTGTATCACAGTTCGTTGTTGAAGACATCAAAGCTAAAACAACTGGTAAAAAGCGCTGGGACACCAGTTTCTCCCCTCTTGAAGTAGGCAAGCAGTGGTTTTATGAGCAGCTGAGTAGTTTTGCTCATGTTGTGACCAGACAGGGATATGAGACAAAAGCGTTGAGAGACGAACTGGGACTCAAGAAGTCGAGTTCTAAGTTAGCTGACAAGTTTGAGTGTCACAATGTAGACAGTTGGGTTCTTGCGAATGCCGCCGTTGGCGGTCATTCGCATCCGGACAACAAGAGGATACATAGGCTACATCTGATCAGGTTGCACAGGAGACAGTTGCATGCGTTTCAGCATGGTAAGGGCGGCGTTCGCCGCCCTTACGGAGGGACGCGTAGTTTGGGATTTAAGCGAGGAAGCTTCGTACAGCACAAGAGGAGAGGAGTATGCTTTGTAGGCGGGACGAGCAAGGACAGGGTCAGTTTGCATTGTATGCAAACTGGCAAGCGTTTAACGCAATCAGCTGAAGTTGTTGATTGCAGATTTTTGAGTTATTCTAGTTGGAGAGTAGGCATCGTTTCCTCCCCACACTAAAGTATTGGGGGTTTCCACGATGCTGATCACTATGATTTTTCTGCATAATGGTGCAACAGGAGATATCGTTTATTCTCTGCCCTCGGCAATCGCAATGGGAGGAGGGCACTACCAGGTCAAAAAGCCAGGCCAGTTCCGCCTTCTCAAACGGCTCCTCGAAGCACAGCCCTACCTGACGCAAGTATCTCATTACAATAAGCTCACTGGATATGCACAGTTCGGAGATCAGCCCTTTTTCGACTTTGATAGATATAGGGAACATCCCAGGGTCAAGAGGTTTTATGACCATCCAGAAGAGGCGATTAATATCGCCAAAGCCCATCTGGAAACCGCCAATGTTCATTTTGATCTTGCCCAACAATGGCTATTCAATATAGAACCAAAAACGGAGGCAGATATCGTCATCCATAAGACCGAGAAGTATCGTAACTTTGAAGGCAAGAACTATATTCCTACAATCGACTGGACGCTTTTGGAGGCATATGCAGATCGGTGCGTGTTTGTGGGATATGAGAAGGAACAAAAGATATTTAATCGCTGGTATACAGACCGCAAATTCGAAGTCCCCTGGTATGGCTGCCAAGATATCTACGAAATGGCTCAGATCATTGCTGGGTCGAAGATGTTCATAGGCAATCAGTCCATCGGATTTGCTGCGGCAGAAGGCATGAAACACCCCAGGGTTCAGGAAACATGCCTGCGCATACCGAACTGTTTGCCGCATGGCAAGGACGGCCATACAGAATTGAGCATAGAGCTGATTGAGAAATACCTGAATAGGACAGCATGATGCATAACTTGGAAATCCAGAAATTAGCGCAAGATACGGTTGTCGGTAGATATGATATCTACAAACTCGTTAAAAAGATTGGGCTTAATAACAATGTTGCCGAGATAGGGGTGGCAAAAGGTAAGAACTTCGCCAAAATCGTCTGGTATGCTCTGCCCAAGTATGCGGTGGGCATTGATCTTTGGGAATGGACAGAAGACAATTTGTGGTGGACACAGGAGTTCTTTGATAGTTACCGACGTAAAATAATAGAAGCAAAACCCGCTCTGGAAGAAAAGACCGGGGCTAAAATTGACTACATCAAGGGCGACTGCCACAAAATAGTTCATCAGTTTGAGGATGAATTTTTTGACTTCATATACATCGACTGCGACCATAGATACGAATATGTCAAAAGAGACCTGAATGACTGGTGGCCCAAGCTGCGATCTGGAGGGATCATGGCAGGGCATGACTATCTAGAGAAATCTTGCTGGAAAGGCGCGTGGACCTACGGAGTCGTGACTGCCGTGAATGAGTTTGTGAAGGAACATGAACTTTCCTGGATGCATTTAACTACTAAAGATAGCGATCCTAGCTATATGTTCCTGAAACCAGAGTGAGTGTAAGCAACGGGGGACAAACTGAGCCATATCGAATTTGCCAATGCATTTCGCGGTTTCAGCCCCCAACAACTGACGAGCGTTAAGCACCTTTCTAACTTCATTTGCTGCCAGGCTGGTTTGGCTCTCAATCGAAAATCAATCGATATGGACCTTTCCCGTTTGATAGAATGTTGGGGCGGCGTCAAATGCAAACAGTATCCCGATGAGCTGGCTCGATTACTGGTTTATATCTATAATAATAAGCATAAAATCAATAGTTACCTGGAAGTGGGTATAGAAAATGGGGGAACGTTTTTTGTGATAGACAGCTTCTTGAGAGCAGTCAATCCGAAATACGAAGGGGGGTACGGGGTGGATGTGCGATATCGTCGCGGTAGCCTCAATATGATCTTGGACTACCAGATGGCGTACCCTGATAGCTATATCAAGATAGTTCATGCCAACCATGTTTATGAATGGACGGTTCCCAAAACCTTTGACCTGTGTTTCATCGATGCAGAACATCGCTATCATGCAGTTCTTAGGGATTACACGAAGTATAAGCCGTTCTCAAAGATTATGGCTTTTCATGATATTGCGTTGCCTATGCGAGAGAAGTCCACATCGGATTTGTGGGAAGAAATTAAAACAGAAGATTCGATAGAAATATTGAATGAGGACGATAGATTTCGTACTCCGGTTGGAATCGGAATACTGAATCCGTGAAACCAACTCAGAAATCAGCAGATATCTACCGATGCTTCGGCACTGGACTCGGGGACATTCTTATATCCCTGAGTGTTTATTATGACTACAGTCAGAACCGCAATGAGATCATGCAACTGTCCTCGTGGTATCCTAAATATATAGGAGAATCCTGCAAACATCGAAACTGCGATCTTAAATTAAGAGAGATATATTCCCTGATTGAGGAACCCGAAAATGCCGCGATAGAAATTGTCAAAGATGAGCCTACGCATATATTTAATGTGGATGCCATGAATCAAACAGTATTTAAGAGATCAAGGCCATGTTGGCTACCGCGTCAGCATAAGACTATATCTTATCAATTGAATGCATCCTCCAAAAGGCGTTACAATATGTCTCAGGAACAGCAGGGAGAGTTGATATGCCAATGGCAGAAAAAGGGATATGAGACAGTGGGTTTGGGGACTCGCTTCTCTTTGGAAGAATGCGCCAAAGTGTTGTCGAACAGCTGGGCGTTCGTGGGGGCTGCAAGCGGAATGGCTTCTCTCGGATATGCGGTAGGCGTGCCTGTGTTTTTGATACGTAATGGATTCTGCTTGGACTATCTGATGCAAATCAGGCATGGTCATTTTGTTATTGTCGAGGATTATGACGAGTTCCAGGAGACGTTCCCTCAATATCTGTCGCATGGCATGGATTATTATAGACAGATCGCTTGTAATGCAGACCTCCTGAATCATCCGATACAAACGTCATGAATGTATTAGTCACAGGCCATAGCGGATTCATTGGCTCGCATCTCTATCGTGCTCTTTTGGCTGACGGCCATTATGTTCTGGGATGGGATGATGTCCGGAACCCATCTTCCATTACCATGGCCGTCAGTCAAGCAGATGTCATTTTTCATCTAGGCGCTCGCGTCAATACATTGGAACAGGATGTGAATCGCATTATGTTCGAGAACTACCATATCACAAAGATATTGGTTGATGAGGCAGAAGAAAATGGAGCAAAGGTTGTATTCGCATCTTCTGCGGCGACTTATGGCGTCTCTGGTACACCAGCAAATGCCTATGGATGGAGCAAGTATTGCGCCGAGCAATATGGACTTAAAGCTTGCTCTAGATTTGTCTCCTTACGCTACTTTAATGTCTATGGACCAGGAGAGGGGCACAAGGGAGCGATGGCGTCCGTGGCTACACAGTCGATGCAGAAAGGAAGTTTTACACTATTTCCAGGTAAACCATCAAGAGATTTCGTTTATGTCTTTGATGTTGTTAACGCGAATATCTGGGCCATGGAAAATATTGAGCATGGAGTTTATGAGGTAGGTAGCGGAGAATCCAGAACCTTTGAGGATGTATTAAGCATATTGGGCATTCCATTCGATTACCATGACGCATCATCCATTCCGCATGGATATCAGATGCGAACACAGTCTGATTGCGAACAATGGATGCCTGGCTGGAGTCCACGCTATACGCTAGAATCCGGGTTAACGGAATATTTGAGATCGCCATGAAGAAAGCATATATCATTGGTATATCTGGCCAGGACGGTTCTTTGATGGCGGATTTGTTGCATCGAAAGGGATACCAGGTGGCGGGCTGCTGCCGAAACGAACGGCAAGCATCCGCCTATCTCAGGGAGAAAGCAAAAGTCAATCGCGTTGACTTGAATGTAGATATCAAGAAGATTGTCCATCGTATCGCTAGATTCTGTCCAAACGAAATATATAATTTTGCAGGCGTAACAGAACTGGAAACATCTCTTGATTTCCCTGCCTATACTATGAACGTGAATGCATATGTCATTATGGAGATGATCGAAAAACTGAGCCAGATTCGCAAGTTTGCAAGACACCAGATCAAGTTCTGCTTGGCGAATTCATGCGAAATCTTTGGCGATCATCCAGGCCCGCATACAGAATTGACGCCGCTTAGCCCGCAATCCCCCTATGCTACAGCCAAGGCTGCTCTTTTGGAGATGTCCAGGCATTACCGTCGAAAGGGTATCTTTGTCTCAAATGCTATTTTACACAATCACGAGAGTCATGCGAGGCGAAAGGGGGTCGTTTACAGGGTTACATCTTTTGCCAAAGCATACGCAGCTTCGTCGCTGACGCTTGGCAATGTCGATACCTGCCGAGACTGGGGGTATGCCCAGGATTACATGGATGCCATGTGGCTCATGAACCAGCATGACTCGCCTGACGACTATGTTGTTGCTTCTGGGGTATCTCATTCTGTGAAAGAGATGTGTACGATGGCGATGAGGCAGAGGGATATAGAGATGGAATGGACGACCGGCCCGGAGATATTCGCTTATGACAAGCGAACTGGATATAAGGTGTTTGTGTCTGATCCTGGAAGAAGTCGTCCAGGAGATGTCCCCAAACGATCTGGGAACATCTCTAAGATTCAGAAGGCTCTTGGCTGGAGCCCGCAGATGACATTTTCTGAGATGATTCGACTTCTTGTTTCTGGCGAATCTGCTTGATTTTTTCAGCATCGCTGCCGTAATGGAGAGCGCCGCCCTCGTAATACCATTCGATTGCCCGAATCACATCCATCGGCTTGATCATGTCCATGCACCTTGGGATGACCAGGTGATCGCTGATTCTCACGGGATATTCGCATAAATCCTTGCGATCTTTAATATCTCCATCGCCTATTTTTTGGCAGCGAGATTTCCAGCATCCGCCATTATCGCAACAGTCCAGGCTACCATTGACCGCCAAGAAGCGATGGTGCGGATAGGCTTCCCACTGGGGCGGTTCACGGCCTCCGGCTATGACAACTGCGGCCCTGTTTAGGGGGCGGCCTGGCTTGACTGGAGCGGCTGCGGCAAGATGCATCGCCCATGTTACAGGGCATAACACTCCCACTGAATGATAAACCAGGCGAATGAATTGACGGGCATCTGTTTTTCCAATGAGATCAATCACATTTTCTAGCTTAGGATGAAAATGACCCTTTTCTCCAACCTGTACAAATGTGATTCTGCCTAAAAAATGGTTGACGACCTGCTGATACCAGTCAGGATTCCACCACTTGCTTGAGAAGTCCGTCTTCCCACCAGCCACAATGACCCAAAAGTCGTCGTCCAAACCTATCTCCTGAACTTGACTCATCCAAGACTGCTCGTCCTCCGAAAGATGAATATCTCCCTTGAAATCGATGGGCCTGAGGTTGATCTCTAATTGATCAGATAGAAAGTCATGAAAACCATGAATGAAGTGATAAGGAGAGGTATTGCTGCGATGGATCAATGGATATTCGCATTCCAGGACTTTAACATCATCATCATTTTCGTCTAACTTTATAATGTAGGGATTGTTTTCCCAGATTGCGTCGCATGGTGTGCGAACATCCGTTTGATATTGGTCAGGAAATGTAATATGCAGATCGCGTATCGCCGCTGTCAGCATCATGATGTCGCCAGGACAAAGGCTGTGCTTAAGAACATATTTCTTCATGCATCATATTTCGGTTTTTCTGCTTTGTCGCTTTTGCCTCGTCCGCTGCGAGACAGTTCTTCCTCCGTCCATTCATCGCGGAAGCCTGCCCCGAGACGCCCATAGTCTTTGACAATAGGCAGTAGCTTGGTGGAAGAGAACGCCCCTATCACCGTCTGAATGTCCTCAATATCTTCCTCGGTTTTCAACTTTTTCGCAAAATCTGAAATACCCAATGCGAGAGCCATGCTCCCCAGCATGCCGTCTTCCGTGCCGGATAGCTTGTCGCTGATATCAAAATGATCCAAAAGCCTCCGACGAAAATCTTGCCTGAGATTACCAATGTTGCGAATTAGAAAGATTGCTCTGTCCCTCTCTACAAAAGTGTCCAGAGAAACGTTGTATTGACCATGAGGCATCACCGAACCCTCGAAAAGGAAAATGACGATAATATTACTAACACTACAGATTATCGACGCGGCAATCCTTGGAGATATAATTTATGCCCTATGACTTTGGCGATCTACCCTACCAGAAATTCGTAATTGTTAGCGATCATCGATCTGGATCATATATGGTTCGATCCGCGCTGGAGTCCCATCCGCATATCCTGTGTCATAACGAAGTCTTTCATGAAACCAGACAAGCCGCGTATCGCACAATGGCAATGGAAGAGGTTCTTAAGAATATGGTTTGGCAGCATATGGAACTGCCTATGCAGGCGGTGGGCTTCCTTTTGATGAGATATCAATGCCAAATCAGCAGCCCATTTGCTCCCGTTTGGGATATCCTGGCCCATATGACTGGCCTTAAAGTCATTATGTTATCCCGCAAAAATATCGTGGATCGAGCCGTGTCCCTTGCCATCGCACAAAAATTCAACTCTTACAACGATCAGCACCGACTGGCAATGAGAGACGATCCCGTTATTGAACTGTCAGTAGATGATTTCTTGAAATCAGTCAATGCCTATACGAAACATATGGTGTATGCTAATCTGAAACTGGGCAGACAGAAACTTCAACGCTATTGGTATGAAGATATCCTCGATGATCCTATTAAGACTTATCGCAGCATGCAGCAATTCCTTGGCGTCAAGGAAGTCCTGGACCTGGCAGCCACAACCCGACGAGTTGAAAAACGATCCCTCCAAGACGTTGTGATCAATTATGCAGAACTAAAGGAGGCAAGCGAACAGACCATCTTTGAAGATCATTTCAAGGCATAACCATAGCGATTGGACATCTCTCGAATAGCCTCCCCTAATTCAGGGTTCGTGCTCTTCATCTTCCCCCATGTAAGAACGGCATAGTCCTGACGTTTGGTATGAAAAAACTCTTTTGGGTCAGGATGAGACTGATAATCTAATCCCAGCCTACGTAATACCTCATGACATATATGTGGTAACTCTGTAAATGACTCTACTCTGTACGTGTATTCCGCAATCTCGTCGGCTCTCTTGTGTAGATGGTACCAATATCTCATGGTCCTGAATAACTTGATGGGACAAAAGTATCCCGACTCTAGCCCACCGCAAGCCCGGTGAGCGGGTATGCCAACCTCCCTGCATTGGTCACATAACTGAGGGAACTGATAGGATAGTCTTAAATGCTTCTCCACTTTGACCAGCAAGGCATCTCCTTTATGGTAGACACAGGCAGAAGCAATAGAGTTTAGAGGATGACGAACCTGATGAAGGATGCAATCGAATTGATCAGGGTCATGGAAAATGAAACTGTAGCCCACCACCCCGCCCTTGCTCTTGAAATTTTCATGCTCGACATCTGCCGAACAGGCACGGAGATATTTGGTGATGAATCCTGTGCCGCTGCGGGTTGGTGAGGCAATCATGATCCTATTGGGGATAGCCGTATTCATGACATTTGTCCCAAATTTTGCTCGCCAATTCCTCGTCTAACTCGCGCAGCAAATCCCAGGTTAACATCGTATATCGTTCGGGATTCTCTCCTCCCCATAAATGGTCAGGTGATGGCTGCTGTTCTGGAATCCCCAGCCTTCGATACATCTCTTTGCGAGTCCCTTCATCATTGTGGAAATCTTCTACGTGATACCGCCAACTTGATATCTTTTCTGCCGCCAGATTCATGTAATACCAGTATCGCATGGTCCGCAGGACGCGAATATGGCACAAATATCTTGCGCCGGACCTGTGTCCGCAGCCGTCGTTGACGCCATGACCATGATCCAGACATTGGTCACAAATCTTCGGGTATTGATACTTGATGGGGAAAAACCCTTCAGGGTCTTCAAAGAAATATACGGGATAGCCGCTACAGGACGACATGACTTTTAAGGGATCGCGAACTTGGTGGAAAATAATGTCGAAATCCCCAGGATTCATTTTAATGAAAGTCCAGCCAGTTATCCCATAATATCCTGGCTTGCGATTCTCGTGACGAACCGCCACGCGAGGGCGCAGATGATTTAAGGCTTTGAAGATGTACTTGCTGCCCGATCTCATTGTGCCGCAGATCAACACTTGTTGCTTAAATTTCATAGTGTGCGGGCAGGAAACCCCTACCCTCGTGGTAGGGGAGGAATGCCGCCTCCTTAACATTAAGCATAACTTTGAAGCCAGTCTCGCTACAAGTTTGACTGGTAGGGCGCATTCAACCGTCCATACGTCTCAACCTTCGGGTTAGGGACAATCCCCCTCCCCTTGCGTGAGGGGTAGTTGAAGATTATTTTATCGTCCACAAAGGGACCAAAACCTTTTTAGGGGAACGTGATATCAGAGTTCATTTGTTATCGGAGTATATATATGCAGATCAAGTACGGACTAATGGAAGTGCCGTTTGGGGGAAAAGAACCCCAGAAATGCGCAGATGATAAGTGTATTCGCTATATCAAGCCCGTCGAGGAATGCATGATTGATGTGGCGAACTCTAATGTTTATTGCCCAGAGTGCGGGGTCTGCGAGCGGTATGCCCGCAAAAAAGCAGAACAGTGCAAGAGGCAGGGACGAGAGGATTGGGCGAAACGAAACGCTACCATTCCCCTCGATTAGCTCCCTCCACCTCGATTAGCAGGAAGGATATTTGTCGAGCCAGATGAAATAATATCTTTAGGAGGGAATTCTCCAAAGATGTCGCAACTATTTTAGAGCAACGCAATATAGGGGGCTAGTACATGGCCATTGTCACTGATCCCGATGATCTGAATCGCTTTGCAGTAGCGGTTAATCCGGGAATAGAACGTATATCAATTCGAGGTCTTGGTACGGCTCGCGTTGCGAAGCAAACAGACGGAGCTGTGACTTTCGGCTCAGGCGACACATGGGACGCTTTTACTGAATTTACGGGCACTGCGGACTTCGCCTCTGTTGTGGCTGGTGATATACTGACTATCGTGAAGGGCAATAATATCGGGCATTATATCGTATCGTCCGCCCCAACTACTTCTCGAATCATTATCGACTCAGCCATTTCAACTTTTAATGGCTTTGACAATCTGGTGACCAATGGTAATTTTGCCTCTGGCGCAAACTGGACTGTTGATACAAACTGGGCCATCGGTAGCGGCACGCTGAACTCTACTGCCGCCACAACCGCGCAGAGGGCTTACCAGACTTTGACCGATAACCCCCTGGCTAACTCCACGGTCTATGAAACAACCTTTGAAATTACCGCCTATACCGGAGGAACAGTCAATATAGACTTGGGAGGCGCTGGCGGCGCAGGTGGTGGCACGGACGGTGCTGGACGCACTGGCACTGGCGTGTTCACTGAAAGACTTACCTCTCCTGGATCGACTGGGCAACAGGTGACGTTCGAAAATAGCGTTGCTTCAACTCTCAGTATTGACCATGTTCATGTTTCTGAGTTGGTGACTTACCGCGTTGACCAGGCAACCGGCGAAGCCGCCGGTCCCTCTGGCGGCACGGTCGGCGATGGCGTTACTCTCCAGGCGGTCTATTCGTTTCTTAAAGAAGAATGGCGAACCTTCGATACGTCCCTGTTCGGAACAACAGGTGCAGATGAAGCTCCTGACTTGATCAAGTTTACGTTCCCAATCGAATCTATCACGCGCGAACAGTTCGAAATCGGTGGACCTACCCACTCGAATTGGGACTTCGCAGATAATACGACACGAAACCTGATCCGAACCGGAGGATGGTCATCCATTAATGTCAATAACGTCATTGTGGATGTCTACCCTGGCGTTATTACCCTCGGTAGTCTCGACTCCGATACTGTTGTTTACTTCATCCAAGCCAATAACTTCACGACGACGCCGACTGACTTCGTTTTGACAGGTGCCGTCAACCAGTCAGTTAACGCCTTGACGGTTACTGGCGGATTCGCCACAACCAATGTTAGCACCACAAATAAAGTTCCCACAGGACAGGTGACTGGCAATATCGTCTTTACAGCCACCGACACCATCGACGGCGGCGCTTCTGTCAACTTCGTAACCCTGGGTTATGCCGTAGGTGATAAGGTTCAAATCGTTGCCGCAGAAGATGCTGGTAATATCGGAATATTTACCATTGTGACCATTGTCGATAATGCTGGCACCAACGACAGAATGACCGTATCTGGCGTAAGCATTACTTCCAATACCGACGATGACACTGCCCTTCTGAGTCCTGTTACCGATAACCGCGACTTCCTGAAACTTTTCGCGAGGAAGAAGGCCAGAACGTATGTTGACGCTGACCTGACGGATATCGGTGTTACGCAGCTCGAATCAATCGTTAACCGATTCCCGCTATCTCACGTTACTGACCCTGCGATTACGCTCGATGACGGGCAACTCGCCGGTGACCCCAGTAACTCCGTTTTCGCGTCCGTTGAAGTCGTCGATTCGTCAGGCACGAACGGCGATATGACTGCTTCAGTTCCCGCTGACGGAACATTCGCTTTTACTGCCGCTGCCCAGAACTTTAATACAGACCTGAACGTCGGCGATACGGTTTCGGTCGAAACTGAAGGCACTGGTGGTTCAACCGCAGATATTGGCTTCTATGAAATTTTGTCTGTTGACGGCGCAACCAGCTTGACATGCTTTAACGAACCGCTGGTCGGGTCGGTGACTGATCCGTCCTCTGCTGATGTTACTTTCTCAACCTATACAAGATATCGCAAACAACAGGCAACAGATGGCGTTCTTTCAGACCCAACGGGAGCAGATAATGAAGGACGATTGACCTCCGCTGGCGGAACCTTTACCACAGATGGCGGCATCGGCGACCGCATTGTTGTCGCTGGCGACATGGTCGTCATGACAGATGGATTTCTGATTGGTCCGTTTACTGGAGCTAACGGGTTAATTTTCTCGGGTGCCACAATCGAGGAAATTGGTAATAACGATTTTACCGCAGATGGGCTGATCGTCGGCGACCGTATTACAATCGCTTCTGCCGAAGATGCTGCAAACAATGGAACTTATGATATCATAGCTATCGCAACCACCTCCTTCGACATCCTGACTGTTCGAAATACGGATGGCACAGCGGTATCGTTTACCGGCAATACCGATGATGAAACCGCGACCATTCGAAGCGATAACTGGGAAGGCGTTTACAAGGTCGCAACAGGCGGCGTCGCCGCTACCACGCTGGACGTTGAACTGAATGATCCAGATGACCACTTCCCGACTTCTGGCACAGCCACGTCGATTACGTTCCACGTTTTGCGACCGACCATGATTCTGCAATATCGAAGTAAATTTGCCGCTCCAAGAGGACCAACCCTTAGCTTAGCCTATTCAGGCGCAACGATTCGAAGAACGGCGGACATCCCGTTTGCTTGGTCGGAAGATAACTATGTTGTTGGCGGAACAGTTGTGACGGCTAGCTCCGAAGATGGCGGCGTTAATAATGGTACATTTATTATTACTGCCCTGTCGAACGGCGGACAACCTGATGATACCGTTACCTTGATTAACACAGACGGTACGACTCCATCGTTTACTGCAAATACTGACGATGATAGCGTTACCATTACTGGTAACAGCGGTCACGTTCGAGCCATGAACGGCGTCAACTATTCGTTCAACTGGCGTTTGTTTGGTAATAGCGGAACGCTTGCTCAATGCTTCCAATGGATTCAGAGACAGCTGCGTCGCGGTCGAGCCTCGGAAACTCTGGCTCAGTCAGACATCGATACCAGCCAGTTGCAGTTCAGGGGCGATATCTCTGACCTTCTGATGACGTTCTCCTCGCCTACAGGCACGACAATCAATATGTTCATTGATGACCTTGCCGCTGCTGACTTTAACAACGTTACCAAGTCTGACATCACTGGCACAGGCCGTAACTTTGCGTTCATCGCTGGTATTACCATCAACTTGAACACGAATATTACGGACGGCGCAACTAACAAAATCGTTGTATTCTTTACGGACCCAGATGGAAATGCCACGACGCCTGTTGGGGGTAATGAATTCGGAACAGTTGGCGCAATTATCGTCCAAGACGATACCCCGGCCAATATGGAGGCAAGCGACCAGGCAACCACACCTCTGACTTTCAACTTCGACTATGATAACAATGTTCAGGGCGGACGCGATTCCACCGAATCTGCAACGCCAATTACTATCGTTGCTATTACGACAGATACAGGGCAGTATGTCCAGACAACAGGCAATATCCTGCGACAATCATCTAATATTTTCTCACTAGTAGCTGCGCTGGAGCGCAACTATCAGAACAATTGATACAATAAGGACTTACGTATATTTATTACTTTCGTCCTCAAAAATAATAAAAAAGAACTCCGATACATGCGTATTGGAGTTCTTTTTTTTTCCTTAGGCAGCATCGTGGACTACGTTGAAGATCACAAAATCTCTTGAAAGCATGTGAAGGCCTTAGCATGACAGACGTTATTCAGTCAGAAATCAAAAAGCTAGAGACAGCGATAGAGTCCCTGGAGACTGACTGGGAGGCCCATAGCAATCTGGGGGTTTTGCGGTATATGACTGGCGACCACAATGCCGCCTTGAAGCATTTTCTTCGCGCGACAGAGATAAACCCCCAGAGTGCCTTCGTGTGGCATAATCTGGCGAAATGGCACGATGGACGGAACGAGATGAACGAAGCCATCACGTGCTATTCTAAGGCTCTGGAGGCGGACCCTGCGTACCATTCTTCCCGTTTCAATCTGGCTTGCGATTATCTCAAGGCTGGGCGACTCAAGAAGGGTTGGGAGTGTTACGAGTCACGTTGGGCATTGTTCCCTGATGCTCATACGATTCGTAATTTATTCAAGCATATTCCCGAATGGGCCAATCAGGACTTGCATGGCAAAACTATTGTGTTGTATTGTGAGCAGGGCATCGGGGACATGATCATGTATGTTCGGTTTGCGAAGCATCTAAAAGAGATGGGTGCCACAGTTGTCGTTGATATTAAGGGCATTAATGATGTATCCCCCAAGGGCAGTATGAAGCATTTGTTGGAGGCGATGGAATTTATCGACCATGTGACGCCATTTGAAGATGATGACGAGGGAACGATTGGATGTCATTACCAGCAATCGGTTTGCAGTTTGCCTTATATTTTGGGGTTAGAAAAGATTGATTGGGATGGGGCTTACATAGAGCCTGTTGAGCTTATTGAGTTGTATGTGGATATTATGGAAGCTCAACATAAGGACTTTTACAATATTGGCATTGTTTGGTCTGGCAATATGACATGTGGCAAGAACCCAGATCGTTCGGCATTGTTGAGGTTCTTTAATCCTGTTGGGGCATTGCCGAATGTGAGGATGCACAGCTTTCAGGATATGTTCCAGTATCCGAAGGATCACCCATTTCGCTCTGATATGAAGGTGGGAACTCATTTTCCGTTGGTTCATTGGGATAGTTTGATTGCTACGCTTAATGATACTGCCAATTTAATGCATAAGATGGATGCGATAGTAACTGTTGATACAGCATTGGCTAATTTGGCTGGGGCGATGGATCATCCTAATGCTTATGTAGCCCTGGGATATAACGCGGATTGGCGATGGGAGACGGGGGATAGCACTCAGTGGTATCCTAATTTGAAGCTGTATAGGCAGGATGCGGATAAGGATTGGACCCCTGTTTTTGAGAGGATTGCTGCGGATTTAGGGGCTAGTATGACTTAATGTATGTCAGCGAATACTTCATAGCTTTGGCTATCCCCAAATGTGCATCGAGGACTATGCGGGAGTGGAATGAGCTATATGGGGGAAGTATTGATTTTGGCATGCATGGTATGTCATCTGATGCAGGGGATTATGAGGGGAAGATAGTATTTTCGCCTGTCAGGAATCCATATTCGAGGGCGATATCCCTTTGGAAGCATGTCAAGAAGTTGTATCGATATTCTGATTCCATTGATGTTTTGATGGAGGAATTTATGGGCGTAAAGGACATGGTACTTAAGGATGTCTTTCGTTATTCTCAGATTGGATTTCTGAGAAGTTTTAATTTTCCATTTGATAAAGTTGAGGTCACATACATTCACATGGAAAATTTCGAAGAGGAGCTAAAGGCATTGCCCTTTTTCTTTCATCCTTTATCAAAAGAGGGAGCGTCTCATTCTAATTCCTGGGAAGAGGTTAAGAGCTTAAGCAGAGGTTCTCTCGATTTGATCAATGAATGGGCTAGCAAGGACTTTGATGTTCTCTCTTATGACAGATTGTAAACTATGAGTATAGCCATTATTGTACATGACCCCTTGGATGATTCTGTATCTATGCATGGAGATATGTGGGCTGATATCATTGCTGCTTTTGATATTCCACATGTTTATAAGGTCGGAGGGGATCGGGTCAGTCCGTTTGTCCCATATGGACCAGAGCACATCATCCCGTCTAAGACGGTTTGTGTCATGACTCCTGCTGAGGCTTTGGCAGCAAATGTTGAATCTGTCAAACTGCAAGCATATATACATCCTGATGAATGTACTTATGTATTTGGTCCAGATACCGATCAACGCGGCTGGCAGCATGGTTTTGCTGGACCAGATGTTGATTATGTTTCGGTGATTACGCCGAGTGCGACAGAGTTGTATGCATTTAATGCTGCCGCTTTTATTCTTGGAAATCGTTTTAGGATTTGGTAAATGGCTGTAACTGACCTTAGAACTTTGATTGATGATGGTACTGACAACACCAACTGGACCGATGTGGCCGGGTCTGCTTCTGGCACCAACAATAGTGAGGTGTTCCCTCCGGGTGCCTCAGCTTCTGTAACAGACAAAGTATCAAAAACTGTTGATGGTCTTTTGTATGATACTGGAGGAACAGGTAACTTCGCTGCTGGTGATCACCTTTACCTTTGGTATTCATACCTGTTTGGTGCTCTTGACACAATTGCGGGTGGAGGAATTCGCATTAGAGTGGCTGGTGCCACAATCACAAACTGGGCTGAAGTCTATGTTGATGGCAATGACTCTGGCAAGTCTGGCTGGCAGCTTGCGGTTGTTTCTCTGGATGCCATTTTGGCTAACCCTGATGGAACAAATGGTACGCCGCCAACGGCTGCAACTGTACAACGTGTTGGGGTTGTGTTTGATATTACTGCTACTGTTGGTGGTAACAATGACAATGTTGCTGTTCAAGGTGTTTGGCGTTCGCCGTCATCGCTAACTGCTGCTTACCGTATTGACGCTGGTACTGATGCTACACCAAATACGTGGCAAGATTTGATTGATGACTCTCTGACAAACGCTTACGGTCTGGTAGTCGAGGAGCCTAATGGCGCTATTACTTTGCGCGCGCCAATTGTTTTTGGACCTGACCCTGGGGGCGGCAGCCCTAATGCAGTATCGACATTTGTGGATACTGGCAAAGTTTTGGCTTGGGACTTGTCAACAGGTCTTATTGAACCTGATTTTTACAAATTAACTGTAGAAGCTGGCACGGGGGATGTTCGGGTGACTGCGGGGACAAAACTGGGTTCTGGCGAAACTGCTGTTGGTGTTAGCGGCTGGACCATCATTAGTGGCGGCCCGAGATGGCGTCTGGACTTTGAGGATGCCGATCAAGATGACATTCAATTCTATGGATGTTCATTCTTTGGATCAGGTCCATTGTCTATTAATGATGCTGCCGTTGAAATTATATCATGCGTATTTTCTGATTGTGACTTTATTACCATGACTGGCGGTGCTACTGGACCCACATTGCTATCCAACTTCTTTTCTGGTGCGCCAGGGCCAAATGCTCAGGTAGTATTTACTAGCGGCGTTACTCCATCGGACGGGCAGTTTGACTTTAATACGTTTGTCAATATGAGTTGGTTTGCTATAGAGATTCCATCAGCTACTACTCAATTTGATTTGCGAGGCATAATCTTCTCTGGTAACGGAACTAATCGAGATGTGCTGTTATCGCATACTACAGGCGATATCCAGCTTAATGTTCTCGAAGATGGCGATACTCCTGGGGTCACAAACGGCGCAACTATTACTGTCACAATGACTGGTGCTTGTGACGTTATTGCCGTTGCTGCTGGGACCTGGTATGAAGCATTGGGGACGGAGACGAATGACTTAGGAAGTGCGACTGGAACGCTAGTTACTCAAACAACTGCTTCTCTTGCGGCAGATGATGATACGTTTGCATTGGCTGCTGTAAGCCCTCCGACTAAGAGCGGTGGAAATGTCTCTACTCTCGCCTATACTGGAACAGCGGACGATTATAGCGATAGTCATTTTCTTGAGATTCCATCGCACGGCGGCGGCATGAGCTTGAGGCAAGGTGCTGATGAAATAACATTCGCTGCCGATACTCGTACTGGGTTTCCCGTAGCATCTCATACTGAGTCGGAATCTGTTCAAGGTATTGTGCATGTAGATGCTGCGGTTGGTTCAACGCCTGTAGTTTCTTTGGACGCTACAAATGACGCGCTTGGTGTTCGAGAAATGCGTCCGTGGCAAACCGTACAAGACTCGTCAACGTTGACGTTTAGCTATGGCGCTGGCACTTCTACTAATAATGCAAGATTTCTTTATGTAGCTGTTGTGGCTTTGGACGGAGTAGCTGCTAATACTTTGGTATCTGGTATTGTTTTGAACAGAAGCGGCGGAACAACCGCTTTGTCAGCACGAACTACGACGTTCCCTGTTCAAGATGATAATGTCGGCTCTACTGGCAAGTCATTAGAATTGCATGTCTTTGACTATGATGTGGATACTGCTGGTCAAGATTTGGATCAAGGCACATATGACGTTAACAATAATGTCAACGTAACGATTACTGTTTTTGATTCCAATGGCGACGCTGCTCCTGGGGTATTGGTTGCTGTTTATCAAGATAATACTGCTCGCACGACGGTTATATCTTCTACGAGTTCCGATGAGAATGGACAGGTTGCCGGGTCTGCGGCATCTGGTTTGGGCGCGATTATTATCAGGGTCAGGCAGAATACAAACATAGCTAGTTTTAATACCACGTCTGGTGTCAATGATACCACCGAAACGATTACGACGGCTGCGAATCATCATTTCCAGGATGGAGATGCCATTACCTATGACAAAGACGGAGGGACCGCGGCCATCGGATTGACGGATGGGACGGTTTACTTTGCTGGCAATGTCACAGCTGGTACCCTGCAAGTATATGATACGGCGGCTAATGCCATCGCAGGCGGCGCAGGCGGTAGGCAGGACTTAACGGGAGCTGGTAGCGAGACTCACCTGTTCGATCCCAAGAGGTTTATTAATTCAAGCTCGAAGGGAACAATCGGAGCAGGTAATTTCGAGGCTCAGATTTCATTGGTTGAGGACATTATCGCTACAGGATAATCAATGTCTCAGGTCATTCTTACAAACTGGACCATCTTTTTCGCGGACGATGCTCCGGCTGCTTCGTCTGGCATGAAGCAGATTACATGGACTGGGGGAGGCGGACCGGAGGATAACACGAATACTGTCAATGACCTTTATTCCGAGATTATGCATTATTTTTCCATACCTGGAAATAATGACGCCGATGACACCACTCCCATGAAAGCCGTTACTCCTGTGAGATATGAGATAGGGAGGTTCGATTCAGGCGATTTGGAGGCTTGGTTTATTGACCCCGTGAGCGCCCAGCACTTAACTGGCGGATCGATTCAAACAGTTGGTTGGACGAGAGTTGCTGACTCTTTCTCAGGGATTGTCAAGGTGGCATATACTCCGACAACCAACCAGTTTGTGGCTTCTGACATTGGCCGAACGGTGACGCACGATGATGGCGATACTGGTATTTTACTTTGGTTTGATTCGACGAATAATGAGGCTTGGATTCGCCCGACAGATGCGACTTCAACTAATAACTGGGATTCTGGAGCCAATGACTTCGTCGCCACTCTCGGAACTGGAGATGTTACTCAAACGGCGACAGCTGTTACCGGAGAGCGTCTTTGGTCGAATGAGAGAACGATTGGCACGCTTGAAGATAATACCCGTATATTTGTTGCACAAGCAAATACAGAAATCAGCAACTTTTGGGGAGATGGAGATGCGATCCAGCAGATTAATAGGCTATTTCTTGTTAATGATGGCTTTGATGCGGGCTTGATCAACAAGGGCTTGCTAACGACGTATGCCCGTCAATATAGCAAATTATATGATCACTTTATTGCGGACTTGAGCGGCGGCGGACAGGTTCCAGTTCCCCTGTCTACTTCTGACGACAAGAACAATACTTCTGGCAACAGGACCGTTACGGTCACTGGCGCATCTTCTGCATTTTCTATAGACGAAGTTGTCACTGGCGGAACCAGCGGCGCTAAGGGCGTGGTGACCGTCAATATCGGCAATCCAACAACATCTTTCGATTACTACTTAATAGACGATCTGACGGATTTTAATGCGTCCGAGACTCTGTCTGGTAGCATTGTTGGCGCAAATGGCTCGACAAACGGCGCACCAGCCGACGACGGACCGGCGCTCAATACGGGCGTCACTATAACCTTCGGGGAAGAGGACGCATCTTTTAATACTGGCACGGGCGTCAATGGAACAACAGAGGTGATTACGACGGCCGCGGCTCATGGTTTTTCGACTGAAGATGAAGTAGACTATACAAAGGATGGCGGCACAGCAGTCATTGGGCTAACAGAGGGAACGCTGTACTATGCTAGATCATTGTCAGCTACAACTTTGTCTTTGCATGCATCGGCTGCGGATGCTGCATCAGATACAGCCAGAATTGACTTGACCGCTGCGGGGGCAGAGACGCATCGATTGGTTAGGTCTTATGACTTTGACGAGAATGGAACTGGGGAAAGTTATTCAATCATCATTAATTGCGATAGCCTTGATTTGCCTGATCTTTATGAACGGTTGAAGCATATTACGAGGAGAGGGGAGACGGCGACGCTGAACGGCATTGAGGGTCAGCAGTATATCGGCACCAATTATCGCATTGATTACAATGCTTTAACTGGCACGATTGATACAGGCAATACATTGACGCAGCTATTGGCAGATGGCACGACCACGACCACAGTGGTCCAGAAGCATCATACGATAGATGGCTTTCTGATGCTTCGTGATACGGATGGTGATTTAGAAGTTGGGGCCGGGGCTGCAAACTTGCAGATTGATGGATCGAATTTTGTGACGATGACTGGCGGCGCAACAGCGGAGATTATCCAGCCGGTAAGATTATCCCCCTTCGGCACCCTGGCAGGCGGACGATTTTTTGGCGCTCGGGGCGTCTATTTGGAGAATTTCGATTCATCGGAATTGAATAATATTGAATTGATAGACGACGGAGGACCAACTCGTACCTCGCCTATTGTGGTCACGTTTCAGCTGACTGGTTTGCAGTCAAATTCGGAAGTCAGACTTTGCGATTCAGATGTGGCCGATGGCGATCCATCTCAGGAGATAGCTGGAACGGAGAGTTCCGGCACCACCTTCTCTTATCAATATACCTATGTCGGGGATGTGAATGCCCATGTTATTATTCATCATTTGAATTACCAATGGCAGCGGATTAGCGGTTTGGTTTTAAGCACTTCAGATCAATCGATCCCTGTTCAGCAGCAGCGTGATCGCAATTTCAGCAATCCATAATGTGGTTGTGCCTGAAAGGTCTTTTCTTGCGAACATAGAAATAGAATATCAGCCAATGGCTGCGATGTCTCACCCCCATATAGAGGAAATGCGAGCATGAGTAATACTAATTTTGGACGTTGGTCAAGCTATCAGATTCCTCCAGACTCTACTGGCAAGGAAATCGCCACAACCGCTGTTCTAAAGGTCACTTACGCTTCTGGAACGATTGACTTTACCAGAGGCGATGCGGTTACCGGCGCGGCTTCTGGACTGACGGGAAAGGTTTCGGCAGTAGACGGCACCACAACGGCGGGCGACATATATGTTGTTGTCAATTTCTCTAGTCCTGCTGATGATTTTGATGTTGCCGAAGATATCCAGGTCAATGCGGTTACGAATGCGGTTGTTTCTTCTACGGTTCGCATGCATGCTCCGACCGGAACTGTAGTTGGGGCAAATAATCCGCTCAATGCTCAATTCGTTGGTCCCAAAGGTTCGGCGTATATTCGATTTGCTGATGGCGATCAGCAGATTGATGCAGCAGGCATATCCAGGGTTTCTCAGGCAACTCAAATTGCTCAGTACTGGAATCGTTATGATAAGAATGAGGATTTCCAGGAAACGGTAACGGGCGGCGGTTCGACGACCCACTTGCCTAATGAGTCGGCTGTCGCGATGGACGTTGGAACCCCAAGCGGAGATGAAGTTATTTGGCAAAGCCATCTCTATCACATCTATCAGATGGGATATTCACAGAACGTGGAGATGACTATTGCAGTTGGGGACACTGGCAAGTCCAATGTTCGCAGGCGATGGGGATATTTTGACGCTGACAATGGAGCATTTTTCGAGCTAAACGGAACAACTTTGTCTGTGGTCCGCAGAAGCCGAGCGACTGGTAGCGTGGTAGATACAGCCGTGAATCAGTCGTTATGGAATGGCGACCGCTTGGACGGCGGAGGCGGTATTGATAACTTATCATTAATGAATATAGATGTTAGCACGATGCTGATCTATTGGATTGACTATCAGTGGATGGGCGCGGGGCAGCTAAGATTTGGTGTTTACGATGACCAGGGAGACAGGATCACTGTTCACAGTGTACAAAATACCAACATCCGTGCCGAACCCTGGATGACGCATCCAGCGCTGCCTGTTAGGTTTGAAATTACCAATACGAGTACAGCGGCATCTCCCAGCCGCCTAAAGGCAGTATGCTGTTCTGTTAAGACAGATGGCAACTTAGTGGAAGCTCGATCAAGAAAGACGGTTAAGTGGTCGATTGAGTCCGCTACTAATTCGAGCGTAGCCGATACGGCATTTGAGCCTATTATTTCATTTAGAAGCAAGACTACTTTGAATAGTATTGTGAACCGAAAAATCTCTATTCCTGAACTGATTTCCGTGTATGTTACTAATAATCCCATTTTGTTTGCAATTATCAGGAATCCGACAACCTTGACTGGCGCGAGCTGGGGGTCGGTATCCACGCGATCAGCGGCAGAATTTGACGACTCGGCTACAGTCATCTCTGGCGGAGACCAGCTGGTCACCTGGGCGCTCGACATTGGAACGCATAATCTATCGTTGCCGTCGAATTTCGGCCTTTTTTCTGAGAATCTCCACGTCCTGGGCGATGGTACGGTGGGAGACGTATTTAGTTTTGCGACGAAGTGCTTGGTATCGGCATCGACTTCAGGAGTGACGATGTTTCCGACATGGATTGATGTGGAGTGATATGTTTAGTAACATATACGCAACCTATGGAGAAGATTATTGGGAGTTACGCGATAAGGTAACGTTTGATGGAGAAAACAGCCTCATCATTGTCAATGAAGGCGAGACGGAGATTAACATCCAGGCAGATATCTATAGCGCCTGGAAAGACTGGGCGCTTCTTCGCGACTACCTAAAATTCCGAGCTGCCCTCCGAACAACGGGCGGCGACCCCTTGCCCAGTGGCGACGCTCTTGGCGCTACTTTCTTCCTCATTAACGGTTGGCAAATCTTTCTCGATCATGCCGCTAATTTTACAGGTAACATTTTTAATGACCTGGGAGGAGATGTCTTTGTCACAGCTGCCGATCTGAAAGTTGCCACGACGACTGTATCGAACTTGATTGATAAGGTGAACCTCTCCGGCGGCGACGGTTTCTTGGCTAGCGACCGAACGACGTTGGATACGATTTTGTCCCAGACCACCGCCGACGCGATAGCGGATGCTGTTTGGGATGCCTTGGCTGTTGACTATACGGCTACGGGCGCTACTGGAGAGTTGCTGAACAACATACCTGGCGATGTGGCGGATACGGTATGGGACGAGACGGCATCCGATCATAATGCGCCTGGATCGATGGGAGAGAAACAGAATACATCCACAGTCGATCAGGATGGCATAGCGGATGCCGTTTGGGATGCTCAGAGATCAGATCATAATACGGCTGGGACATTTGGCGAAGGCGTAGCCACAAGCGGCGGTGGCGCAGGCGGCGGGTCGGTCGTGATCAATGTGGGACATGCTGATGACAACTTTAGGATGTTAAGCCAAGATACGAATGCTGGTCCTGCCATAATCGTAGAAATGGGAGTCACGACGCCTACAAATACCTTCAAGGTTATTAAGGGCAAAACGCAGAACACTACAACTGATGAGGTAGAAACCGGAACGTCCTCTGCCAAATCAGTCAATATAGAAACTGGAACTGGAAATTCTTGATAGAAGGAGGCAAGCAAATGCCATCACCAATCTGGGATGCTCTAAAAAAGCACTATGAGGCTCAGTCATCGGATGCGGAAGCCAATCTGAGCATGATTCTCAGTGGTCAGGTGACCATTGGAGAGGGGACAGACTATCGCAGGGAATTGCGGAGATGGATTCTACAGCTAAGTGAAGCAGAACAAGTCTTGGAGACAATGCAAAAGCACAAGAATCTCGCGAACTGAATAGGGTTGGATTCATGGCTCAAAAAGTATTCATTAAATACCGCGAAACCGGCGATCTTAAGAATGCGTATTCTGTAACGCTGGCGTCCGAAGATGGCGCATTCGGCATCAAGGTGACCACAACAGGGGAGGTTATTTTCCCTTCTGGCACGTCGGTGAGCAATCCGTCCGTTGGCGTCTATGAGAAATCTTTTGATCCATCTCTCAATACTGTTTACACAGTATCTTGGAAAATTGTTGGCAGTGCTGGTGCGGAGGCCAGGTTTGTTGTTCAGCAGATTGGTCCTTTTGAAGACGATGATGGCGTCAGCGCGGTTGTCAAGAAAGTCAGGGGTCCATTTATTCAGGGGACAACCGGGTCCATACTTATTACCATTATTGACGAGATGGGGTCTCCGATTGATGCAGACCTGATTACTTACAGCATCGTGGATTCTGATTCGGAGGAAGTTGTGTCTGGCGTTCCTCTTAAGGTCAAAACCGGATGTTATGTTTTCGACTGGGAGATAGATGAAGATCAGGACGTAGGTCGTTATACGGTAACTTGGAGTTACGCTGTTCGAGGCGTATCTCATATCGAGATTACGGATATTGTTGTCAGCGATGTTGGCGATGATGACGGCAGTTTTCATTATAGCGGCATTATTCTTTTGTTCCGTGAATCTTTGGAGCTGATGCTGGATTGCGCTCAGAATGTTCCTATTTATTTTGAGCAAGCTCAGCCTACTCGCGATCGCAAGACTTATCGTTTTACCAAACAGATGTGGAATCCTACTACAGGAACGCATATCTACCGTAACAAAGAGATGGTCAATGCGGGATTTGATATCGACTATCTCAAGGGATTAGTAACCTTTACGAATCCACTGACTGAGTTTGACTCTGTTTATGCCGACTATAACTTTCGATGGTTCTCGGATGAGCAGTTGGACAGATATCTCTCCAATGGCTTGCATGCGGTGAATATTTTTCCTCCCGAAACCAATCATACGCTTGCGGATGTGCCCCAGAAGTTTATCCCCATTATCCTGTATGGTGCAGCCAAGGATGCTCTGCGATCCATGATGTTATGGTTGCAATATCCAGAACCAGCGGAACTGTTCGGCGGACCAGAGCGGGCAAGCCAGGTCTTTGGCAATCTCGAGACATTGAAGAAGAACTATCATGAAGATTGGCTCAAGCTACTTGAGCAAAAGAAACTCGGCAGGTATCCAAGAGGTAGAAATATAGTGGTTCCCGAATATACGCTTCCCGGTGGAAGGAGTCGTTGGTTCAGATTTTTGTTTGGCACAGGTTCAGCATCATAAAGGACTTACGTCATTTTTTGTCCTTTATTTCTATTGTTGTTCCAAATTAGGGTATATTCTGGAAAAATGTCGATAAATAAGTATATTCTTATTTAGGAGACATGGATATGCCCTGGAAAGGATCGCAATTATCAGAAACATCTGTGCAGCGCATGAAGCAGTCCAAGCAGCGACGAATGCAATCCAAGTTTGATTGGTCTATTGCTGAACCATATTTAGACACCATATTAGACAATGGTAGTCGAAATCGAAAAGCAAAGTTCATTACACTTCGAGAGTTTAGGGAGCTAATTGAGAGCGGTAGAAGTTTGAAAGATATTAGGCTGGATGGAATTTCCAAACACATAGTTAATTTTTACAGTTTGTTTTGCCAGGGAAAAATCAATCTTTCCAAAGCACACTTTCTTATTGAATACGAATCAGGATTAGGTCTTGATGAGATTGCTGAAAAGTATAGTATTTCGCGAGACAACATGACGTTCTTGCGTCAGCTATATGATGTCAAAGCCAGGGGCGCAACTTTTCAACATAGAAAGGCGACCGAAACCCCTTTGACACAGAGACAAAAAGAGATTTTATATGGTTCGATGCTTGGAGATGCTAAACAAGCATCTCTTTCGTCGGTGGCTTTTAAGCAGGGAGAAAAACAAAAAGATTATTTGTTATGGAAATATAGAGAGTTTGAAAATGTGGCATCCAAGAATTCTCTAAAATCATTTACTGTACTCGACCCCAGAAGTGGGCAGGAACATACTTCATGGCAGTTTTACACTCATGCCAATACCGATGTCGAAGCTTGTGTGGACATCTTTTATCAAAACGGCAAGAAAGATATATCACAACCTATCTTGGATCAATTAACAGCCCTATCAGTTGCCGTATGGTTCATGGATGACGGAAAAACCGATTTTCATCATCGTCACATCAAAGGGAAAATGCATCAAATCAATCCAGAATGTATGTTTTGTACGGAATCTTTTTCAAAAGAAGGATGCGAATTAGCATGTCGGTGGTTCAGGGAAACATGGGGATTATCAGCTTACCTGAGGACAAGAAAGCTTTCGAATGGCACTGGATATCGTATATGTATTAGAAGTCCTGATACAGATAAGTTTTTCGATGTTATCAGGCCATATGTGCTTCCTCTGTTTATGTACAAAATTAGTTATCGTAAATATATAGAAGAAAAGACAAATTCAGATATAGCATTAGCGGATATCATTGGCTGTCCGGTGGGCGAAGAATTTGTGTCTCTGTCTATACCAGAACAAGAAGGTCGCATTAACCAAATTGTATCCTATTGGCATCGAAGGGGTGTAAGCCGACTCTTGCCGTATCCAAAATATTTTAAGAAAGACATGAAAAGGGTTCTTCAATACGATGCGGACAGATTGTTGCATGATGATTACATTGCTTTCTGTACGCTTGGAAATAATTTCCTAATGTCTCATTTTCCAAATTTCTATGAGGCCAAAGCAAAAGGAGGGAAGTCGGCAGCCGAAATCTTCAATAATGAGAGATATTTGAGCGAAATAGTCAGGGGTATTTTGCAGGATGGCCATTTCCCACGCGGAAATAGAATTAGAAGCAAACTGAGCGACTATAGAGGCAATCGCATGGTTTCTGGCTTCATGCCATGTGTAGCCAAATCTATATATCACAGGTATTGCGATACTGGGTTTAAGGTCTTGGATTTTTGCGCAGGTTATGGAGGCAGGCTTTTCGGGGCGATGGCGTGCGAGAAGATTGTGTCTTATACGGGCATAGAAGTTAATTACACAAGTTATGATAACTTGTGCGAGCTGCGACGATCACTTAAATTATACGGGAATGTTTGCAAGCCAGCTAACCTGATTAATGCCGATGCTATTGAAGGTATGCGACAGTTTAGTGATAAATATTTTGACTTTGCCTTTACCTCAGTTCCCTACTTTGATTGTGAAGAATATAGCGACCAATATAGCCAAAGTTTTCGTCGATATGCCAATTATGCAGAGTGGTTTGAGAAATTCCTTTTGGCATCTATAAGCGAAGCAAAAAGAGTGAGTAAAGTGGTATTATTAAATGTTGCTAACACTGGAGCGTATCAGATCGCAGAAGATTTGGCTTCTGCTCAAAGTGTTAGTCCGGTCGATAACATACGTATGTCACGCAGGGGAGGCGGAACGAAATTTGAACCGTTGTTTTTGCTATAAGGATCATTCCATGCCAGCCAATTCCACCAAAAAGACTCGTAAGCGATCTCGTCTCTCTGGTGTCCCCCAGGACATTGATGATCGCACGTGGTATTACGAAGAGCCGAAAGGTATCTGTCTTGTCCGTCAGGTCTACGACAATAGCGATCACTATTTGAGGACTGATCAGATTTGGCTACCCTGGCGAAAAATACGTGCCAGTTTGAAGCGTAAGGACGATTAGACATAATTAATGCCCAAGCACTATAGGCACAAGTGAAAAATTGCCGGGTATGTTATGCTGTCCTCATGCCTAGAGAGTATGCTTTTTTCTTTCACTACAACAAACCGGCATCTGCGCGCGCGGGAAAGCCGCAAATATCGGTGCATTATAAAAACGCCTGTCACATCGTGGATAATGTTGTCGTCAACGTCAAAACATGGGGGCATCTTAACAAGCGCCAACCGAGATTTGTGGTTAAGGGGCGATGCAGCCAGATGCGCGTCAGGGGAGGCGTAGCCTACTTCGATTGAAGGATAATTCACTTCTTTTGCTGGAATTAATCTAACGGTATTGCCTGCTTCACCAAAGGGGGAGAGATATGGGTGATTATCGTTTTTATAGTCATGGCTGGTGGGACGATAGTGACCTGGAGCATTTCATGCAGTTTGCCATTGCGGATGACAATACTGGCGAAACAGTTTGGAATAGTGCATGGTTCGACCTCAAATGTGCGGATGCATCGGTTACGAAAATGATGCGTAATCAGATCAATGCTTTAGCCGAAAAATACGATATGGAGATAGATACCGAGCCTGATGACTTATGTCGATGGCGCTAGGACGACCATGCCAATGATCCTACAAGGAAAAATAAATGTCTAAATTACTCAAAGCGACCCGCAAGCATTACGAAGCCCAGATAGCCGAAGCCGAAGCTAACTTAGAAATTATCCTGCACAACAACGCCGGGATTGGGGATCATACAGATTTCCAGGCAGAAGTTCGCAAATGGCTGGAGCAACTTGATCATGCCGAAAGCGTGTTGGGAACGCTAGGAAAGCATTCAAATCAATTGATTTATCAACCGGAATAAAGTGACTATCGTAGATGAATCCTTGGACTATCCTTTCCGGGACAAGATGATTCTTGTGGCCGGCTGTCATGGCATGGTCGGCTCTGCTGTGATGCGCAAGTTAGAGGAGCGGGGGCATCCGTCTCATTTGCTGCCCAAGATAACGAGACAAGGGTTTGACCTGTGCAATGCCCAGGATGTGGAGCGGCTATTCCAATGGCATCGCCCGGACTATGTGGTTTTGGCGGCGGCGGTCGTCGGCGGCATTTATGCTAATCATACGAAACAGGTTCAATTCATTCGCGATAATCTCCAGATACAGAATAACGTCATTGATGCGTGCTGTAGGCATGGCGTGCGAAAGTTGATTTTCTTGGGATCATCATGCGCGTATCCGAGGGAGTGTCCGCAGCCTATTAAGGAAGAATATTTGCTTACTGGTCCCTTGGAGGAAACTAATCAATGGTATGCCGTTGCAAAGATCGCAGGCATTAAATACGTGCATGCTTGTTTGAATGAAAAGCTATTGAACGCTTCTTGCTTGATGCCAACGAATCTCTTCGGGCCGAACGACAATTACAATTACAATACATCCCATGTTTTTCCTGCATTAATTAGGCGGATACATGAGGCCAAGGAGTGGAAGTCTCCTATTGTTTTGTGGGGTGATGGAACTCCCAAAAGAGAATTCATGCATGTTGACGACATGGCTGACGCTATTCTCTATTTTATGGCAATGGACGAGAATATACCATTGGTTAACGTAGGTTGGGGGAAGGATATTTCTATTTGGGATTTAGCGAAATTAATGGCCAAGATTATCGGTTTTGAAGAAGAAATACTGATTAATCCCAGTTTGCCTAATGGCACGCCCCGAAAGCTTCTGGATACATCGTTTCTAAATAGCAAGGGATGGGAACCCTCGATATCGCTAAGAGAGGGGATCGCTAGCACATATGAGGATTTTGTAAAGAATTATGATACCCTGAGGAAATGAGTATAAAGAAAGCTATTTATTTTGTGGCTTATGATTATCCTTTCACCCAAATGGCATCTCTTGCCTTGAGGTCTTTGAGAACGCGAGGCAAATTTCAGGGAACAGTTGTTATTTTTACGAATGCCAACGGAGACAATCGTCGTCAAATGGAGCCGTATGCCGAAGTTGTTTATCACAGCAAATCCAAAATTATTCCCAAGGCCATGAAGTTCAAAAGTCCGAAGTATTTCAACTTCAAGCCCTATGATTGTATCATGTATTTGGACTGCGACATGCTTGTGTTGCGCAGTTTGAATTCGTTGTTTCGATTGGTGACAGATCGCAATGTAGTCTGTCGCAGCGCTTCAGATGGAGGAAGCATGCTGGACAACAAGACTTGTTGTTGGCGGTTTAGGGATGACAATGAGAAGCAGAAAGCCAGAAGTCGGCCATGCGTAAATTCAGGTTTTTTCTGCGTTGGTAATTGGACTTTTCACGAGATTTGCAGGCGGTGGGACAAGAGGATCAATATTCGATCTTGTATGCCTCCCAAAGGCATTTATGATCAGCCAGCATTCAATTGTGTGTTGACCAGGTACAACTATGATATTGAATACGTTAGCCCGCGCAAGATTGTTTATGCCGGGGACAAGATGGGGTCATCTGCTATTCTTTGTCATTTTGAGCATGGACAAAAACTGAAAAGAATGAACGAGTTCCTTAAGTCCTTATCCGATTTTGAGAGTCCCGAAGCGGCTTTCCAGCAGGCGCATTAGCGTTTGTTTGACGACCCGATCTTTGAGTCGCTTTTGCCCTGCTTCGTCTTGCGGGATCATGCTGTCTGAGGTTGGTTCGTCGTGGACCAGAATTTGCCCGTCACCTGTTTCTGATCCCCATCGACCCTCGTCGGTTTGATAGACCAGGAAGGTCGGCGGCAGCAGGCTGGCGTCAATCCCGTCTTCCTCTAATTCTGTCTTGAGAGATTGATATTCGGTATCTAGAAGATGCTTGAGAGTATCGTAGTATTTATAGCTTGAAAATTTGGCTCTGACATACCAGTTCATACCTGTTATTCGTAACAAAATGCCCCATCCCTTTGTTAATCTGAGAGCGGGAAGAAGTCGATGGAGGAAGTATGATTGTCAAAAGGGATGATGATGGCAAGAAAAAACAGGCTGCATCCTCTGATCAACCAGATGCGGCGGGGAAACCTCAACTGACGGCTGGCCAGCTGAATGTCTTAAAGCAGAGGTGCGAACATGACAATATTGAGTTCTATTACAGGGCGACAGATCGGCTGAAGCATTACATTATCCAAGGGCATCCTATTACCGATCAGCTGCCCGATCTTATCAAATCTGCCTTACTAGCAGGCAAGGGCATCGCTGTGACGAGAGAGATGATCTATCGATGGATATCTGGCAGCCTTGATCGACGAAATGCTTTCATCTTAGAGCATGCAGAGATTCGGGTTGAGAATGATCCCATGACCGTCATTAGGAAATTTTCATGACTAGATGTCTGGTAACAGGGGGAGCTGGGTTTATAGGATCGAACCTGGTGGATAGACTCGTGTCTCTCGATGAGCAGGTCGTGGTTATTGACAATCTTTCGAGCGGTCATCTAGAGAACATTCAGTCCAGCATGAGGGAGGGCAATGTGCAGTTTGTGGAGATAGACATTGCTAACAGGGAAGAGTTGGAAACCTATATGATGGGAGAGGAGTTTGACGCCATCTTCCATCTGGCGGCTGTTCCGCGCGTTCAGTTTTCCATCGCCAATCCGCACCTGACCAATGAAACCAATATTACAGGGACGCTTAATATGTTATTGGCGGCTAAACGGCAAGGCATTCAAAGGTTTGTCTATTCCGCCAGCTCATCGGCCTATGGTAATCAGGACGATCTTCCCTTGACTGAGGACATGAAGCCCAACCCCATGTCCCCATATGCGTTACAGAAGTTGGCAGGCGAACAGTATGCGAAGATGTTTCATGATTTGTATGGCATGGAGACGGTATCGTTACGGTATTTCAACGTCTATGGAAAGAAGCAAGACCCAGAAGGCGCATATGCGACTTTGGTTCCCAAATTCATCAATCGCTTGATGGACGGAAAGACGGCGGTGATCAATGGTGACGGCGAACAAACTCGTGACTTCTGCATGGGAGCTGGCAGTAGAGTTTTGATGGGAGATTTGACCTGGAAGCCTATAGAGGACATTAGGCAAGGTGACCGTGTTGTTTCATTTGATGAAAAGCCTACTAATAGAAAGAGAAATTTTAGGGTTGAAACAGTAGAGCATACTACTTCATATATATCCACAAATGTGGTTAAGATAAAAACAGAAAACCGGGATATTGTTTGCACGAATAATCATCCCTGGTTGACTAATAAGTCTGTTTTTAGAGATGCAAGATGGCTGTCAGAGGCATTAAAGAGGGGAAGTCCAGGCATTAAGTCTTTTAGCACTCCTGTGTCTTATGAAGAATCCCAATGTTTTAGAGACGGGTATCATAGTTACAGGGATCATGGATCATCTCATTATTCGACAGGATTAGCAGTTACAGATATGTCTTTTGTGGACAGGTTTGTATCGCATGAAAATGGCGAACACTGGAATCGGTATGAAAGATCGCATTCGTATTCAGGAAGTCGAACATTACAACCAGGTAAAAAAGAAGTTTTGGATTATCATTTGAGTTTGATTGATAATGCCGATTGGAGTAACGAAGAATTTTGCAGAGGTTGGTTGAGTGGGGTTTTCGATTCAGAAGGAGCGGTTTCCAAATGGAGTCTTAGACTAAGTAATAAAGACGAGAGAGTATGTGATCGTATTCGTTATGTATTGAATATGTTTGATTTTGATTGGTCAGAGATGATGAGGAAGGATACTTTGGTTATCTTTTCAATATTAGGAGGTTTGCCAGAGCAGGTTAGATTTTTTGCCTCCTTTAAGCCAGCTGTAGCTCGCAAACCTGACATGGATGGTCTAGAAGTGAAAGGACATATTGAAAACATAGTTGATATACATCCAACATTATGTCAAAGAGTTTATAATTTACAGATATCTAATCATAAGACATTCATAGTTGATGGCTTGTTGTGTCACAATACATCTGTCGAAGATGTAGTAGAAGCGAATATTCTGGCTGCTTGGCCAGATAACGAGTTAGCGTTTGGCAAGACTTTCAATATAGGAGCAGGTCACAATCGTTCGGTCAATGAAGTAGCCCAGGTGATTTGCGCTGCTGTCGGCGCGGACACGAGTTTGGTCGAGCATGGCCCGGCAGTAATTGAGCCGAAAGATACGTTGGCGAGTATTGAACAAGCCAGTCGATTATTGAGCTGGGAGCCGATGGTGGATTTCTCGGAAGGTTTAAGCAGGACAGTAGAATACTATATGGAGCAGAAGGAGCAGAGGGCATGAACAAAAAACGTCCAAGACGCAATGAGCAAACGAATGTTCTGGGGGAGCAGACCGAGATGTTGCCACAGCAGACGCCCGAGAAGGTTGAGTCGCAGCGGCCGGTCCAGGATCGAGAAGCAGTGTTGACTCAATTTCTTGACTTGGAGGGGAAGCTCCTTTTGGTTCGTGTCAATACAGAAGGGTTGGATATCAACCAGGCGGATCAGGAGATTAACAAAGTTGCTACGCAGCTAGAGGAGTTATTGGAGAGACATGGTGTTCAATGTATGGCTCTGGTTACTCATCATCTAGTTGATATGCATCTGGTGGAAAGCTCAAAGGGTTGATGAAGGGGTTGATGAAAATATAGGATATGAATATATGTTAAAACGAGACGAGGTTATGCCGCGTAAGTCTGAGCATCTTAGGATATTCAGTGGGTTCGAGGAGTATTGGCATTACATTCGTTGTCTTTCATCCAACCAGAAGAAAATCTTGTTTGAAAGCCTTTCCTCCAAAGAACGCGAACTACTCTCTCGATCCGTAACCACCGGCGGATGGGAGCAGGTTTGCTATCGCGATATATTGAATCAAATCCTGGATGACATTAAGGAAGAATATGGTATTGATTTACTCGAAGCCCGTTTTAGAGTTTTGAGCGGCAAGTCTTCTTATTTGCCAAGGGAAGTTTGGGAAGAGGCTGTTTTGAGAATCCATGAGCATGATCCAGACGAAGAGCATACGCGATTCATTTTTGGAGGATTGGTGGCCAAGGTTTGCGATGCTAATCCTGATATGGTATGCTTATTGAGACTAGGGGACGAGGAATAGGATTGAACAAAAGTTCACGAGCCAGGCCTCCATCGCCGCGCTCTGACCCTACGCTTCGGGCGTTGAATGCTGTCCAGAAGGAAGCGATCAAGGCGATCATGGGTAATGACGTTACGATCCTGCATGGTTGTGCCGGAACTGGAAAGACGTACATCGCTGTCAAGTTTGGACTGCAACAGTTTTTGCGAGGCTACTACGACAAACTTATTTTTACGCGGCCATGTGTGGAGGCATACGGCGAATCATTGGGTTTCCTGCCTGGAACGTTTAACGATAAGATTTTTCCTTACCTTGCGCCCATGTTGGACATTTTGAGGGCATCTCTCCCGACGAAAGACCTAAATGCATCAATAGAAGAAGGCAAAATCGTTACATTGCCTTTGGCGTTCCAGCGGGGCGTCACGTTCCATCGGTCATATGTTGTTGCGGATGAGATGCAGAATTCGGTTCCCCCACAAATGAGGTTACTGTTGACGCGGTTAGGCGAAGGGTCTAAAATAGTGGTAACTGGAGACCCTTTTCAGTCCGATATCCCTGGCAGGACCAACGGTTTGACGGATGCGATCAGACGACTTGACAAACTCCGGCAAGTTGCTACCCTTGAAATGGGTAGGGATGCCATCGTTCGTCATCCGCTCATTGCAGACATAGAAGATCGATATTCACGAAAATTGGAGAAGCATTGACAACCGATTCGCCGTAGCAAGGGGTAACAGATGTTGAACACGGAAGTTGCTGGTGCAACAGAGTCAGTCGCCTATCAGAGTCCGTTCGCCTCGAAGATGCTCAAGTACATTGAGCAGAACGAAGCGATCCTCGATGATCCTGATTTGCAGGTCGAGTCCTATCTAGATAAATGGATGGGGGAAGATGACCGGCTGTATTTCGCCCGTCTTTGCGAAGCAAGACTAGGCGGTTCCCGCGCGGACAAGTTTTTGACGACCGTCTTTTCGGCGTTCGGGTCGGATTACAACCCTGGGCGTCCAGAGCTGGAATTTTCAAAGCATGCCGAGCGGTTCTTGCGGCATTATGAGGAATTGATCCTCGAACGCATCAAAACATTCAGCAACTACAGGCAGTTCCGTAACTACCCAGAGCACGTTTACAACGGCGTCATGGATGGTATTGCTTATGGTCTTGGCGAACCCAGGGAGCTGAAAGGCAATCGTAAGTCGGTGGACCAGCGACTGCATTTCTTCATCGTCTACCCCGAGCATTTGACTGGTCGCGCCGTTCTCTCGTTGCGACGCGGCAAGGTTTTGGTCAAGAGTCGCGAAGAGATTACGGCTCGCGAACACAAAAACGGATATCGATCCATCGATGAAGCCAAGAGCGCCAAGACGAAGATCATCGGCCCGGATGGCCTCGAGCGAGGCGTGGCTCGCCATGTCAAGGCGGATCGTTCGTTGCGCGATCTCTGTCTTGAGATTTTGACGACAGTTTCGGAGAGCACCAAGGGGCGTTCGGATGGTTTGCTCGTGCGCCTGATGTCTTTGATCGAATCGAAGCATGAGGATATCCAGAATTGGGTTAGTTTCCATATCTGGATGCGCATACGTCATTCTCTGTCCAGAGAGATAGACCGCAAGCAAGGCGAGGGTTCCATTCACGGATCGTTGACCAAATATGTCAGCGCTTCTGGGGCGCGTCGTCACCCGCTGGAGGATGATGCGATGTTTGACTCCATTGCGCTGGGCATGGATGAATGCGATGACGCTATGGGCGGCGGCCAAGAATATATGCCGGTTCCCTTACGCATTCGATTTCGCGAAGATACCGAGGAAGAGCGCAAGGAGACGGCGGATACTGCGCGCTCTATTATGCTGGATTCCCTATCGGACACGAAATCTCTGAGCGATTACATTATCGAGCAGTTGCGTACCAGTGGCAAGGCCAAGAGCGCAGAGAGAGCGGACAAACTGGAGGCGGTCATGGAATTGGCGCTGCGCCAGATTCATGAGCTTTTCCAGCCAGAGCATGAGCGATCCAGGCGGTTCTTCAATGCGACCGACAAGGGTCTCCGCTACCATCAGAAGGGATCGCGGATCATTATCCATTACGACGGCGAACGCGAACTGGACAAGTTGATTTCGCCCTCGCTGTTGGTGCAGGAAGTGCGCGATACAGCCCAGATTAAGCTGAAGATTCATAATCTTAAGCGATCTGGTATGCATATGGCGAGCATTCCGAAGCGAATGAGGGATGACCGCAAATTGGGAGAGATTGCCGAGAGGCTGACAGTAGACTTGGCATTTGTCAAGCGGACACTGAACCAGCCGCGAAAAACGGTTAAGATGCTGGCGAGTATGAAGTTTTCTGCCAAGACACGGAAAGAGATCAAGAACTACTTTGGGCATTGGTGGGTCGAGATGCTGCCCATTATGCTTGAGGTTTACGAGGACTATCCTGTTCGTGCTCGGCGAGACCTGTTTGCGATCCTGGGCGTTCACAACTACATTGCCCAGGGGCACGGATGGGGCTGGAATGTTAACCGCGTAAGCGGTATCTCCAATACTCGCATGTATTACATGGCGCTGGGAATCGATCTGGACCTATCGGATGATCCAGAGCATTGCGACATTGTGCAAAGAGAAAAGCTGCACCAGGAAACCTTGCGGCGCAAGAAATAATCCGCCTCGTCATCCAAAGGGACAGCCATGATTCCTGTCGAAGCATATGTGAGACAGATGTCATTGCGACTTTGGAGGACGAACGGATATGAATATAAGGTCATATCTACAGGGTCTTTCCCATTCCAAGATTCTACGTTTTTCCTATGATGAGGAAGATGAGGGCTATGATCCTTTCGCTCCTTTGAAGGAAGACGATGATGATTATTTGGGACAATTAAGCGAGCAGGATAAGGTGTGGTTGCAGCAGAATATGCCAGGTGCCCAGCCTGCGCCTCCTGCGCCAGAGACTATGCCTGCGCCCGCTCCGGCACCTGTTGCTGATCAGGTCCAAGAGCCTGTCGAGCAGGAGCCAGCGCCGGACTATACGGGAGCGCAACCTGGGACGCCAGAGCATCGCGAGGCCGTTTTTACGATGCAGGATGCGACATGGTCGCATGCTACGCATGATCCAAGCCCACAGCTCATGGCTTTTGATCGCCTCCCAGGCAATCAAGAAGTATTTGACGACTGGGCTAGCCGTATTGCTGCCAAAGATCAATCAGGAGTGATGACTCCTGAAGTGGCCGCGATGAAAATTCAAAAGTCCATGATTAAGCAATTGGGAACTCCCAAAGCCAGACAGCATCAGAGCGGACAACAGGGAAAAGGATTTGTAGATCAAAGGATGAGATTTTTTCGGGGGCTAGGAAATGAGATTCTGATACCGGGGGATGTTCGGACGGCCTTATATCAAAGGGGGATTGCCGCCAAGAACAGGGCAGACATGACGGAGGAGGAGATCGCCAGCGGGTTGCGCCCTATCTCAGATGCTAACGAAACAGGCAGGCTAGAGCCGGTTGAAGAAATCGATCCAGAAACCAACGAGTCGTTGTCAGTCCTGAGACTGTATTACCGGGATAAAGGCGGAACGTTGCGAAAATTGACACCAGATGATAAGTTGACTGATCGTAAACTTGGGAAACATCCTGATAATAAAAATCAAAAAGTATGGCTTGCCAGCGATCCTTCCATTGGAGATATTGGAGAGCTAGGATCAGAATGGCGATTATGGACGACGAGGGGCGCTAGAGACCCGGAAGTTAAGAATATTGTAGATGATGTTTTCACAGAGAATCAGGATGCGCTTCTCGCAGTTATGAGCGATCTGATTTATGGCTCATATCCTGATCCAGACCCATCCAGGGCTAACGACAAAAGCCAGCCAGGCGTTAGAAGTAGTAAGCGTATTTTTGATTGGATTGCCAGCGAAGTCCGTAGGACCAAGCTGGACAAGGCAGATATTGCTCATCGCGGTTTGGAATATGGAACAGGGGAGGGTAGGTCGCAAGAGATTGGAGAAGCAGGCGGGTTGCATGGAGCAGACATTCTTATTCGAGAAGAGGAGATGAATGCGGCCCTGGATACGTTGTCTAATCCAGATTCGTCTTTGGGGCAGGTAGCGTCAGCCGCGAAAGTTATGGATCAACTGGGCGAGCAGATACCGGATGATGTTATTGGTTCTCTAGAAGGGAACTTTGGCAAAGGACAGGTGGAAAAGCTTCTTCTTGGATTGACTAAGATTTCAGATAAAGATTCGGGAAAAAGCACTATTGAAGTAATGCAGCAACCCGTCTATCAGATGCTTGGCAATATCAGCGCATTGGCTCAAGAAGTTTCTGATATGATGAGAGTCATAGCTCCTCGCAAGATGCAATATGATCAAGCCCTGGGGCGTCCCAAGGCAGAGGACGGGTTCTTTCGGCTTCATGCTCGCGCCGACTTGATGGAGGCAGCCAATGACTTCTCTATCAATATGGCTGAGCAATTGCTGGGTTCCGATCCCGCCAGAGTCAAGCACATCCTGGATATCATTGAGAAGGCAAGAAAAAAGAAGAGCGATGCTTTTAAGGTGACGCATCCAGATATGCCCAGGCTCTCATTGGAGTTTACGGGATTCAAGCCTGGAGAGGGATTTGACCCACAAGACTTAACGGTTGGCAACTATTCCACGCTATTGTCATACGGCCCTGGACTTACGGAGTTTATCAGAAACTATATTGATAGCAAAGATCAGTCTATTCGGCTCATGCGACAGGGATCGCCTGTCTCAGACGTTGCTGCACAAACAGGTCTGAGCATACCGGAGGTTGAGAGAACCGCAGAGATGGGGCCGCAGTTAATTCGCCAGTTACAAAGCCAGGCGTTCGCCCAGGGCGATATGGGCAAGCCCACATCGTTGTCAACCAATATGTCTTTCTGGACGCCAGATATTGTACCGTCCGTGGTATCGGTTATGGTCAAAGACGCTATCGATAATGGAGACAATCGCAAATATCCGCCCGAAACCAGGCGGGCAATGATGAATATGTTTGGAACCTTGGGAGGGTATAAAGACCCGGCTACAGCCAATTTCTATGGACAAGGATTTTCGGAAAATGCTATTTGGGGAGAGGGGGCAGGTGTTCGCAATTATCAGCTGTATCTCAAGGTTATGGCTGAGATCATGGGTGATTTGCCGGACCAGTCCGGTAAGCCCAGAAAAAAACAGATTGACCCAGAAGGATGGGATCGCATGCTTCAATCGCCTGCCCCCAGCCGACAGCTGGGAGACTGGGGCGCGATGCCTAGTTGGGGAGACGACCCAGAGAAGTTCTGGCGTGAATTGTCTACCAATATAATGAACATTCGCAAGCATGCTGGTCGGCAGATTCAGAAGATTTCCCAGGTTCGTGATCGCATGAAGTCGCTGCATCATTCTCAGAGTAGCGTTAGTTATTTGAACTACATGATAAAGAATGTAGCGGATCAAGCGTCGGCTGAGATACGGTCGATCATTCAAATATATGCCAATTGATGTTCCGAAAATACTGGTCACATGTTGTAATCGCAAATGTCGGTATACAACAAAAGAACCGGCTCTGGAAATTAATTTCTTGGAACACAAGATTTTGTTCATTTGCCCAGAATGTTCGATGGAATGCGAATTGTATTTGCAGGCTCCTGCGCCTCGTCTTCCCAGAACGCGGACTCAGTAAATGTATTTCGTTGTCAATAGAACCAAGAAAGCAGTTGAAATAGCTGACATGAATCTCGTTATTGCTCCCAGGCGCGGCGTTGATCTGGAAACGTTGCGTTCCAAGGACAAAGTCGCTAAATCCCAAGACCTTCGCAGGCTGCTCAGGTGCGGTATGCTTGAATTGCGCAGCCCATCCAAGGGGAAAAAGAAGAAAACCGAAGCCGCATCTGCATCGAGCGTAGAGCTCAAAGAAATCAAAGATGAGATGAAGGAGCTGAAGGAGGCCATCAAGTCCCTAGGCTCTGGTAACAGCAGCCCAGAATTAACAGCTGTCTTGGCTCAGTTAGTATCAACCATGCAAAACCCGCCTGCACAAACCATCATTAAGGAGATTCATCATGCGGCCGGGTCCGCTGGTCCTGATATGGTTGATGACACGCCTGATTTGGATGAGGAAACATTGACAAACATTCACGCCAGGGCGGTTGAAAAGATGGTTCGGAATACAGAGGGTAAGGTCAATTACAAAGAGCAGAAAATCCAAGATTCTGCGTCCGCCAGAGCCGATGAGCTGGATGGACTTCTCGACTGATGTCGATAATATAGTGTTCAATAATTTATCTGAGAATCCCACACCCTTGCGGTGGGGTACTTCAAGAGGATAGCGTTATGTCTAGAGTGATTTCGCTCGACCCTGGGACAATGTTTTTTCAAGTTGCGGAAGAAGACGCTTCTGGTAACATCAATATCAAGGTAACTCGCAATGCATTTGTTGAGCTACCAGACTCGGAAGATGTTGAGGATATTTTGAAGCAGAATGATTGGCAATACGTAAAAGATGGAAAGCATTATTATGTGATCGGAGAGGACAGCCTGCGCGTTGCCAATATGTTTCCAGGTAAGGTGGAGCTGCGTCGTCCCATGCAGGACGGAGTTCTGAATAAGAATGAAGATATGAAAATGTTGATCCTTGCAGAAATGATCAAAAGCTCTATTGGGCAGGCTCCCGACAAATCATCTATTGTTTGCACATGCGTATCATCTCCGTCCGTAGACGATTCTCAGGATAGCACATTTCACAAGAGCCGTCTCAGCGGCATGATCAAGCAGCTGGGATATAATGTTAAGGTCATTGAAGAGGGGCACGCTGTTATCCTGTCAGAGCGCCCTTCTATGATAGAGGTTGTAGATGGAAAAACAGTAGAGTCCCCGTATAGCGGACTTGGCCTCAGCTACGGGGCTGGGAGGACGAATTGCGTATTAGCATACAAGGGGCTCCAGGTTGTGGGAGCCTCTTGCGCTCGTGGAGGGGACTGGCTAGATCAAAAGGTATCAGAAGCAACAGGCGTTCCCCAGTCCCAGGTTACTCGCAAAAAAGAGACAGAGTTGGACTTCAATAATATCGATTGGAATGATGATGTCATTTATGCGCTGAATGCCTATTATTCTTCTTTGTTAGAGTTCGTATTCTCGAAGTTCGCCCAGCAATTTTCAAAGGTTAAGAGCCAATTTGAATCGCCTTTGCCGGTCGTGGTGGCTGGCGGAACCTCAATGCCCAAAGGGTTCTGCGATAAACTTTCGGAAGTAGTAAGTGGACTCGAACTGCCCTTCGAGATCAGAGATGTGACTCATGCGAGCGATCCTCGCAATGCGGTGGTCAAGGGCTGCCTGACCTGGGCGCTTATGGCGCACCGCAAGATGAAGAAAGAGAAAGGCGATGATATTACTCAGGCATTGGAGTGATAATTTAGATGGGATATTGCACGTCCACGGAGGTTGAGGCGATCCTGGCCCAGGCGTTAACGAGCGCAACAACGGCTACTCTGGAGAGCAGGGGCAATCTTCTCCAAGTAGGCAAGGTGTTGGACAAGAACCTCGTTCCAACGAGCTTACTCGATCAATACATTCAGTTTTCGGGGCAGGTTATTGATGCGACGCTGAGTCATCAATACAAGACTCCCCTGTGCGAGCTAGCGGACTTTGAGGGTATTCTACAAACCGATATTGCGGACTATAATGCATTCATCATTTTGGAGAAGAACTGTCCGCTGACACCTGGGGATCATATTATCCTCACGGACGGCGTCAATGAAGAGCGTCATGTGATTGAAGAGATTGTTGCCGAGGGCATTTATAGCACGGTAGACCCGATCTCTATGATCTTTGATGCAGGGACGCGGGTGCTGAGAGTTAAGTTCCCCGACCCGATTCCTTTGATTTGCGCGAGGATGTCTGCCGGGGATATCTATGACAAGTTTTTAATGTCTCAGCAGTCGCCTGATAAGTCAGAATATGGAAAGCATCTGAGAAAATTGGCGCATCGAGATTTGAACAATGTTCTCAGGGGGATCACGGTTCTGCATGGACATCATCGTATTGGTCGTCGCCTTTATGACTCGAATATTCCTGCGCAGTATGACATTGAGAAGGGCGCGGATGTCAGCAAAGAAGTCGATGATGTCACATAAGGAGTCCTGTCATGCCTGAAATGGAAGGGTTTGATGCTATCCATAAGTTTATTGAACAGCTCAATCGCCTCTCTCGCACTTCGAATATCACGATGGAAGAAGGCAAGATCAGGGGACAGGGTGTTGGGACGAAAGAGAACTTAGTCCAGAAGAGAGTCTCGGAAACAGCAGAGGAAGCAGATTTTGAGAATCGTTACACCGAGTCAAGGCTTGAAGGCGAGGGCAAGATGAGAATGTCAGAAGATGAAGTCAATAGGGTTATTAACAGAGCATTCGAAGATGTCTTGGAGCAGTTTTTCAAGTAATGGAAGAGATTCTAGACAGCGTGAGGCGAATTGTTCGCCGTTGGACGACAACAGCAACTACGCTGACATCGGATGCTGCTCCAGGGGATAGTATTCTCTCGGTTGCCTCCAGCAACCGCTTCCAGGTTGGCGATGAAGTACTGATCCACGATCCTCTACAATATGAAGTAGGGTTTTTTGTAGACGAAATTGTGGACGATACACATATCAGATTATCGAATCCTATCTTGTATGATTGGACAGTGGATCAGAACTCCGTCTTAGAAAAGGCGATCAATCAGATGATCGTCAACGGCATCTACATTGGCGATCCTGAAGTCATTCCCATGTACCCTGCGATCACGGTCAACGGGATCAGCAAATCCTCGGAATGGTTGACGCTAGAAAGCGTGACCGAGCGATATGAGTTGGAAATCAACGTTTTTGTGTTGGAGTCGACGCATGAGGACGGTTATCGTTTTCTGCTCAAGATGGTGGACTCCATTCAGCATGGATTGAAGCGCAATATCTATCCTTTGGTCAATGATTTTAGCACCACGACCTTGATTGCGGATGCCAGGGCGGGAGATACATTTATTAAGGTTAAGGATTCCAGTATTTTTGTGGACAAAACAAGAGACGAAGGCACTTTTCCCAAAGATAGCTTCTTGCGTCTCTTTATTGAAGATCAGTTCAAGAATCAGGAATTGATCGTTAGAAGCGTCATCGACGAGACAACGATTGAGGTAGGCGATTTTATTTGTCAGGATTATGATGATAACGATACGATTTTGATTCAGCCCAAGCGTTTCATTTATAATTCATGGCCAGAGAGCATCACATACGGCAAGATTCACAAGGGAAGCCTCTTGCAGGCGGCTACAATCAGGTGGTTTGCCCAGGAAGAGGAATTGCAGGAGTTCAGGTTCCAAGACACACATTTGCGATGAAAACACTATGAAGATTCTCACTATTGGTTCTTGTCCATATCTTCTCACCAACTTGGGCCGCCTTAACGCTAATATTCTAGAGCATTTGACAGTGGCTCATGAGGTTGCTTCTGCTGTTTGGCACCACGATGATGCCTACTTTATGCCTGGCGAGGATGGGCGATATATTCACGACCATACTGGGGTTGAGCTGTTCCCCTTCCAAAATGCACCTGAGATTGGCACAGCTCAGGTCTACGATATCATCCAGAAGTATGAGCCGGAAGTTGTCATAACGATAGGAGATTATCATGAAGTCGCCTTCCTCCACCTGATCAAAGAGTTCCTACCAGATGCTTTCAAATGGGTGGCTGTTGTGGTATCTGCGGCAACTCCTGTTAACGAACAGTATTACAAGTTTCTGTCATCTATTGATGTGGCAATTTTGACCAATCATCAGAATATTAACACTTTTCAAATGCTGGGAATTGAATCATCCGTTCATTCGGTTGGTATAGAGAGGCTATATTCCCGTCCCTCTCAGGAAGCGGAGGATTTTCGAGTTCTTTGCGTGGGCAAGAACGCACATATCAGCAATATTGCGATGTTCATGGCGGCTTTATCTGGTGTCAAAGATGAAATTCACGGCTATTTGCATACCAATCTGCATGACCCTGGGGATTATGACATTGATCTGTTATGTCGTCGGTATGTCCTGGAGGGGCGGCTAGAGTTGCCTCAAACATATTCATCTATCAAACAAGGACTGTCACCGGAGGAATTGAATAGATTGTATGGACGTTTTCAAGTTGTTGTGGACTGCTCGTTACGGTCGGCAACGGCAATGAGTGTTTTGGAGGCGATGGCAACTGGTTGCGTGCCTATCGTCAACCGCTGCGGGGCGTTGGCTGAGGTAGCTGACGCTTTTGAGATGAGCCGTTTGGAAAGCGAGCCTTTTATTTCCGAACGAGAAGAAGAACTGTGGATACCTTCTCTGCATGGGTTGGTTCGCGAGCTAGAATGGCTTTATTTTTTGTGGAAGGAGAATAGAGGCTTATTCCAGAAACGAAAGGAGTTGGCAGAGAATATTGCTAAAAGATTTGATAGGAAGGACTTTGTAAGAGAAGTAGAACAAGTAATAAATCAGGTGACCAAAAGAAATAACCCTATTTTGAGTGTTGAGAAAATCTAGGGTTTCCAAGGTCGAAAAAAGGAGGAGTCGTACTCCTTCGGAATAAGAAAGAAAGACACTCCAGTTAAGGAGACAGTGAAATGGCGGTTATTTCTGGCTCTGACTATTTGACCATAACGGTCCAGTACGGCGAAGCTCGCAAAAAGAGGCTGTCAGGCAAAAACGATCTTTTTGATGCGGTCTACACCGTAGTTACCCTTCAGGCGATTGTTCCAGAGGTTGATCTGCTGCAAGAGTTTTGGCAGTCATACCTTGTGAATACAGACCTTCTGGAAAGTTCCACTCTGCTCTTGGGCGCTATTCGAGCATTGCAGGAACACGTTCTGAGAGAGGGGGATTTTTCAAAAGTAGACAACTACCTCGATGATCAGGGTCTCACGGTCAACAATGACTTTGCGGCATTGTCAGCGGATGCAGGGTTCCCCATCGATTCGTCTAACATTGATAGCTAATAATTCCCATAGTTTGAACTGGCTGTGGTAAAGAATAAATAGATAAGAAAAATGGAGTAAGATACAAATGGCGACCCCTCCTGCATTTATGGGATACGTGGGCTTCGTAAAGATTGCGGGCGCGGTTGTTCGCGCCAGGTCCGCCGACCTCCGTTTGAGCCAAGAAGTTACCAAGCCAGATGTTGTTGACGGCAGCTTCGACCGAACCGTCTATCAGCTGGGTCCGAAGATCGTTGGCGGCTCGGTCGAATTTCCGGCGGTTATGGCTGACGTTGCGAACGACCCTACATCCACGCTTGCTGACTTGGCGATTACGCGACAAGGTCTTGAGGCCCGTCTCAAGAAAACCAGTATTCAGGTTAAGTATACTACCAGTAATGCGCAATTTCTTTACACCAACTGCATCATTAATACCTTCCGCTTCGCCGTAGCCCAGTCAGATGTGGTGAGCATTACGGCAGAAGTTCTTGGCGAGGATCGTATTCCGGCCTCGCTGACTACGCCCAATTTGATTAACTCTCGTATCGTTACCTGGAATGACGCCGTTGTCACCCTAACCACCGAGGGCGGCGTTGTTAAGGGCGAATACGTCCGATCCTTCGATGCAACAATTAACAACAATGCTGAGCGTTACTACACTTTGAATGGCAAACTGGCTCCGCAAGATATCCAGGCGCGTAAGCGCGATGTGGATGGAACCGTCGTTATACTAGGCCGTCACCCCACGCTCGGCGAAGACGCCCTGGACAACGAACAGCGTTGCCGCAATACAGGCCAGATTGTCTTTGGTTATGATCTCATTCGAGAGAACTGCGCAGGCGTTTTTAAGGTCACGCTGCCTAATATCGTATTCGAGATTGAAGAAATCTCTCTAACGAACGATATTTTTGAAACAACTGTCACCTGGCATGCCTTCCCAAATAGCAATATCAACCTTGAAAACATTGTGGTTGATACTGGCACCTAATTCGTCTAGCCCTCCTAAATTCTCTATAGAATAACACAGCCCTCAGGGGCTGTGTTATATCTTCCTTAATCCGTTGCAGGGTGTCTCTCCAATATGTCGATTCACATTATGGGCTTTTTGATAAGGAGAAAAGCATGTCAGACGAACTAGGGCTAGCTCTTTTCAGCGAGAAAGAGGACGTTGTAGGCGTTCCGCTTTACTATCAGATCAAGAAAAACAAGCACGGTATATCTCGTATTGTAATCTTGGATAATAATAAGGCGGAAGAGTTGATGTCCAAGAATGACAACGAGGCGGATGTCAAGGTATTAAACACCAAGTGGCGGCAAGCACGCTGGGGAGACCAGAATACGTTAGTGAAGCAATGCCAGAAGATCAATGCAGCTACGGGGGCGACAGAGGTTGATTGGACTAAATTCAGAGATATGCGGATCAAGCAACTACTGGTAGATTGGGATATTACGATGCATGGCAAGAAGGTGGATGTCACGGTTGATGCTATCGATAAGCTGCCTGCGGAACTGGTTTTGGGGCTGTATGAGAGATATGATGCGGCGACATCATTCGATGAAGCTGAAATGGAAAAATAATCAGGGCGGTATCGGATGTCGCGCGAGGAAGAAGTCCAATCAAGCCTGTGCCGCCCGAAGTCATAGAGTTCTATTTAGCGCGAGAGTTTCGCTGGACACTAGACCATATACGGAGCATGAAACAGAAGGATGTGGATATTTTGCTGACCATGATAGGTATCTACAACAAGACCTCTAAACAAAGTATACCAGATCAATAGGAGATGAATGATGGAAGGTTTGTTTATCAATCCAGAAGACGAAGTATCGGTAGAGGTGTTTGTGTCCCATGATAACACAGGCAATCTGCTGACGCATTATACGAGAGAAGCATTGGTCGAAGAGCATGACGTTGACCCGGCATTGGTGGAGATGCATACGTTCGTATTCAGGCGTCCCTCTTTCAAAGATGCTGTCAATGCTGTGGGAGATATGGCGACGAAGGATGGCATTAGCTTGTCTTTTAATCCTCTGGCCATAAGGTTTGCAAGAATCAAGAGCTTACTTAAGGATTGGTCCCTAAAAGACGGAGAAGGAAACAAGGTTCCCGTCACTGAACAGAATATAGAAAAACTCAATCCTGTGCTTGCTGATATGGTTGGAACACGACTGGACGATATGATCGGGCAGTTCTAGGATATAGCATACATATCGAAGGCGAATCTGTCTATTGAGAAATATCCGTGGCTGATCCCATTACCTTACCCGACAATTTAGAGTCTAGAATTAAAATGGTCTTCGAGACTCAGGGTCTCGAAGCTGCTACTTCTCAGGTCAATAAAGTTAACGCTATGGTGCGCGAGCAATGGAAGTTGCTCGATGATGATGAGAAGAAGTGGGAAAAGCTACAGAATGTCGTCAATGCATCCGTAAGCAGGATAAAGGGCAATATTGATCAGCTCAATGCGAGCTGGCAGAATACGCAGAAGAAATTCCTGGATGGACTCAATAAGATCAACTCCCAGACAGGCGCTCTGACCAAAAGCTTCTTGGGCCTGGTCGCTGGCGGAGCTGGTTTTACGAATATCATGAAAACCTCTCTGACGACGCTAGGCAAATATAACGATGCCCTGTCAGCCGCCTCCGGTCATTTTCGCAAGTATGGTATGGGGATGGCGGAAGTCGAGGCTCGCGCCAAGGGATTGAGCCGCGCTCTGCACTTGACAAGAATGGAAGTTTTGGAGTTCTTCCAGGCTTATGAACAGGGTTTCCGCGCTTTCTCTGGCAAAGAATTCGAGAATTTGATGACAAACATTCAGCGAGCGATTGGGCTGAATGTCAAAGAACAAGGGGCTATGCTCAAACAGCTCGGCTCCCTGGTTCAGAAAGTCCCTGAATTAGAACAAGCCATCACCAGTCTCGATACGGCTAGTCGCAAGCGAGTGGATGGCATGGTCCGCATGATGTTCACAATGGGCGAAATTAATGCGTCTGAATATAAGGCATATCAAACTTACATTCGAAACAATCGCGTTATTACAGCGGAAGAAAAGGCCAGGAATGCCGAGATCAAGAATCAGCAAAGATCATTCCAAGAGATGCGTCAGCACTTGGAACGCTTTGCTTTGGCGTTTGGGCGGTCCCTGATGCCAGTTGTTCAGAAGTTTACTGCTTGGCTCGATGATAATTCAGACAAGGTAGCTAGATTCTTCGGCAAGATGTCGAGCCTGATACAGTCCGCAATATCAGGATGGGATAAATGGAAAAATGTCATCTTGGCTGTTGGCACAGCGCTATTGGCGTTGAAAGCTGGCGCGATGATTATACGGCCCATTATGGGCGCAATGGCGTTTATCGGGGCTTCTGGCGCTATCGCTCGCGCAGGCGGACTGGCGGCAGGGGCGGCCGGGGCCGCCGGTGGTGGCGCTGGTTGGATGAATCTCGGCGCAGTAGGCATGATGGGAAAGAAAGGCACCAGATGGAGTGGAACTAAGCTTGCTGGCGGCGCGTTGGCCAGAGGCGGGGGACTGGCAGTTGGCTCTTTGCTCGCTGGCAGCGTAGCTTCATCTATGAAAGAATCTGGCATGACACGATCTGGGTCGGCTGTCGGATTGGGCGGCAATCTTCTGGGGGTAGGTAGCGGCATGATGATGGGATCAATGTTTGGTCCTATTGGCACGGCAATTGGAGGAATCGTCGGCGGACTCGTTCAGATTCCGTCGATCATCGATAACATCTCTGGATTGCTGGGAAATTCTACTGATGAAATGCGCAAGCAGGTGGAGGCCCAGAAAAAAGTATCCAGAGAAATACAAACCATGATGGATGACTTCCGTCAGTCTGAGTCTGTCAATGACCTGGTAGAAGCTGATATTGACAAGCGACAACAAATGCAGCGCATTGAGCAAGGGCGTCAAGCCGGACTCAAGACAGCTTTCGACCCACAGGCATTCTCGGATGTTAGGAAAAAAGCCTTAAGCAGCGATGCTGGACTGTCTAAGGCGATTGAGCAGCAAGAAGAGTACCTCAAGAACCAGGAGCTGTTATCTTATAGCTTTGCGGGTCGAGAACTGACATTTGGGTTTGATGAACGCAGTATATCTGAGTTGGGAAAAGAAGCTATAAGAGTCAAGAATCTTAGGGATAGCATATCTGCTAAGCTCAGCGAGCTGGGCGACGGTGGAGACCAGAAGGCTATATCTCAGCACAAAGCAGACCTTAATGCGTTGGACAAGATTCTCGGCAAGATGACAACTGCCATCTCCAGTTACAAAGATAATCACAAGAAGGTGCAGCAGGACTTCGAGAGAGCTTCCGGTATCAGTATCGAAGCCATGAAAGAAGAAAACGATGTCTTGACCTCACAGTTCCAGACAGCGGTTATGGCGCGCCAGCAGAGGGCAAAATATGCCCAGGCCGAAGCCTCTTTGACCCAGGCGCAGATTGGGTTGTTCAAAGAGCGGCTAGAGTTACTTAGCATGACTGGTAATGTTAGTCAAGACAACTTGGTTCAATCGTATGAGAAAATTACTGCTGACCTTGACCGGCAGGTTTCATTTGAGAAAGAACGCTTGGATATACTGAGGCAGGATTTGGCTATTTTCCAGGATTCTTCCAAATGGACAGAAGAAGAAAGGAAAATGCAAAAGGAGACTAACTTTATGACAATTCAAGAACGCAAGGTTCTTGAAGATATCAATAACATAGAAGCAAGCATTGTGTCTAAAACAAAGATTAAAGCGCAACTGGCCATAGAGGTAGGCAATGCATATAAGCATCAGCTGGGCTTGTTATCTCAACAGTCATCTCTGGTTAAAGGGCTGATTGACCTGATGGATAATTTTGCCATCGGAGTAGGCGCTAGTGCAGAGATGAGAGTCCAAGCGGTCGGCGCTATTGAACGAGAAGTGCAGACCATGCAACAGCAGAGTGAGTTGCAGAAGCGCATGATTGCGACAGCCGAGAAAGACTTCAATAATCTCGTTAAGCGCAATGATGTAAGTGCCAAGGGTATTAAGGACAGAGAGAACGCAGAGCATCGTTTGCTTAACCTGCGTGAGCAACAGGTCAAAACGGAAGTTGATATCATCAATAAGAAGAAAGAACAGGCTCAGCTGACTAGACAACTTAGGGATGGATGGATCAGCGCAATGGGCGCGATGAATACTGGCGCTGGCATGTTCACCAAGATTGTTATTGATCAACAGAAGAATCTTGAATCGGCCCTTCAGATGGGCGCTGTCGTGTCTAGCGTCAGCGGCTCTCTGAAGGGGGGTTATACCAAGGGCGATCAATTCTCGGCGCAAGCTCCCGGCGTTATTGATAAAGCGCAGGGCGGAGTTCGTGGGGGTACTTATGCCTACGAAACAACTCTGGGGAACGATCCGTATGATGTAGAGGATACGATGAGACAGGGCTTGTACGGAGATGCCGCATCAGCCATGAATCTGCAACTTGACCGTTGGAGGGGCAGAGGCAGGGGTAGCAGCATGGCCGGTTTGGCAGTGGCTCAGAATCCATATTATCAGGGGTCTTTTCTTGCTCAGAGAGGAAACTTCGTTGTCGGCTCTCATCGCGCTGTTGACGGTTTGGTGCCTGGTATGGGGATAAATGTTCAGACAGGTCGTTACGAGAAGCGAGACAACGAAGGCGGGACTAGCGCTGGCGCAGAGAGGCAGACGGTTGACATTCTTGATTCTGAAACAGTTATGAAAAAGAAGAGCATGGCAACCATGTTCCAGGATATTAGAAGAAAAGCTGGCGACGGCGAAGGATTCGATAGAGTTATTCGAGAGATCAAAAAGTCTAATGAATTCCTGGAGGACTTACTCCAGTGTTGCAAGACAGGTGGACAAGGGTCTGTCGCTACTACTAGCGCAGAGCATGTGAAGGCGTTGGCGACGGCAATGGCGGTGATACCGGCGCTGACGGAGGATGAGAAATCCGCTATTGATAGCACCAATCGAATTGAAGCAACAATAATAGAAAAAGTCAAGCAGGCATCATCCGATCAGTCCGTGGCTCCGGGGACTGGGATGGCAGGTAGAGATATTTCTGTTCCTGTCAGGCATAGTGCTTTGTCTGAAACTCTTGAGGCATTTAAGGAGCTTGGCAGAGAGTATGCAGGCAAAGAAACATTTAAGGATATTGGGGAAATTAAGAAATCTTTATCCGAAATGTCGGTTATAAAAGAGCATTTCTCATGGAGACTAGATAGAAGATCAGATGTCAAGGAAGATATTAAGGGGTTAGAGCCTGTCGCTGCCAAATTCAAATCTCAGGCAGACTTGTATGCTCTTAGAGAAAGAGATACGCAAAGAAGACTAGATGATGTGGAATCTTTCTCTGGGAAATTAAAATACGGCATTCTTGGATCGCAGCGTAGTGCCGCTGTGCTTAGGGAAGGCAGGGATGTTGAAAGAAGTCAGAAAGAATTACATCAAAAACATTTAGAAAAAGTTAATGATAGCTTGGGCATATTGTACAGAGAACTAGACTCATTATCTGGATCGGCAGGAGCATTAGTAGAAATAGAGGCCAGAGAGAAAGACCTCCGCAGAGCTTTGTCGAGAGAGCTGAATAAGGAAAGAGCGCAAGGTGTCAAGGACTTTGTATCGGATATGGTAGTCGCAGGCAATGGATTGATCAATGCATATAATCAGCAAAAAGATATTCTCAGTAGAAGAGCGCAAGCCGAAGATGACTTGGTTAGTGATTTAATGCAGTCCAGAAGAGATATGGAAATGTTTAGATCGCCAGGCACGATGAGTAGAGATGCTTTCAGGGTGGAGCAGGAGATGTCTCAAACGTTATCTGAATCTTCTCCTGCTGTTCAGCACAAATACGAAGCCGCCTTGGCTGCCAGAGAAGAGCGCAAAACCAAGGCTATGATCGAGCAAATGCATAAGCTTGATGAAATGATAGGAATGCATGCCAGGGGTAGCCAGGGAGGGCTGGACGCTGCTAATCTCGATCAGGCAGAGATCAATAATGCCAAGGTGAAAGAGTTGCTTGGAGAACGAGGGGCTATCAAGGCGGCTCTGGAGAAACGCGGAGCGCTTACGCCCTATCTCCGAGAAAAAGGCGTTCGTAGTTCAGAAAGAGCAGCATCGTCCGCTGGTCATCGCGCAGAACAAGACTTGGCCCTACGGGCATCTCAAGGGGACTTGGATGCCAGGAATACGCTATATGATCGTTGGGCCGCAAAAATATCTGACCCGACAGCGGAGATGTCCAATGTGCGGGAGCAACAGAAAATGTTGCGAGGAATGGCTGGTGGAACTCCTGAGCAAAGGGAAAGAGCGAATCGTCAGCTGGATATCCTGATGCACAAAGAAGGCGCTTTGTCCACCATGACTGTGCCGTCATCTCCAACGATTGTGCCAGGAGGGTTGTCCTCCACCGGCGGCGGAACAGTCGTTAATGTGCAAGTCGCTAGCCTTGATATTAGCCAACTCTCCAAGATTCCTAGTATGGTTATTAATGCAGTTGGACGCCAACGGAATGCTCTTCCATCCGGTAAGGAAATTTTACATGGCGGAACCGATGTAAACGGTATGTCCAATGGCATAGGCGGAACATTCTCAGGCGTCCACGCCAATGTATAGGTAAATTATGGCGACCTGCGATCCTGATGGATTCCCAGCGTTTAACCCATCCGATCTTGTCTCTCACGGCGTAATCTTCCCAAGTCTGATCCGGACACACCCCGCCGGGACTAGCGTTGCAGAGAGACCAGGACAAACTATCCTTACGCTCGATGACGGGACCATCCAAGAAACGCGAAAACTCCTGCCAGCACGATCTGTCCAGGTCGAAATGCTATTTCGCAAACCGTTCTCTGGCAGTAATCTAAGCCTGACACAATTCGGCAGACAAAGCGGCCGCGATATCGGCGGGCTGGGAATTCTTGGGGGAGGCACAGGGGCGCTTGGACTAACTTTCGCAGCGACTACGCTCATCGGAGGAGTTACCAGAAGCGTGTCCTCTTTCGTCTTCCATCTGGTAGACGGGGAAACCCTGATCAATTTTCCGATTCAACTAACGGCAGGAATGCTGGCCGATGCGGAAATAGAGCTAACAGGTTTCGTGATGACTGTCTTCGGGTTGTTCGATGATAAAGCAGACTTTACCGAGGAACAGCTGTCTCGGCTCGGGCTAAAAACCCCCTTTATAAGCGGCTTCCAGGGTCCAAGCGACCAGTTTGTGGGCGTTGTCACCCTTCCGCCAGGTAATCGTTTTGTCAGACTAGTCCGAGATACTCGCAAAGACCGCTATAGAGCAGATAGCGACGTAGCCGCTCCGCATGCCTTCTTCACGAATCCTGCTGCTTTCAATGATCTAACAGATAACAAGATATCATTTGACACATCAGGCTTGAAGGAAGGCGATACGCTGTATCTGACTGCGGCTCTTGTGTCAGAGCGGCATCTAAGACAAGCAGTAGATCACAGGGCGACGCTCTTTGAGGGCGCAAATCGAGTCGGCGTGACGCTGGAAACGGTTGCCCTGGGAGAGGTCCATAGCGGCGCTTGGAACTTCAGTATTCAGAAATGGCGCGTTCCCTGCGACCCCAGCAGCTCTGGGACTGTATCTATTTCGGATACTTTCGATACCAATGCGCCAGAGAATAACAATGATGCTTGTTCGACGGAAACGTGGGACTTCATCGAAGGCTGGAGGATTGCGGAGTCTGTGGCCAAGGAAGTCCCCGAGTTTTTTGCTGCTGATAGCAGGGGCATCGTCAAGGTCACGCCGTCAGGTTCGCAGATACTATTTCCCAGAGGGAGTATCAATGATCAGCCCTGGTTCGATGCTTTTTTGAATGATAGTGGATACGGCAACCGGACAATTGCCAACAGTAGTAATGAGATCGACTTTGCGGGTGCGCTGTTCGATGTTAGCGAGCATGTGAACTCTCTGCTGTTTGATCAGCAAAAGATTCCATACCAAAGAGATTTCGCATTGGCGCTCCAATCGGTCAGCAAATTCGATCCAGATATCACAGGCACGGGTATCGGTATCATCAGCCTAGACCTGGTAAATAATGGCGTCACTGTAGAGGTTGACAAGGCAGACCTATCAACCTCCGCGTTTCAGCCATCGGGGCAGAAGTCCATCTTCCCATCTGGATATTCAACGACACAATGCGGAGGATTTAATGCTGCCGAAGTTGTCGATCCACGGAGTCAGGTAGGATCAAATATCATCAACATTCTTGGGTATGGAGAGCCTCCCGACTTGTTCTCTGATTGGATATTCCGGACTCCGTTTATAGATGGAACATATGGGCGCAAAACTAGGGTATATTTCGAACGGCACACAGAAGACGTTGCGATTATATCCAAAGAGACTGATCGCGTATTCGTCAGCACCATTCCCTCTATTGACTCCAGCATCTCAGTCGATACGAACCTGAAACATAGAAAAGCATTCGCATCGTTCGATGATCCAGGTTTCGCATCTCTGGCTTTTCATCACCTGGACGAAGGCTCTACCAATAAGAAATTGGATGAACTCGAGATTGATACCACCAAGAATCATAATCGTGGGCAATTCGACCATAACGAGTTTCGATACGTAGGATATGGCCCGCTGCTGGCCGGAGACCCGTCCACCTATTCAAATGGCATTGCGATATCCAGAGAGTGGCTGGAAATATGCGAAGAACGTATCAGTCCCGCTGATTTGTTCAAGGATGTGAACTTATCTTTCAGCGTTGAAACCGAGGGAAATATCACCGTCAACCTGGACAGAGACAAAGCTTATAGGCAGATCGTCGTTGAATATAACTCTGGTTTTGGTTTTGCAAATCTGACAGATGTAGGGCATTTGATATCCTTTGAGTTCGAAGGAAGCGGTCAGGTGATCTCAAACATTGCCATTCCACTCCGACGAGGCACCGTCCCCGCCCCTGTCGTGTCGGGCAATATTGCTGAGGTTGCGGCGTCTGCCGTGTCTGCCGCGACTCAGGTCGTTGGCGTATTGGCGAAAAATGTGACTGGAGAATTCGCGATCTCGGTGGATGCCAGATATTACTCAGGGACAAGGTTAAGGATCAGGGGGGATGCTCTGTCTCATGTGCAGGTTCTTCGCATATCGGCTACGGAGTCTCCCAAGACGGCTATTGAACCCTTGCTGGTGGCTGGCAGGCAGACATCGACGATCATCGATGATTTGATGCAGATATTCGTGTTCTATACAGATGATAACTCAAATAACATTTCCTGCGCCATGTCTCCGGACTTGGGTCATAGTTGGATCAGGCATACAGATATTATTCGACTCAAGAAAGGGGAGAGAGCAGACACGCCATATATAATCAAGAACAAGGACAGGACCAGATTCCATCTTCTTTACCGTCTCAATGATACATTTTTGATGATGAAGAAACTGAATCCCCATTGGTTCGTCTGCCAAGACTCTGATGTCGAGTACGAGTCTCCAACTGAGCTGAATGATACCACAGATGATTTGCTGGGATTAGAAAAATATGAACCAGGGGGACAGCAGATTCGACTGGAACCCAGTTATTTTGTGTGCGGTGACAAAAACGATACGTTTTTTGAGAAAGAGTCCGAGATTACTGCAAAGAGAATTAAAAACGATCTGGCTCCTAGGTTTGTTATGTCTGGCGATCCTGATACGCTGACAGATTCTTTTGTGGACGCCAGTTATGCGGCATTTACAGATGGCATCGGCAATTTTCGTCTTTTCTATGTGCTGAATGATGGCAAGTTTTACATGAAGGTCAGCCCCGATGGGTTGGAATGGATTCCCCAGGTATCGGGCGTGACGTTGCATCGGAACTTCACAGACGAGGTAGATGAAGATACCTCTACTGAAATTAAAAACATACAAGTTATCTTTGACGAGAAGGGAGACAAGGTATATACATTGTACTTTAATCAAGGCAGCCTCTTCCTTCGCGTATTTGATGGACTAAAACTATATAGCCGCAATGGATCGCCTGATGCTTCTAGCAATATTGGGCCTATTGCCCAGAACGTCGTCGATCACCTGTCCATAGATGCACAATCCGCAAATAAGCCGATCTTTTTAGTGGGGCAGATGGAATCGAAGCTGGCCGAGAGAATCAAACAAGAGCGCACCGGAAATCTGACTACCCCCGATCCTAATAATCCCCTGGAAGTGCTTGTCTCTTATCAGTATCCCATAGACATCATTGATACATTTGACGCTAATTTTGCTGTTGAAGAAGCCGTCAAACCAGCGGGGTGGTTTACGGCCAAAGGCTTTGCCAGAGTTCTCTATAAATCCACCGATGATGTCTTGTTTGGACTGACGATCAATGGGGACGCTCCAAAATTGGATGCGCATTTAAGAATCTAGAATGGCCAATCAGAATATTAACAACATCCCAAAAGATAAGCCAAAAACTGGAGCAGTCCAGAGCGGTGTGGTTGATCTCGTTTGTTGGATCAATAGGCGGTCTCCATTTACAGAACAACAAAGCATTGACGACGCCATCATTCTGAACACAGAAACGACCAAGCACTATAAAGATAGCGTTCGTAATCATTTTGATACCGTTCCAACAGATGAGGGCATCTTTATTAAGCCGCGCATCAATTACCGCCACGTATTCATCAAGGGATTTGACCAAAGCGAATTGCGGCCAGATAAGAGCGCATTCCTGAACGGACAAGAGCCAGTCTATAAAGATGAACAAACATTTATGATTGTCCCTAATCAGTTCCTCGACAAGGTTCTGAATCCTTCGGAATATAACACAACCAGCCCAGAATCGATCAAGGATTGTCGCACTTCTGCGAGATGGACTTACGACTCTGTGGCTAAGAGCCAAAGCGAACGCGATATCACTGATACGCCAGAATCCGATATTCAGATGCCTTCTCAACTCGCCGGTCGTGCCTGCAATGGAGCTGGCGTGCATTGGCGATTGTTCAAGGAAAAGCCGCTGTTTCGCGGGGAGGACTTCTTTGTAGAGTTCAGGAGACAGGCGTTCTCTCAGGACATTCCACAGCCCTCGGCAGGGGATAACATTGAGTTCAAAGATATCGCCCTGGGCAATGCCTCCCTGGATGTTCGCAGCAAGGCTCGTCGAAATATTGAGACGCCGCTCCAGATCAAGAATTTTCCTCTGAATTATGGCGTTGTTGACTACGATACGGACGGAAATGCGCAGAACCGATTAGCTTTCGATCTTGTGACTCAGCCATATTACTTGATACAGTTCGGTTATGGCTCTCCTGATCATCATTACGTGTTGATGCTAGTTGGCAATCAGCCTCCCAAAATTGTGAGGATTGAGAACGATATATCATGGCCGATATCCACCTTTAACATTCAGAATCAATTTACGGGACAATCTGGGGGACAATCATTGACTGCGGCATCTATGATGGCCAGCGACTGGATGAGGATTACGGTTCGTAATCACCTTGGTCGTCTGGTGATCGGTTTCGAGGGGCCAGGCTACAAGACGAATCCCTGGATCGTAGAGCGCAAGGACTTGATCGAAAAGAATGGCGTGCTGGGAAATGAGGCGAAGATCATGCTGGTAGATAATGCCTACTTACAGATTTGGGGAGGGAATCTCAAGTCGTCGTTCTTGTTTGGACCTTTGCAATACGGAGATCAGGAGGTTGATGGGACGCACAAGGATAGCTTGACGCTGATCTTGCCAGAAAAGAAGCCAGACCCCAAGGTTGCGTCTCAGGTGGCGGGAATATCAACGGATATTTCGGCTGGTGTTTTGGCCGCGTTTGGAGGCGCAGGAGGGGCAATCGCCAGCAAAGCCCTGCAAACATCTAAATCATCTATCCAGAAGGCCGTAACCCAAAGCCCCGACCCTGACAAGTATTGTCTTTGGGAAAATGGTTCTCAATTTATACGCTTACGAGCCTCGGAATTCAAAGCAGACTCATTTGTCGAGTCGCTAACCAGGAATGCCAGAGTTCGCGGATTGCCAGGCGAGCCTTCTATCAGCAAGATCGGGGATAAAGGGCCATTTTCTGGTGATGCACAGATCATTCGAGAAGCATCTTTGGCCGGTAAACTACCAGAAGAACGCGCAGACTTTTTGTACGGGTTGCCCATCAAGCAGACGACTTCTGGCAAAGAGTCCAGGATAGAAGTGGACTTCGTAGATGTCGAAAATGACACTTCTGGCCAGTCAGTGATGTTCCGCACGAAAATATTTATGAAGGCTGGGGATCATAATTTTGAGGGTTGGACGCTCAAGAGTTGCAAAACTCCTGTTTTGCCCCTGTTTCGACTGGTGAATCGTCTGACTGAGCAGAAACCGAGATGGGAGGTAGGAGGCTTCGAGTGCAGCGAACATGTGATGCATTTCTCGGAATCTTGGTCAGCTGATGCTTATCGGAATATTGAACATACAGGTAATATCAAGTTCCTGTTGCATCTGGGTGCAGAATATGACAACAATAGAACTATCGATCTTTTGAGGATCAAAAACAAGGCTTTCTATATCGAAGTTTTTGCAGGGTATAGGCAGGGCGGTAATCCTGGATTGTTTGTTTCTCAGCAGACTTGCAACTATTCAGGGATACCAGGGTTCTACAAGCTGTTCACTGGCGTATGTTATGGAGGCACGTTGGAGGTGGAGGCAGGGCAAAGGTTTTTGTCCTGTCAGATACAGGACTATTCTCAGGTTCTTAAGGATCAGAGACTGTTCAATAGTCCCTTCTTCGATGGCGTTCGAGACTTTAATGCTGTTCACCATCTTCTTGAGTTGGCAGGGTTTCGATCCGTAGAAGCGGAAGACCCTGGATTTATTCTGAGGAAATGGGCACTGGATGAATCAAATACAGAAACGCACACGATAGCTGGCATTGATGGCCGAGTTAGTCGTTCGCAATTGTATGTATTGCCTGCGTCCTACGCGCGACTGTTGCAGCCGTTCTTCAAATTTGAAGATGGATCGACATTGTGGGACGGCTTGATGCAAATAGCGGAACGCGCAGGTAAGGCTTTCTATTTTGATGCGCATGGCGTGGCTCATTTGGATAGCTATTTCGACTTGGAGGTCAGGTCAATTCTTTTGGGCAAAAAAGACCCGGACCCGTTGTTTTGGTTTACAACCAATCCCGCTTTTTACAAGGGGCAGCAGGTTTTTAACAGCGTAACTGTCCAAAGAGCAGTTGGCGAGGTTCATAACCATATCAAAGTGCAAACCAATACGCCAAACCAAGAACTGATTTTCTTGGACGATGTGAATTGGCCATCGGTGTTTAACCCTGAGGCAGAGGGCTTCCTGGGTTACCCGAAATTATTCTATCAAAGGGAGGGCGTCTTTGGCGACATCGAGATGGCCAGGAAGCTGATGTTGTTTTATGCGTCGATGTATAGACCGCCGATTGCTGCCCGTTTTGAGACATATGGGCAACCGCTCCGCCCATTAGATATTATTTCGTTAGATGGTCAGCCGCTTCGTGTTTTGAAGGTGGATTCGAACATTGATCCGTCTGTTAATGCCTGGTGGCAGCAGATTGAATGCGAATGGCTCAAGCCTGTCTCTACAGAGATTCTGGATGCGGTTGAGACAGATAAGGCGGTACAGGCAAACCCAAACAATCAGAATAACAACTAAAGGAGAGGACGATGGCAGATTATGGACAGGGAGGAGAGGCTAGGAGTTACGGCACAGTTTCAACTGTGTCGATCAATGCGGCTCGACTGGAGAGCGCAACCAAGCAAAAGATAGAGACCAGACTCTTGCGCACGAGAGACGAAGGGGCGAGTCGACGAGAAAGGAATGCAGGCGCAGGAACACAAACTAGAAGAATGTGCGCTAACAACCTTAGCGCCTTAGCCGCCTTTGGTATAGCAGGCGGAAACAGAGTTGGTTTGTAAGGCATTTAATCCCCAATGGGGGAAGGAGGTGTAGGGAATGGCCGGATCAACGCCATTCTATTAGCTAGGGGCTATCTTTCTTCGATTTCGGAGATGAGCTAGATGCCGCTCTCAATGTCCAGAGGGAAGTAGATCGATTCCTGGTCATTGATAAGCAGATATTTGGTATCTACAACATCTTCGGAAACGGCGTTATTAGCGGCTGGTCTATTTCAGATGGCGGTTTCAGCGCAGAAACCGGCATATCTATTACTATTGCCCCAGGAATAGGCATCATTCGCTTCCTGGCGGCAGAGTCGGAGTTTCCCTTCCGATTGACGGGCCTGCAACCAAACGCCACACTGAACGTCTACGCGGTCCTACAGGGGTCTACTGCCCAGGACCGTCGCGTAGACTTCACCGTCAGCGCCGTAGAGCTAACAACGGATTCCGTGATTCGTATTGGGCAGGTGGTAACTGGCGCACAATCAGTAGCTCTTATAGATAATGAAATTAGGGACGAAATTGGCTTTAAGGAGATCATTAAGGAAGAGATTGATAAGCATCGTCATAGGGGCACCCCCAGCAAGATCGATTTGAGGGACGAAACCAAGAACCAGTTGCCGGGGGCAAAAATTACAGATATTGATGCTTCCAAGGTCGTTTCTGGCGTCTTTGACATCGAGCAGATACCTATTTTGGATCACGATGATTTGGAATTCAACGGGCTCCTGGGGCATATCGCCCTGGATTCATTTGTCAAGACGCTGAGCGAAAGCAACAAGCAATTGCTTGGCGAGATATCGACTGTTAACCTCTTGAAGCAACATCTATTTCTTAAAAGGAAGTTCCCTAATGTAGATCAGCACTTCATCAATGAGATTCTGTTGATTCCAGGCATCACGACAAACTCATTCATTGATTTTGAGAACTCAACAGCTCACATTGATTTGGTTAATCGTTGCATCAGCGGTATCCCCCCTAAAACCGGAGAGTTTGTATCCGTTGTCTGGGATGACCAAACTGCGTTGTTCCATGCATTCAGCAAGACCAATGTTACTGTTGCCAATGGCAAAGTGTCTTTGAGTCGAGATACGAACGCGACAGATACGATTGAGAACTTCGAAGGCATTGCCCAGGCTGGCCAGAAAGTGCCTGGATTTGTCAAAACGACGGAGATTGTACTGGATAATGCCAAGGTGGTTGCCGAGGACGCAGACAGTCTCAAGACGGAAGGATTTTTTAGCGGCAAATTCAATTCTCAGCAGGACTTTAGGACGCTCTTTACCAAGACCTTCGATTCTGCGAGGGACTGGACTTCCTTTGACCGGCTGGAGGTAGCAGTGAAAACCTTGGCTCCCAGCCACGGATCGGTTCATGCTTATTTTGTCAATGGCACAGGCGACAGCGCTATCCAGTCGCCCAAGTTTTTACTTTTGTCGGAAAATGAAATCACTGATGATCCCGATGAGGAACTCGATGATTTCGAAGTCAAGGTCTTTGATATCTCTAATGCAGATAGAGAACAGGTGACTTCATTTGTCATTGAAACAGATGACTTGACGAGCGGTTTTGAATTCTTCATTGATAACGCTAATGTCAAGAACGTCTCCTTGTTCAGCCCGCAGGGCAGCATTAGGCTCAGGTATTCAGGCGGGTCGAATCTCACATTCCATTCGGTGTTCTTCGATGCGGACGTTTTTACTAATACGGATGTGCGAGTTCGCGTCCGCGTCGCTAATTCCCCTGCCGGTTTATCTAGAGCTGCCTTTACGAGAGCCTTGCCATCGGGAACGATCTTTGCTCTGGATGGGACAGATGCAGAGGTTGAAGTGACTTTGCTGACTAATGAATTGACGATTACGCCTATTTTGGATTCGGTAGAGCTACGACTCCTGACGGCGACCGATGACAATGGCTTCAATATCACAGCGGCATCGGAATGGTCCAGAGGCTCCCTGAGCAATGTGACGATTGATAGCAATCCATCCCAGGATACGGCAGACCTGATAGTTACCACGCCTATCAATGTAGGCGGGATTTACTATGCACATAAGGACAGCGTAAGCGAACTCGACAATGCCGGAGTCGGTGTTTTCGGCTTCAATGGCGCTAGGCTTCCTATCTCACCGATTCAGGCATTGAGATGGGCAACTCGACCAGAGAAAAGATTTGATCGAGCTGTTTCTGCCATTCGTCGCAATGACAAGACTTATTTGGTTGCGGACTTGGAGAACAACCGGGTAGTTCACATGAGCAGTTCGGGAGACCTGATTAGAGGCTACGGTTCCGTGGACCTGGACGAAGATACCTTCTTCCCCATGACATCGGTGTATAGACCTGCGGATGGCATACTGTCATCCGTGTTTAGCCAGAAGGTGGAGAAAGATGATATTGACATTGAAAGGATATCGATCTTTATTGGGGCTACGGAGGTGCAGCTTAACGAGAATGATATCATTTTGACAGGCAACAAGAGCGGCAACATCGTGGACATTCAGTTGTCGGATGCCAAGATTGCTCAGCTAACAGGTTTGACCAAGAATGTCTTTGTAAATTTCAGAGTCGGCTCGTTGCCTTCCAAAATTGACTTATCAGATGATAATGCTGCGGCCCTGATGGGGCTGAGGGGCATTCAGGTGTTCATAGGAGCGTTCGAATATATAGACGGTATCAATCATCCTGTATTCGTTAGTATCCTGGATAATGGTAACTGGATCGTTTGCAACTCCAAGATTGTTCAGTCTGCAACTGGCTCAGGCATCAATGTGTCTTCCCTGTTTGAATTTGATCCTGATAGCCCCAGCACGGCGGTATTCAGTTCGGATGAAGTAACGTTCTCTGATTTCTCTTTGGGGTCTGTGTTCGAGATTACAGATGATCGCTTGGCGGTAGCTGGCGTATTCCCCACGGCTTCTGCTGTCAGCCAGGCAACCAGCGCAGATGGCGAGGAAGATGGGGGTATTGGAGAGAGGAAGATTTTTATCACTATCACGAATGACTCCGGTTCTCCCATCGATGTTGAATCGGTGACGCTGGCTTCTGAGGATGGCGCTTTTGGTATCAAGAGGAATGATACGAACGAATCTATTGTGGCTAGTGGCACAGAGGTGAGCCATCCTTCGACGGGGCGTTATGAGTTCGCTTTTAAGCCAGAAGAAGGGGTCACGTATACGGCTTCCTGGAGGGTGGTTGAAGTTACGGGTTCTCAGCCCACGTTCCAGGTTGAGACTGTGGGCCCATTTTTCGCAGATGATACATCCAGCTTTAGCGATAGGGCAGCAATTGCTCTAAAGGGACATAGGGGCGTGGTTGTGGTTTTGGAAAAGAGCTCTGGAAATGTTATTACTAGATATACGTCTCCCGATAATCTCTTCGCTTCGGACGTAGATTTGGATGCCAATGGCAACCTATTGATTGCTGAGTCCAATTTCAGAGAAAATGGCGGGCGAGTGGTCAAGATTGATGACTTTGGCAACGTCATTTTCCAGTTCAGCAATGGCTTATTTGGCATTGTCAATGATGCCAAGGCGAGGTCTAACGGGAACATGGTCCTAAGTCTCTAATGTTGTCGAAGTATAGAGAGGCCATACTAAGGAGATCGCTATGGGCTGGATGAGGTATGTCGATGCAACTCAGCATCTATTAGGCACAAGTATTCAGGTCAGCAATCCTTGGCCTGACGAGTCTGCCTGGGGAATTTCAACAGAGACAGTAGATAATGCTGTTTTGGCGTCGATGGTTAACGGTGTTAAATATATGAGAGATGGGGCTGGGTCCATCAGGCAAGCGACTGCCCAGGAAGTAACCGACTTTGGGGGAGCCGTTGCTGTTGTTGAGGACGACAGGAAGAGAACAAGAGAGAAAGAAGTCATACAGAATAGCAAGACGGGGAGATTACTCAGGGCATTAGCTGAAGTTATGATGGATGAGATTAATGTTTTACGATCTCAACATGCACTTTCTGCGAGGACTTTGTCACAGGTTGTCTCAGCCATTGAAAGTAAACTGGATGCGAATTAGATGGGGATGAAAGTAGGGAGATACGATACAGCTACCTCAACGGGATCGGACGCCGAGACAGGCGTAACCGATGGTTCTGCATATCCTAAATGCGTCATGATGCTGTCATCGGTTCAGCAGACAACAACAGCCTATGGGACTCTAGAGAGTTGGTTTGACTTTACTCGAGGTGTTCTGTATACGCGAAGCAATTCGCTCGTTATCAGCGAAATTGATGAGGATGGCGCAAGCGGATCAACAAACGCCGTTGGAGGCGGGGGCTTCTCTCTGAATACGGACGTTTTTAGCGCAGCATTTGATGGCGTTCCATGCCTCAATTTGCGAGGGTTCTCGATCAATTTTTGGGATGCCAATCTAGATAGTTTTAATACTGATGGTTTTACGCTCAACGTTCAAGATGCAGATGCGACCAGCTATCGCATGCCTTGGCTGGCAATTTATGGCGATGGTGTTGTTGTGCATGTTGGCTGGTTTTCTGGCCCCACATCAGCTGCGGTTAATGTAGATGTCCCCCTGCCAGTGGTCACGACTGGCGGCATAGACGCTATTATCTTTCCAGCTACGCCGATAGCCGGTGCCAGTTTTTTCGATGATTACTTTGGTATTATTCCGATGTTTGGGGTTGCAACATCAACATCTGCAACAGATCAAGCTGTTGTTTCCCTCACCGTTGAGGATGCACAAGCTACTAGCGATACGGCTCATTTGGGAGCATCCGGCTCGGCGGTATCAGCTAGTTATCCAGTTGGGACATTGCTGCATGAGGGCGCAATAGATCAGATCAATGGCGGAGGCTTTCGTTATAACCCATCAACTGCAAATGCCACGCGCCGCATAATTCCGTTTATTGCCATAGAGGGAGTAGAGGCGCAGCTTGTTGAGTATTCATCCAATACTTCAACGGGCGATCAAGCGCTGACAGGGGCGGGATTGTCCGGAGCGTCAGAAGCAGCTATCCTTTTTACTGCTTGCGATACCGCTGAGACTGTGGCTGCACATGCCACATATGGGCTTGGTATGACAGACGGAACGACGCATTACGCAATTTATGCGGGAGCAGAGGACAACATATCAACCGCAACAACCAGTCGCAGCCGAGGATCGATTGAAAATGATGAATGCTTGGTTATTTGCGACGTAGATGGAGATATGGTTAGCGAGGCATCATTTAGCAGTTTTGACTCAGACGGGATGACAATTAACTGGGGAACAAATGACGGCAGCGCTTACAAGTTCTGGGTTCTGTATCTCAGAACTAAGTATGAAAAGAGAAAAAGACCAGGAGTCTCTTATGTTGATTAAGGATATGAAGAATGGCAATTTGGAAAAATGTTGCATCGCAGAAAATCGCAGTTTTTGCCTGGGATGCTTCCGCCCAATCTCCTAAAACTGGTGATGCTGCCAACATCACGGGCGAAATCAGCAAGGACGGCGGGACTTCGGCAGCTACCAATGATGTCAACCCTACTGAATTGGAAGCCACCGATCATCCAGGCATCTATATATTCGATATGACTCAATCGGAAACAAATGCTAACTTGATAGTATTGACTGCCAATTCGTCTACAGCAAATATAGAATTTGATTCTGTTATCATTTATACGGAGATTAAGCCTTATACAGAGGCAACAGTTAGTGATGCCGGGGCAACATCTACAGATTTTGATACCGATCTGACGGAAGCTAGCGATAATCATTATAATGGAACGGTCATGGTGTTTATAACTGGCAACTTAGCTGGGCAAGCGAGGTCCATTGGGACTTATACAGGGGCTTCCAAGAATTGCAATTTCACTGGCAATTTATGGTCAGAAGCCCCAGCAAACGGGGATGCATTTGTTCTTGTTGGACGGATCGAATAGTAGATGTCCTGATCTCATGGAAGCACCACTTAATGGAGACGCATTGGTGATAGCAGGAAGAATTACATAATCTTATAGCGCAATGAACCAATGGCATTTGTACAATGGTATCAATTCTTCCTGGATTCGGCTACAGCATCCAGTAGTAGCTCATCGATCAGCAGCTCTCGATCATCATCGAGCAGCAGCCGCTCATCGAGCAGTAGCTCTGTAAGCAGCTCCCGATCATCGAGCAGCTCTCGCTCATCGAGCAGCA